TATTGGGGTGGTCCTGAACAATGGTGGAGACCACATAATGCACAAACCGATGGAATCTTTCTTAATTCATATCAACCATACAGATTAAAATAAAAAGGAGAGGAAGCATGGGAGTTCAAATTCCAATGAAGGTCGGTCATTCGATAAGCTTTTGTATCGGAGATATCTGTAAAGAAGAAGTTCTCATTAACGAAGTGAATCACATAGAGGGAAACACCTCTGTGGTAGATCCACAGGTACGTGAGAACTGGCAGAAAGTTATCGACCAGTACAAGAAGGTGTACTGGAAAGACTTTCCAGAGAAGGCGGAAGAAGTATTTAACCGTCTTTTCCAGGAAGGAAGAATATTACAACGTTTTCCGGGTAAAGAACATCTTTCCGGAGAGGATTGGAAGAAGTGGGATTAATCCCACTTTTTTAGCTATAACACAATTCAGATGTAAATATATAGAATAACAACTTGAATAATAAACCTTCCATACTATATTAAATATATGTACTTATCTAACGCATTACTCGGTTATTATCATTCTTTAAGACATAAGGATGAATATAACGGACGACCTATTCAGGAGGTAAAAGACGAACTCCTGGGAATAGTGAAGAAAGATTATCCGGAAATAACACACGAGATATTAAAAGAAGTTCTATATGCTAATGTCTGGTGTGGAGATTACTGCTGCTGGGATGGAACCTTTACGGATGGTAAAGGCGAAGTAGGAGTAGTGATAGATGCTCTGGGTAAAGAATTTAATATGGCGCAGTAGACGAATTGGTAGAGTCACCAGGTTTTCATCCTGGAGTTTGCGGGTTCAAGTCCCGTCTGCGCTTCCAATTTTTAATTCGCAATATATTACAGGAGGTTTATATGAACGTTACAACAGAGGAATCTTTTAAGAAGTTTATCGGTTATTGTGAACACTGGGTGAATTATTTTAGTCTATCGGACATAGAATTTTTTTATTTTCACGAAGTGATGTCCGGTGAAGAGGCTGATGATATGGCTACATGTGTTTATGGATATTTAGATGCTGTGGCTAATGTTACTCTTAATAAAAACTGGGGGAACTCTAAGGTCACAGATGCTATGCTTAAGAACGCGGCTTTTGAGGAGATAGCACATGCTTTACTAGGCCCTATAGATGTACTTGCCAGAGATCGTACTTTTAATGAATCTATGCTGGAGTCCGAGATACATCGTGTTATACGCAGACTGTATAAGATCATACTCAAAGATAGAGCCCTCAAGAAGACTGCAACTTCTTCTTAGACAATAGTTGTAAACACTTGATAAAATAGCTATATTAATTAGATAAACCAAATTTAAATCAGGAGCAGGAAAAACATGATTGTGCAGACGAAAATTATTAATCCAACGGATAGTAAACAGCATTACAGCTGGGTTCCTAAGTACGGGCTGTATATCGCGGCTAAAGACGAAGTCATTATCGACGGAGATATTTACACCTTATCAGCCAGTGTTGTTAAGGATAGGAAATGTATCGACGAAGATATCAGGACGAAGAGGGTCGAGATTATTATGCTCACAGACCTCCAGGTCGAGAGCATCGAGGAGGCTGTCAAACCAGCCCCAAAAGTAGTGAAACCTAAACCAGCCCCGAAACCCCCTGTACCTATGTCGAGGAATATCAAAGAAGACGAAGAGCTTCCTCCCGACGAAGAGCCTACCAGAGTTACGGCACCTAAGGGTACTTTCTCAGAGATTCAGAACGAAGAACTTCCTCGTATACCTGCAGAGCCTATTAGAGATGCGGATCTATCTATCGCTCCGACTCCTATGCCGAAAGAAAAAAAATCTGATAGAAGTATTGTCGACGAAGTATTCGACATTGCTAATATCCAAAGCGACGATATTCCGAAAGACATACCCATCGAAGTAGAAGTATACAAAGAACCTGACTTTATCGACCGGGACGAGGAAATCAATATCCTCGGAAAAGGGCTGGTAGACGGAAGTATCGAAGACAACAAGTCACAAGCTCTCGATCCTTTTACAGGGGAAGTTTTAAAGAACGATCTTCCTAAAGCGGAGAGTGTCAGCGACTTTTTATGGGGCGGAGACGACGAAGATGTTGTCGACGAAAGTACATCCTCAAGTACCGAAGAAGAATCTTCTCCGTGTGCCGAATAAAATATAACCAGTATTATAAGGAATATAGAAAATGGCTTTAACTTTAGAAAGACATACAGGCGGGACTCCTTCACACGCGGCTGTCACTATTGTCAGTACGGAGATAGTTGCTAATAATCTCAACAGGGGTTATTGCCTTATTCAGAACGACAGTGCTGTTACAATGTATATTGCTCTGAATGCTCCGGCTGTTCTTAACAGCGGGATACGTCTGAACGCGGGCGGAGGCTCTTACGAGATAAACTATACGAATCTCTTTACAGGGCCTATATATGCTATTCACGGCGGAGCGGGTAATGCTAACGCCTGTATACAGGAAGGCCGTTAATCTTCTACGGAGTTACTAAATGCCTATTCTCAATCCGAATGTGGATATTTATCAGGGAGGACGGGGCTGGGGAATCTACAATTTTGTAGAGTTTATCCCACCCCCTGCGACTCAGTCTTCAAGTTCTTCCAGCAGTACGGAAGTTCTGACGACTTCTTCCAGTAACTCCAGTAGCTCAAGCTCAAGTAATTCCAGCAGCTCAAACACAAGCAGTTCCAGCAATTCAAGCTCCAGCAGCTCCAGTTCCAGCAGTTCCAGCAGCTCCAGCAGTACAGAAGCCATGACGACAAGCTCCAGCAGCTCCAGCAGTACAGAAGTAATGACGACAAGTTCTTCAAGCAGTACAGTAAACAAGTCATCAAGTTCAAGCTCTTCAAGCAGTACGGAAGAGTTAACCACCAGTTCAAGTTCAAACAGTTCAAGCAGTACGGAAGTATTAACTACAAGTTCTTCAAGTAATTCCAGTAGTTCCAGCAGTACAGAAGTATTAACCACCAGTTCGAGTTCAAGCAGTAGTTCTAACTCGTCAAGCAGTTCTTCAAGCAGTCAGAGTTCTTCAAGCAGTACAGAAGCAAGGACTACCAGTTCCAGCGACTCAAGCAGCTCCAGCGAATTCGATGCTGTTTTAGGTTTGAATGCCGGAGGATCTTTACTGATTAATGCCGGAGGTTTTCTTAAACTCAACAACGAGGATACACTAAGTACTTCCTCGGAAGATATAACCAGTTCGAGTACATCTTAATAAAAGGATATAGAAATGAGTAATACATTAGTAAAAGATATGGATTCCGAATCAACCCTCGGAAATACAGATCTGGTATATGTCTCCACAGACGAAGGGGGAGGTACCTTTCTGGATGCAAAAATGTCAGCAACCGACCTCAGGGCTAACGTTTCCCCACAACTCGGGAATGTTGTCTGGGTAACTACAGCGGGTAGCGATTCTACAGGAGACGGCACTTCGGAAAAATCATATGCGAGTATTAAATATGCATTAAGCCAGATCACGGATAACGATACAACTCATAGATATACTATTTTAGTTGGTCCCGGAGTATTTACCGAGGACAATCCTATTACATGTAAAAGTTATGTCGATATACGTGGAATAGGTGGGGCATATACTGTTAAAGTTGTTGCTCAGAATGTTAATAGTAATATTTTGAATCTGGCAGTATTAGCAAGTGTTGATGATATTACCTTCTCCGGTTGTACCGGTGCAACTGCTTTATATATGGCTGGAGCAGTAGGAGCGGCTAATATAAATAGATGTACAATTCAGGATTGCCAGACAGGTGTTGGATTAAATAGTATAACAGGTGGTATTACTTCACACGATCTTACATTTTTCACTACTCCGGTAGTTGGCTCTATTACAACAGGAGTGCATGTTCAGGCAGGAACTATTTCATTGTTCAATACGGAAGGTGTGAACACTCCGTCAATAACAACAGTTTTTAAGATAGAGGGTGCTAATTCCAGTGGTAATATCGACGGAGCATATTTAATAGCTACAGGTACAAACGGGCTGTATTGTGATAATGGATGTACATTCGGTTGCTCAAGTATGACAATCAGTGGCTTTACAAATTCAATAAGAATTGGAAGTACCGGAGCTACAGACCTTACAATATATAATTCAAAAACAGCTAACTCCGGAACGTACGATTTACTGATTGAATCCGCTACAGCTATTTTTGATGGGTGTTCTATTGAAGTGACTAGAGATAAAACATCTATAGCTAGTGGTGCAGATGTTCATACATTTGGACACGATCATTCACTGGATGCACTTAGTGTTTTACAGGATTTAAAAGTAGGACAGGACGGCATTGGAAACAAAAGTGCCTTTGGTGAAGGTGGTTCTTATAATTTTAATACAAAGGTTATTACATATAACCCTACAGGGGCTGTATACGCTGATGAAACAGACAGTGCCAACATAAACTTCCCGAGTACTCTTCAGAATGCAGCTATTTATTTCGGAGATATAGATTCCTTTCAGTTTCACGGGCTGGGATATATAATGGGTAATACGGATCTTCTGGGGGGGACACTTGTCTGGGAGTATTATGACGGGGGTCCTAACGATTGGTTGGAATTTGACATAATGCATACTATAAGTGATTATAGTGATAGAGTAGACCAGTTCACAGGTATAGATGGTACTAAATATACTTTTAGATTGGATTGTTCTTTAACTGCAGGTGTTACAGAAAGTGATGCCTCGGCTACAGGATGGGTACCAAATATTATAGATGGAGATTCAGGCTATTGGGTAAGATGTCGTGTAGCTACAGCTATTACGACTTCTATGAATTTTTCAACTGTTCGGTTTAAAGGTAACTATACAGAGATAAGAGATAACGGAACTATCTCTCATCACGGAGATGCCCGTACTTCTAAGGATAATCAAATATTACTTTTTGAGGTGGAAGGTACAGCTGCAGATACTAAAAATCTTAATATCTCAACTAATATATTACTCGTAAAGATAAAAAAGAGTTTGTTTAAAAATGGTGATCTGGATAAAATATATTTCCGTACAGCAATATTAGACGGCATGGATGTAAGTTGCGGTCTTGATTGGACTGCGAAGGTGTTTACAGATGTAGCACCTTCCGGAGCTGATCAGACAGCGAAACTACATCTAACATATGCTAAAATAAAAAATGGTGATGCATATGTTAATACTAACCCTGATTCTACCCAATTAATAACTGTTACAATACCCGACGGAAATACGTCTAATGAAATACAGACAGTAGTTGCTACAGACAGGTTGGATATCTCCGATCTAGAAGCGGGGGATGAAGTATGGGGCATGGTGTATAGAGAAGCTAATGAAGCAGGGGATGATCTGGCCGGAGATTTATCTATATCTAATGAATGGATTACTTATTCAAAATGGCAAACAGGATCAACCTACGCATAATACCCGGAGAAAGGGAATACAATGAATCCAGCCCATACCTTACCAGAAATGTATCAGAAATTCGGCTTATCAGGTGTAGTTATTCTGATAGGTATATCTCTTATACTCTTCATGGGATACGAAGTAAGTAAATATTTAATAATCCGGCTTATCGAGAGATACTGGCCCGGACTTAGACCTCGTAAGAATCCCTTGAAAGCGATATTCTTCGATAAGATGAGTGTGCTTCTGTATTACAAGATTCCCCGGTTTTCAGTTAACTGCCCCCTACGAAGAAAGATATTCACGAAGATGCTTCGGATATGTTTCGAGGTATGGCGGTCTGAGGCTCAGGAAAAGGCTGTTGTACAGGAAGTGGATAAGCTGGATTCAGAAAAGTATCTTAACTTCTGGAAAAACTTTGTATTCAACACCACAGCTAAGTGGGAAGACGAGGCTGTAAAGCAGGGAATACCTGAAATAGCTGTTTTTAAATACAGGGATATTCATCAGAAAAATCTTATAATTATAGAAAATGTAGTCGAACAGATATGTAGTTCAGTAGATGTTTATCGATCAAATGCAGAAAGAACGATTGCTATTCTTGATTTCATGGCTATATTATTAGACATGGCACTGATGGACGCTGAAAAGACAGTGATGCAGCTTAACGGTGAACTCAGTGAAATAGAATTCGAAGGAGTCAAGTGTGAAGATTGTGATAACGGCAATTGTGAACACAGGGCTGAAGTAGACTCTAATAAATAGGAGAAGCAGAATGAAGACAGTTGTACTACTCGGTGATTTACACGCGGCACATCTTGCGGGATTAACTCCCCCGGGATGGATGGTACGGGCTGAAAGATTCCCTCAAGTCAATCAGATGCAAAATGAGATGTGGAAGTACTATAAAGGGTGGGTGAAGAAATATAAGAAGCCTGATCTCCTTATATGTAATGGAGACGCATGCGACGGAAAAGGAAATAAAAGTGGAGGTAACGAATTAATAACATCAGATTTACACGAGCAGGCCGATATAGCTGTCTCTGCCCTCGAGATGTGGGACGCGGAAAAGATCGTCATGACTACAGGAACCCGGTACCACACAGCGACAGGGTCCGGCGAGGATGTGGAACAGATAATCGCAGACAAACTCGGAGCACAGATATTCGATCATGCGTTTGTTAGGATGGAAGGGCTGTTACTGGACATCAAACATTTTATAGGAAGTTCCAGTATCCCATGGGGAAGACATTCAGCAGTAGCTAGAGACCGTGTCCAGAATCTACTTTGGCAGGAACAGGACGGTCAGCCCAAGTCGGATATCTTCGTCAGATCACATTGTCACTACCATCAATACGCAGGCGGCCCGGGTTGGTTGTCAATGACTCTCCCAGCCCTACAGGCCCCCGCTACGCGCTTTGGGGCAATGATATGCTCAGGAACCGTAGACTTCGGTATTGTTGTAATGACACTGGATAATGGGAAGATTCTGGAATGGCATCCGGAGATTATAAGACTTAAAAGTTGTTTCCCGGAAGTCGTAACAGTTTAAAAAAGCATATAATCAGACTATATTAAATACAGGAGCGAAACATGAATGTCTCTGGAGGAACGTTGGATAAAAAAGTAACAACGCTGAGAATGAGTGAAGATCTCTGGAAAGAGTTCGATCAGATAGCAAAGGAAAACCCTACCGAGTCGACAGTCGTCTGGGATCCGGAAGCGGAAAAGATACTTACTAAGTATTATCCGATAACATCCACAAGGGTGGTATCGGAAATGCTGGCTAAGGTGTTTCCGGAACAGGAGTGGACAGAGTCTAAGGTCAGGGCTAAAGCCAGAAGAATGTTTCTGGAAAAGGAAGGTAAGGCATGAAATATTTAATACTTATATTACTGTTAGTCTGTGCGGGCTGTGCTACTCCCAGTAAAATTATTAGAGAGTACACAATCATAGATGGTAAGTCTTATCTAATTAAAGAAACTATAGAATATGATAACAGTACTTTTTACTCTATAAGGGTATATGGTCTTGATGTTGGTATTGACCCTACTACGAAAATACCGACAATTAGGTTTGGAGTAATTAAATATGAATCTGCCAGGATCAGTAAAGGTCAGATATATGATTCTGAATTTGGATTCAGTGATATTTCACTCATAAAAGGTGAGGGTGAAGGTTATCAATGTTTTCGTATAGAGGATACCAAGGATGCAGATTAGGGAACAGGTAAAAGAAGCTATGCTTAAGGTGGACCCGCTATTCTGGGAAACATCCGATATAGATATAATCGGAGCTTGGAATGGGATAGGTCCCGCATGGCTGTCTAATACTATACGAAAACGTATAACCTATGCTCTACAATTCTACAGACTCGTATACATTATACATGACTTTGACTTTAAATTTTGTATAGACAGATCAAGAAAATCATTTAACAAATCTAACGACAGAGCTAAAATCAATATGGCTATACTCAGGGAAACGTTGCCTTGGTATAGATTCATTAAAAGATTTATGCTTAGAAAAGCGGCGCATGTCCTTTACTACTTCTGTGATGAACACGGTTGGTCCGCATGGCAGGTCGCTAATAGATAGGTAAATATGCCTGATTACACAATTAATCCGATAGAACATAATCTCGGGGGAGTAGATACTCCTTACGAGAAATATCATTTAATGGCGTCGGAACATACTGTTGCTACCCGACTGGCTACAGCTTCCAGAGAAGGGCTTATGCCTTACGGGCTGTTTGGAACTCTGGAGCTTGTGGGTGTTCCAACACATATGACAGATCCCGGGAGCATAGGGCAACGGGCGCAGGACGAATATTATATATATTTTTATACAACCGACGGGTGGCGTAGAGCCGAAGCGGAAACTTTTTAAGGAATACCGGCAATGGCTGATTACGTTATAAATCCTAAGGAACACGATCAGGGGGGCATAAACGTCCCCTACGAGAAATATCACCAGACCCTTGCCCAGACTACTGTTTCTACACGAAGAACCACAGCGTTGCTTAACGGGCTTATGTCGCCTACTCTGGCAAAAGCTGTAGAATATACAGATGTTCCGGCATCTATGTCTACAACAGGAGAATCCGGACAACGTGCGATAAACGACGATTATCTTTATTTTTACACAGGTGCGGGCTGGCGTAGATCAGAATTAGATATATTCAGACCTTCCAGTTCTTCAACCACTTCTGTCTCAAGTTCCAGCAGTTCTACTTCATCTAATTCCAGTTCGTCTACATCCAGTAATTCAAGCAGTTCTAACAGTTCCAGCTCCAGTAGCAGCAGCCTAAGCTCTTCAAGTAGTAGTACATTAGTTATGACTACTTCCTCGAGTAGTTCAAGTTCATTTAGTTCGAGTTCATCAAGCTCAAGCTCGTCTAATTCCAGTAGTACTATGAGTGAATCATCAAGTAGCTCCAGTAGTTCAAGTTCAAGTAGCTCCAGTAGTTCGTCTTCTTTGGGAATAACATCATCATCCAGTACATTGGCCTTAACCACATCGTCTAGTTCTTCCAGTCAGTCTTCAGGACAAAGCGAATCAGAAACAAGTCTGTCTGAAAGCAGTAAATCAGAGAGTAGTGTAAACAGCACTACCAGTACTAGCAGTAGAAGCACAGCTTCCGAGAGCAGCCGTTCGGAAAGTAGTGCTTCGGAAAGCAGTAAGGGGAATAGAAGTACAAGCAGTCATTCACAGACTTCACCTTCCAGTATCAGCTCAGAGGGAATTATTACAAGTAGTAGCAGTACAAGCAGTGAAGGTGTTATTACCAGTTCCAGTTCTTCGAGTTTAAGCTCAGAACGTATTACCAGCAGTACCTCAAATATTTTTACAAGTTCAACATCCAGTTCCCAATCTTTTACATCTATTTCCAGTTCCAGTTCACGGGGAATTATAACAAGTTCAAGCTCTCAAAGTTCAACATCAGGACAAAGCGAATCAGAAACAAGTCTGTCTGAAAGCAGTAAATCAGAGAGTAGTGTAAACAGTTCAAATAGTAGTAGCAGTATAAGTACAGCATCAGAAACAAGCTTATCTGAAAGTAGTAAATCGGAGAGTAGTAAGGGGAATAGAAGTACAAGCAGTGTTAACAGTACAACCAGTGAGTCTTCATTCAGTTCATCAAGCACTCAATCCCTTACTTCTACATCCAGTTCCAGTTCACGGGGAATTATAACAAGCTCCAGCAGTTCCAGCACAGAAGTAATGACAACAAGTTCCAGTAGTTCAAGTTCCAGCAGTTCGAGTACAGAAGCTTTAACTACCAGTTCCAGCAACTCAAGTAGCTCCAGTAGTTCAAACTCTAGTAGCTCAAACAGTTCAAGTTCCAGTAGCTCCAGCAGCTCAAGCTCAAACAGCTCGAGTTCTTCTTCTCCCAGTAGCTCAAGCAGTTCAGAACGTATAACTAGTAGTACTTCTTCTCCAAGTTCCAGCAGCCCTGTCAGTCATTCTTGGGATGTAGACTATGATTTTAATGATTATGTACGTACTATTGTTATTGATGATGCAGGAAATAAGTATATTGGGGGGGTATTTACAACAGTAGATGGACTTACAAGAAATGGAGCTTGTAAGATTAATGTAGATGGTAGTATTAGTACCTGGGATCCTAACTGTAATGGCACTGTTTATGCAATAGCTATTGACGGAGGCGATATTTATCTAGGAGGTAATTTTACAACAGTAGGAGGTACTACTAGAAATAATGTTGCTAAAGTTAATAGTACGGATGGTACTCTCAACGCCTCATGGAACCCTAATTGTAACTCATCAGTTTTAACAATTATAACAAATGGAAGTTATATATACATGGGGGGTTCCTTCACTACAGTAGGGGGACTTTCTAAGCCGTATGCAATTAGTGTAAATAATACAAATGCTACTCACAATAATAGTTGGCTTCCTGAATGTAATGGTAATGTTTGGGATATGGTTATTGATGGAAGTTATATATACATGGGAGGTGTCTTCACTACAGTAAAAAGTACCACTAGAAATAGAATTGCTAAAGTTAGCATTACAGATGCTACTCTTGATGCTTCCTGGGATCCTGATTGTAGTAGTACTGTTTATGCAATAGCTATTGATGGATCAGATTTTTATCTAGGGGGTCAGTTCACTTCAGTAGGAGGAACAACTAGAAATTATGCGGCTAAAGTTAATAATACAGACGGAGCAGTTGATGCTACGTGGGATCCTGATTGTAATAGTTATGTCTCTTCAGCAGGGGTTGATGGAGATAGCATATACTTAGGAGGTTATTTCACTACAGTAGGAGGTACTACTAGAAATTATATTGCTAAAGTAAATAATACGGATGGGACTGCTGAGGGCTCATGGAATCCTAATTGTAATAATTATGTGTATACACTAGCCCTGGATAGTATATATGTTTATTTGGGAGGTGCCTTCACTACAGTAGGGGGAGAGAATAAATCTTATTATGTGGCTGTTACTAAGGATAATGCAAGCTCTAGTAGTACAGAAGTCTTAACAACAAGTAGTAGCTCCAGCTCAGTAGCTCTTACAACAAGCTCAAGTAGTAGTTCCAGTACGGAAGTATTAACGACAAGCTCCAGCTCCAGCTCCAGTACAGAGGCATTACCGACAAGCTCAAGCTCCAGCCCCAGTACAGAAGTATTAACAACAAGCTCCAGCTCCTCAGAACGTATAACAAGTAGTACTTCAGAACGTATAACAAGTAGTACTTCAGAACGTATAACAAGTAGTACTTCAAGTGATCACTGGATGGGGGATTATAATTTTAATGGGTCTGTATATACTATTGTTGTTGACGCAGACGGTGGAAAATATGTTGGAGGTGCATTTACATCAGTAGAGGGAATTACAAGAAATAAAGCATGTTATATCGAGCCTGATGGGAGTATAGGCTCCTGGAATCCTAATATTGGTAGTACTGTTTATGCTATGATAATAGCTAGTGGGAATATATATATAGGAGGTGCTTTTTCCAGCGCTGGGGGGGTTTCACACTCCAAGGTTTGTAAAGTTAATACAACAGGGTCAGTTTCTTTATGGAATCCAGGCAGTGTTAATAGCACTGTCTATACCTTAGCATATGATGGTTACTTGCAAATTGGAGGTAGTTTTACCTATATTGACGGCACTTACAGAGCAAGAGCAGCTGAACTAAATATTTCTACAGCGACTCTGGGTAGTTGGGACCCTGAATGTAATGGTACTGTTAAATCTATTGTGCGCGATGGGTCTGATTTTTATATAGGGGGTGAGTTCACTACAGTAGGAGTAACTGCTAGAAATAATGTTGCTAAAGTTAATAATACGGATGGTACTGCAGATGGTTCATGGGATCCTGATTGTAATGATGAGGTGCGTGACATTGAAGTAGATGGGTCTGATATTTATCTAGGGGGTGATTTTACTACAGTAGGAGTAACTGCTAGAAATAGAGGGGCTAAAGTTAATAATACAGACGGAGCAGTTGATGCTACGTGGGATCCTGATTGTAATAGTGTTGTTTATGATATTGAAATAGACGGAAGTGATATTTATCTAGGAGGTAGTTTTACAACAGTAGGAGGTACTACTAGAAACAGAGTATCCAGGGTTAACAATACAGATGCTACTCTTAGTAGTTGGAATCCTAATTGTAATAGTGTTGTCTTTTCAATAGCATCAGATGAAGGACATGTTTATTTAGGAGGTGCTTTTACTGAAGTAGGAGGAGAACCTAGAAAACGATATGCAGTTATAGATAATGAACATTCAAGCTCCGGCACAGAAGTTATGACAACAAGTTCCAGTTCAGAAGAGTTAACTACAAGCTCTAGCTCTTTAAGTAGTTCAGAAGCTTTAACTACAAGCTCTAGCTCTTCAAGTAGTTCAGAAGAGTTAACTACAAGCTCTAGCTCTTTAAGTAGTTCAGAAGAGTTAACTACAAGCTCTAGCTCTTTAAGTAGTTCAAGTTCCCTAAGTTCAAGTAGTACAAGTTCCCCAAGCTCAAGTAGTACCTCAGACACAATATCCAGCAGTACTACCTCGGCGGGTATAACAAGCAGTAGTACACTAGAGGAACTACCTTTCTGGGATGACTTCCAGGACGGAACATTAGATAAATGGGATATCATCGGTAGTGGAACAGAACCGTCTGTAGTTAATTTAAGTGGAGATTATGTTGCCTATTTACAATCACAGGATAAAGACATCTTAGCAACTTTTGAGACAGTTAGTTCTAGTGTTATTATTGATCTTAAGATGTATATGAGTAATGACGATCCTAGTAGTGCGAGAGCAATTATACTCGGTCCGGGTAGCGACATAATAGCAAGTATTTATTTAAATTATGTCGCAGGTGTGAAAAAAATGTTTATTTTAGCTACTGAGGTAATGGATATTTCAGTTACAACATGGTATTCTATAAAACTTTATGATTTTGATTTTAGCGCATATACTTTTAAATTAAAAGTTAATGGAGACTATAAAGACACCTATTCTTTTGAAAATAATGTTATTGGAGTAAATGCAATACAGTTATATGATAGCTCAATAAATAATGACACATACGGATATTATAATGATATTTATGTTCAGGGAATTCAAGATAGCAGTTCTTCCAGTAGCTCTTCCTCAGAACGTATAACAAGTAGTACTTCGGAACGTATAACAAGCAGTAGTACTTCCTCGGAAGGTATAACAAGTAGCAGTACCTCAGAAGGTATAACAAGTAGTACCTCAGACACAATATCCAGTTCTTCGGAAGGTATAACAAGCAGTAGTACTTCTTCGGAAGGTATAACAAGCAGTACAAGCTCGGAACGTATAACAAGTAGTAGCTCGGAACGTATAACAAGCAGTACTTCAGAACGTATAACAAGCAGTAGTACTTCAGAAGGTATAACAAGTAGCTCAAGCACACTAGAAGATTTACCTTTTTATGATGATTTTCAGGATGGTACATTTGATAAATGGGATATTACCGGAGCTGGTGACACCCCCATCATAGTTAATTTGGATGGGGATTATGTTGCTCGTTTAATGCCTGATGATAACGAGGCTAATGTATTTTTTGATACATTGGATACCAATGTTATTATTGATTTTAAAATGTATATGAGTAATACTGATCCGAATAGTGCACAAGCATATCTGTTAGGTCCAGATGCCGAAATAATTGCAGTTATTCATTTAAATTATATTGATGGTGTTAAAAAAATGGTTGCAAATTTTGATGACGTAATGACTATTTCCGTAATAACATGGTATTCTATAAGACTTTATGATTTTGATTTCGAGGCATATACTTTTAAAGTAAAAGTTGACGGGGTTTATAAGAATACTGTTTCTTTCCAGCATAATGTTGGTGGAATAAATTCATTGCATATAGCTAATGGTTCATCTGATAACACTGCATACGGATATTATGATGATATTTATATTCAGGGAACCGGAGTCAGAAGCAGCACCTCAGAACGTATAACAAGCAGCACCTCAGAACGTATAACAAGCAGTAGTACTTCTTCAGAAGATATAACTTAAATAACATAATCAGAAACAATTTAATGCGATTCTTGAAAGAAGAGGACTTACAGCCAATATTAATAGAAGGCTGTTAATAACATAAAAGTCTACCATGGTAGAAAATTAAAATGGCTATAAACTTTAAATTACATAAACAAGGCGGATTAAAAGCCGAAAGAGGACATCTCTCTAAGAACAACTGGGAGAGAGTTCGCAGACGGGCTACTTCCAGTTTAGACGGGTATATGGATGCGGAACAATACCGTAGATGTACTCAGGTGGACCCCCCTGCCTATTTCGATTCAACAGGTCTGCCGGGACAATGGGCTTTAACAACTGGATATTATTACGAGTGTGTAAACACTGATTCATGGAGAAAGCTTAAACTTAATAAATTTTATGAGATGAGTAGTTCCAGCAGTACAGAAGTATTAACAACAAGTTCGAGTAACTCAAGCTCTTCTTCAAGTAGTTCTTCAAGTTCCAGCAATTCAAGTTCCAGCAGTTCAAGCTCCAGCAGTTCCAATAGTTCAAGTTCAAGCTCTAACAGCTCCAGCTCTAGCTCCAGCAGCTCTAGCTCCAGCAGTTCTAGTAGTAGTTCCAATCCTTTAAGTACTAGCTCCAGTAGCTCGAATAGTTCTTCAAGTTCAAGCAGTTCAAGTAGTTCAAGCAGTTCAAGCAGTTCATTAGGAATAACAAGTTCAAGCAGTTCAAGCAGTTCAAGTAGTTCAAGCAGTTCATTAGGAATAACAAGTTCAAGCAGTTCAAGCAGTTCATTAGGAATAACAAGTTCAAGCAGTTCAAGCAGTTCATTAGGAATAACAAGTTCAAGCAGTTCATTAGGAATAACAAGTTCAAGCAGTTCATTAGGAATAACAAGTTCAAGTTCCAGTAGCTCCAGCACCAGTTCTGAAAGAATCACAAGTAGTACAAGCAGTTCAAGTTCCAGTACCAGTTCAGAAGGATTCTCAGCCAGTGAAAGTAGCTCAAGCACTCCTTCCTCGGAACGTATAACAAGTAGTACTTCCTCGGAAGGTATAACAAGCAGTACTTCCTCGGAAGGTTTAACAAGTAGTAGTTCTCCTGCTGATGATACATGGACTGCTAATAATCTAACACTTCAACCATTTGATTCAAGTTTAGTGACATATTGGAATCTTGAAGATGTAGAGGATTCTTTTGCTTCTCATACATTAACAAATAATAGTTCTGTATCTTTTGCAAATGCTGGGATTCATGATAATTGTGCTACAACCTCCGGGGCAAATTGGTTATCAGTAGCTAATCATGCAGATTTTCAATTTGGAACTGGTGATTTTGCTATTAGTATATGGATTCACCCAGAATCAACAGCAAATGGTAATTTCTTTTTAGGAATAACTAATACCAATGAGCTTGGTTTGCTTTGTTTTGTTGAAAATACCACTTTAAAATGCTTTCTTGGTAATGGAACTTGGGCCCAGGGAAGCGCAGTAAGTGCAGTTACTCAAAATGTATGGAATCACTTAATGTTGTACAGAGAATCTGGAACCTATAAAGTAAGGGTTAACGATGTTGAAAAAATATCGTTTGTTTTTGGTGGAGCATTTGACGACACAGATGCTCCTTTAACTTTAGGTAAGTGGGATTTTACATCTGAATATTTTACAGGTAAAATAGACGAAGTGTCGATATGGAAAGGAAGCCCGCTTGATACTAATTCACATACAGCCCTATATAACTCAGGAACAGGTTCCTACTATAAAGGTCCTGCTTACAGTTCTAGCTCTTCTTCGGAAGGTATAACAAGTAGTAGTAGTTCTTCGGAAGGTATAACAAGTAGTAGTAGTTCTTCGGAAGGTATAACAAGTAGTAGTTCTCCTGCTGATGATACATGGACGGCTAACGATGCTATACTTAGACCGCTGGATAGTGATATGGTAGCGTATTGGAAAGCTGAAGATTTAACTGATTCTGTTAATAGTCATACGCTTACGAATGTCAATTCAACTACATTTACCGCAGGGAAACATAATAATGCATTCACACTAAACGGCTCAACACAATATCTATACACCGCAGATGCCGCAGACCTACGATTCGGAACTGGGGATTTTACCATTTCAACATGGTTCTATATGGATGAATTGCCTACAGCAGACCCTTACAGCGCATATATCTCTGGAATTTATAACAAATGGTATAATGATGCAACTAATGAAAATGGATATGCTTTATTAATTATCAATGGTAATACTACGCCAGTCATGTCATTTTCTTATTATAATGCTGGATTTGTCGGTGTTTCATCATCAACTGAAATATTAGTTGATACGTGGTATCATACTGTAGTGACGAGGGTCTCAGGGACAATTACTATTTATGTCAATGCGGTAGCAGGCAGTAGTCCACTAAGTTTTTCAGGTAATTTGGGGGATAGTGGCAGAGCTTTTGAATTGGGAACACAGTATGTATCAAACACTAGAAGCAGATTGTTAAATGGGCAAATAGACCAGCTCTCTATTCACAAGGGGCATGGAATGTCCTTAACAGAAGTACAAGCATTATATAATTCTAATACAGGTTCCTACTATAAAGGTCCTGCTTACAGTTCTAGCTCTTCCTCAGAAGAAATAACAAGTAGCACTTCTAGCAGTTCAGAAGGTATAACAAGCAGTACTTCAAGTACCTCGGAAGGTATAACAAGCAGTTCCATCTCAAGCGACAATCCAGAGTCGCAACATTGGACAGCTAATGGAAATATTCTAGGTAGATTAAATGATGACATGGTAGCATACTGGAAAGCTGAGGATATAGAGGATTCGATTAATAGCCATACACTTACAAATGTTGGGTCTGCAACATACACATCAGGAAAACATAATAATGCATTTACATTGAATGGCAGCAGTCAATATTTGAATGTTGCGTCAAGCGGCTTATTACCAGGAACCGGTGATTTCACTTACTCGTTTTGGGTATATCCAACAGTAAATGCTACAGTAATCATGTTTGCAACTGATTCAGCTTCTTACGGTGGGTTTTATATAGCAATGGTGGCTTTAAAAATTGAAGTTGCCACATCTGCCGCCGCATCAGCACCTTGGCACACTGTTACAAGTACAGGATCAGTAACGCTAAGTGCATGGAACCATGTTGTATTGACCAGAATAGGGTCAACTCTTTACTTATATTTAAATAATTCTAGCGATTCTATTTCCGACTCTGATAATATTACAACTGCAAAAGACCTTTATATTGGAGCCAACCCCGGTGGTAATAATGTGACTGGTCAAATGGACGAAGTAGGCGCATGGATAGGACACGGCATGTCACAAGCAGAAGTTCAAGCACTTTATAATTCCGCAACCGGTGCATACTGGATAGACCATGCTATAAGTAGCTCTTCTTCAGAAGAAATAACAAGCAGTACTTCAGACACAATATCCAGTTCCACTATAACTTAACTAACTTAATTGGAGAACTTCAGGAGGCTCGTAGACTGTAATGGAAAGAGGAATTGTTTTTTATATAGCGGGATTTGGAATCAACTATCTTATTCCAACAGCCCTTCTAACCTTAAGAAGGCACTACAAGGGCCCCATCTGTTTTATAACAGACCCTGGCTTCTCACCTATTATCACAGCCCGGATAAACGAGCTCCCCGATACATTCTGTATAGAGGACGAGCTAAGGCACGGGCTGGGTCTTAAACGTATAGACCTGTGGTGCAGGAAAGCTTACCACCACATAGACCAGTATCCTTTCGATGTAAACCTGTATTACGATCTCGACCATATCTGGATGTCTGAATTCGATTATTCTATATTTGACCTTATAGAGAAGCACGGGCTGGTATGCACTTCCGCTAACAATACTCCGGGACAATGCAGTAGAAAGAAAAGAGAGGCTGAGAAATGTATAGGGGAGAAACTGCCTTTCTTCCACGCTATCAACGGAGGGTGCGCGGGGGCTGTAAAGAAATCCGATCAGGCGTATATGTGGACGGATATGATAAGTAAGACCTATAAGAACAACTACCTGCACAGAAACCCCGAAGAGTTCGCGATGTGTATCCTTAAAGCACAGGGGCATGCAGGGACAGCCTCCTATCATTGGAGCATGCCTATTAACTCTAAATTCATAAAAGATGGAATAAATACAAAAAATCTCAATTCACCTCTTGCAATTCACTGTGTACGTGGTACATTTAATAAGCTGAAAATGTGGCGTGATATATGTCAGGAAGCTTTAGAGAATGATTTCATGGGTTTTCATACATATTACACTGAATATAACAAGGCCGGTAATAAAACGGTACAAAAACTTTACAGGGGAATTGAGAATGTCAGAAACAAAAGGTGTGATATATCTAAGTCAGGGAACGAAGTGTGTGACAAGGGCGCTTGTATCGATCTACTCCCTCCGACAGCATTATCAGGGTCCGATAACTGTACTCACAGTAGCGACTCAACCGGAGTGGTTACCGGGTCTTCTTAAAGAATTTAACTGCGATATGCTGGAACTTGAAAACAACGGAACCAGACCTCTGGTCCGTAAAGCTCAGCTCTGGCGTAATACTCCCTACGACCTTACCTTATTTTTAGATGCCGACACACTTGTTGTCGCTCCTATAGACGAATACTTCGATAAAATCAAAGAGTACACTTTCTGCACAGGGGAATTTGCGGGCTGGAAGACTAAGGGCGGTACTATGAGTAAGCGTATCCGGAGTTTCGGAAAGCTTGTACCGGATTATGTTAAACCGGCTCTCGAATACGGTAAAGCCACTAACACAGGAATATTCGGATTTACAAGAGATGCCGCTATCCTGGAAGAGTGGGAATGGATAACCCGCGAGGGGGCTCAGTATAACCGTATCCCCGACGAGGTAGGCTGTCAGATGCTTCTTCCTCGATATAAACATTGGCTTGCTCCTGTACAGTGGGGTGTCAGTGTTAAGATGTCTACAGAGAAACATTACGAAGATATGAAGATAGTTCACTACCACGGCAGGAAACATGCCGGAGAGTGGGAGCTGTGCGCTCTGTGGAAACAGGCTTACTGGGGTCTTCGTAATAACCATCCGGACTATGCAGGTCCTCTGGGACAGGGGCTGGGGGACAGGAGATTTACCAGATATATTAAAGCTATCAACAAAAAAGATGTTACTGTCGTATCTGCAGTCAATCAGAAGTATCTCCCTAAACTCAAACATAATTATCCTATGTGGATGAAGACAGAAGGTATTATGGAACATCCTATGATACTTTTCGTAAATGGAGTAACCGAAGAAGACCTTTCCTTCCTTAATAGAAACGTAAAAATAATTCAATGGGATATGCCCGAGGCTGCTAATACAAGAGAACTTATGTTGAGTGCTTTTGTATTCGGAACAGCAGAACATGTCACTTCGAAGTATTGGTTGAAAGTGGATTGTGATACAACCCCTAAACCTCTTCCGGGATATGCATTCGGATATAAATTAATCCTTCCCGAAAAGGCCTGGTCGAAATCTATTGTCGGACATAGATGCGGATACACTAAAAGTAAGAAGGGATATGTTAAAAAACATTTCTTAAATATACTCGATGAATGGTGGAAAGATAAGATGGGAGAAGAACCTATATTTCCACTGGATATACCTTATAAAAGTAGACACGGTCATAAGAGGCTTGCTTCTTATATATGTCTTCATAAGTCGGAGTTTGTCCGTAAATGCGCTTCTTTATTCGGAGACAGACTCCCGGTACCCAGCCATGATACAACCCTATGGTATATGGCTGAAAGAATGTCGGACGAATCATGGGGCAGAATGAACTTTAAAAAACATTTTCAACCATAAAGGAAAAGTAATGGATAAGAATCTATCAAAACAAGGAAACAAGATGCAGACTCGCTATTCTATGATTACGAGAATAAGCGATCTGGAGGTCTGTAAGGAGATTGTCAAGGGAGTTGGTAAATACTCCCCCGAGATACTGGAGTCTAATGAATACGACGCCCTACAGCGCTTAAACGGCTTAAAAGGGCTGCAACAGCTTTGGCTCCCCTACTCTACCAGAATATATACAGCATATGCAGGAGAACCTATCACTAAGGGCTGTCTATCACACAGCGATGCTAAGAAACAATTGGAAAATATTTTCAAATCTTTACAGAAAGTAAAGATGATACATAGAGATATAATTCCTAGAAATATAGTGGTACTGAATGGGAAACTTACTCTACTTGATTTTACATGGGCTTATTTTAAGGGCTGTATATTCAAGAGTATCGAGGACTTTCCTAAACATCTGGGCAGAGGATATAAAGCTAAGGGTAAATTTGATGATGAATATTCTCTGAATAAGATTCTGGAAAACTTCTTTCCTAAAGATAAGGAACTGGATAAAATACGTAATAAGATTAAAAAGATAGGAGTAGGGGAGTATAAGGATGGAAACTCTACGAAAGTCGGATACACCTGTCAACCTATACCTTTCGCTCCGCTGGATAGAGAGATTCCTTATCATAAAAAACAGTGTATCTCTGAGTATCAGCTTATCAAAGACGATCTGATAAAGACAGAGGTCGATCCAGCATGGGTTCTGGATATAGGTTCTAATATCGGATACATCTGTTTTAAATTCGCAGAGGATTTTAAAACAGGAGTTATAGGTATCGAAAAGGATGAGCCCAGCTGGTCTGTAGCAAAGAGTCTTGTAGATTACTATGAGGTTCCCGATGTCAGTTTCCTTAACGGGGATTCATTGGAATACGTCCATAATATGGACCACAAGGTTGATGTCGCTATCATGCTGAATGTACATATGTGGATATGGAAACAGCACGGAGAAGAAAAGGTTAAAGAGATGATGCGGGAGTTGTCGGAGAAAGTGGGAGTTCTGTATTTTCAGACAGCCCATAAAGAATCCGGGGGAATGTTCATTCTTAAACATCTTAAGAACGCTCGGGATATCGAAGGGTATTTAAAAGAGTGTGGATTCGGTAATGTTAAAAAGATCAATGTCACCAAAGGACATAGAGGAAAACGGATCATGTACAGATGTAGTAAGGAGGCTGTATGAACATATCAGTAGTCATACCTACAATAAATAGAGTGGATCTTCTTAAGGAATGTCTGGAACCTCTGGTCAGGAACAGAGAAGTATTCCAGCACATTCTAATAGTGGATAACGGCAAACAGGATATATCTGATCTGCCTAATATACATACTAATAGTATACTCCTCACAACAACATCCAGAAATCTCGGAGCGGGCGGAAGCTTCAATCTGGGATTTAATGTTATGAAGAGGGAAGCGGACTGGGTTCTTTTACTGAACGACGATATTGTGTTATCCGACGAAACAGTAGTAGCCCTCCCAGCCCTGTTAGAAAAGTATGCTGATAAATGGTTACTGGTAGGGACATGTTCCTACTGTTCGTTTGCAGTGAACGTGGAGTGTCTGGAGCATATGGAGTACGACGAGGGGCTGTACTTTGATGAAGCATTCTATCCGGCATACTGTGAAGATGTGGATTTTGAATGGCGGATGAAGCTTATTGATAAATCTAAGATTGTAAAAAATCTGAAAGGGCTGGACCCTGCTGTATATCGCAGGAAGGGAAGCTCTTCTAAAGATCCGTCTTTAAGGAAATACGGTAAAGTACGGAAGTATTTTGTAGAGAAGTGGGGCGGAGGACCCCGACATCCTAAATACAAAATACCTTTCAACGGTAAACGGGAATGGCCAGAGAAAATAACAAAGGAGTAATAAAATGAATGTGATATATCAACTGTATAATAGAATGAATCAACCTATAAAGTATAAAGGACAGTTAAATAAAGGGGATATTGTTTTTACTACTAATACAGATAGATCACACCCTTTTTCAGTTATGAGTCTTAAAGTAAATACAGGAATCATTAAGGGGGAGAATGAAAGTTATAACATAATGTTTAAAGAAGGAACGGGCTGGCGTTTAGAAAACTATTGGATTGATACATCTGGTTGGAATAATATAGTTACTCCACCGACATTTAACTATGACTTTAATAATACCACTATTACTTATAGCACCTCTGTTATGGCTACCACCCAATATACTAATCCGAATTATACAACGGCGCACGTAGCCCCGACATACGTCGCCACCACTGCAAGCTAAAGGAATTTGAGATGAATAAACACATAATGGTCTGTGTACAATGCCATTTCTACCAGAGGCGTCTGTGCTGGATGCTTTCGTCGATGATGCAGCAGGATCTTCCGGAAGATATGCATATATCTATGTCGGTAGCCTATGTATCCGGAACAGGGAATCCTGAAACAGAGGCTGTTATCGATACATTCCGAAAAGAAGGAATGGATGTAAGGGGAGTACCTTATCCGAATATAGACGAATTTCAATACAGGGGCTGGACACGTAATAAACAGCTGGATGAATGTGATGCAGATTGGATTCTATTCGCTGACTGTGATATGGTGTATCCGCCTAACTTCTTTAAAGTAATGTACGAACAGCTTAATCTGGATAAGTATAAGGATAACCCGCATTGCTTACATAGTCGGAGATTCTCAACAACTCTCGATGAAACAGAGGCCTTGGTAAATAAATATAAATACCCCTGCGTTATTCCAGATACGTGTGGGCAGATAAAGGTATTACCGGGGAAGAAGAAATCTAATATAGGGGCTGGGTTCTGTCAGCTTGCTAATGTAGAAATATTAAAGAATAGTAAACATCCCTGGTATTGTGTTCCGGGGAAGAAGATCGATTACTCTTATTCTAAATATCATAAGACAAAATCAGATATGCATTTTCGACGCAGATTGAAATCGGAGAAAATTCCATTACCCTTGCAATATCATGCACAGCACGTTCGATCAAATACAAACAAAAAACAGATATATACACAAAGGTAAATAAATGAAGATACCGATAGGAATAACAGGAGGACTAGGGGCCGGTAAAGATACACTGGCTGATTTCTTAATTAAACAGGTTCCGGAGATGTTTCATAAATATTCGTTCGCCAAACCTATTAAGGATATAGCGAGAACATTCGGATTTACAGAAAATCAACTATATGTTCTGGAAGATAAACAGAGAGTGGATGATTTCTGGGAAATTACTCCTAGAGAGTTTCTGCAGAAAGTGGGGACGGAATTATTTCGGGATAATTTCAGGCAGGATGTATGGATTAAATTCGCGGAAAAAGAATTAAGAGAACATTCTGATAAACATCTTCTGATACCGGACACACGCTTCCCTAACGAAGCTGAATTTATACATAAACACGGAGGGATGATTATAAAGATAGTTCGTAATACAGGAGACTATATGGAAAGTAGAAAACATGTTAGTGAGGATGGGCTGGATGAAGACTTGATCGATCTGACAGTTGATAATAATGGATTGATGAATCTTTTATCAGGGGTAGCTTTTGAAATAAGTGGTTTTATTAAACAAAAGGAAATGAAAGATGGCACGGATGCTTAGTTTACAAAAAGACAAAAACGATGATACTCAACTACGACACGGGTACGAAAGACACGAGGGTACAGATGTGGGTGATATAACAGCTAATGGAACGTATATGTTCGGACAGGTTTGTCCTTACTTCTTTACTAGAGAAGGTAACACTATGTTCCTTGATGGGATGTATAGAGGGTCGACCTGCTTTCTTATAGGTGGAGGACCCAGCCTGCTTAAAGAGGATTATCTTAAATTACATAATCCCGGAATACTTACGTTCGGGATGAATAACAGTTCTAAACTTATAAGACCTAATATGTGGTCGAGTGTTGATGACCCTTCCAGGTTTATCTATTCAACATGGATAGATCCTAAGATAATGAAGTTCATACCTCAGGCGGCTTTTACTAAACCTCTGTGGAAATCTACATTCGTTGATGGAAAACAAATGTGGGAAGAAGCTTCTATTAAAGTAGGGGATTGTCCTAATGTAGTAGGTTTCCGGCGTAACGAAAAGTTTCAACCGCATCGCTTCCTGACAGAAGATACAATCAACTGGGGCTGTCATAAGAAGTACGGAGGGTGTCGTTCAGTAATGCTGTCCTCTCTGAGAATCATGTTTATTCTGGGAATACGCAGAGTATTTCTGGTGGGAGTAGATCTTAAAATGGATACAGAGCATAAATATTCATTTAACGAAGGTCGTACTAAGGGAGCTATTAAAAATAATAACAGTACATACAAGCGGATGCTTACAGAATATTTTCCGGCACTTAAACCTGAGTTCGATAAATGGGGCTTCGAAGTATACTGCTGTAATAAAGAAAGCGATGTCTGTAAAACATTTCCACATGTTTCTTTCGAAGATGCTATTAAGACAGCGTCCGGAGAACTGGGTGATGTCGATAAAGAAAAGACGGAGGGTATGTATCTTAAGCTGGAAGAAAAGCGTAAGAGAGGTGATTGGGAGAACTGTGCCAAGGCTACGGAAGCTATCAAGTAGTTGTATTATTCCAAACTTAGTGTTATTGTAAAGTCTATGATTAGACTGTAAAGGATTGACAAAAATGACTATTAATTTAATCCATCCACCGCATTATGATTGTACAGATGATAGGCTCGATCCGCCACTTGGGTTGTTACACCTTGCGCGGGCGTTAAAGATATATAGTAAGGCCGATGTATATATCTCTGACTTATCAGGAGTAAGAGACAATCAGGAGATAGATATTAAGTATGCTAATATCTATGGTATAACGGTCTACTGTGCTACTCTGGACACTACGAGATATATTATCGACGAGTGTAAGGAAATTAATCCAGATTCCAAGATTGTCGTAGGTGGTGCACATGTAACAGGGCTGGACATGGATATCCCCGACGTGGATCATTACGTCAAGGGATACGGGGAAATGCCTTTAGCGGCAATTGCTAATAAGCACAAAGTTAATGACATTATACTAGGCGATAAGATAATAGATCTGCAAACACCGCTTGATTGGTCTATGGTGGACGTTAACAGCTATTCGAGAGTTATCGCGGGTAGGAAGTCGTTACCTCTATTAACAAGTCGGGGATGCCCTTATAAGTGTGCATTCTGCGGGTTGAATAGCATGCACAAGATATGTAATAAGGTTAGATTTCTGGATATCGATAACATTAAGATGGAAATCAGAGCTATTAAGAGCGCAGGAATAAATGCCCTTAATATACAGGATGATATATTTACGCTTAAACTCGATAGAATGAAACAGATCTGTGAATACATCAAGGAACTCGGCATGGTGTTCAGATGTATGGGACGGGCTGGTAATGATACAGAAGAAACATATAAGGTATTAGCTGATTCAGGATGTCAGGGAGTAGCCTGGGGTATCGAGTCCGGAAGTCAGATGATATTGGATAGAATGAATAAAGAGGTTACAGTAGAGCAGAATAAAGAAGTGATTTCATGGTGTAAGAAGTATGGTATGGATTCCAGAGGATTCTTTATTTTGGGATTTCCCGGGGAGACCCGAGAGACGATTGAAGAAACAAAGCAATTTATCATTGATGCAGACCCAGATCAATATTTTGTCAGCAACTTCATTCCGTATCCGGGAACAGATGTATATGAAAACCCATACAAATATGGTATAACTCAAATGAGTTATGATTTCAGTCAGTATTATCAAGTCGATAAAGACGGATATGGAGGGGCTGTTATTGATACTAAGTGGATGAATAAAGAAGAGTTTTCCGCTAATGAATGCGGACTAAGAGAGTGGTTAAAGGAAAATAAAGAAATGTCGGGAAAGAATATACAGCGATATGAGGAAGATAAATAAATAGTCTACCATGGTAGACTTTCTAAATAAGGATATTTATGGAAAAGAAGCCTAAATACGAATACGATCATTTTGTACTGGGACCAGATGTACATTATGGAAAACATAGTGTATTTGGAAGACATCTAGCTGTAGGTTCCGGAGCTAACACAGTACATCTATATCCTACTAAGATGTACGTGGGGGGTAAGCAGGGATCTTCTATCCCTCTATCGCCTGACCAGATGCTTATTGTAGGACGGATTTTATCAAAAATTGAACAACGTGCACAGCAGAAACAATTGCTGGAGCATGTCACTGGAGATATATAGGATGTTACCAGATATTTGCTTGATAGGCGGAGACGCCGACGCAGGGGCTGGAATAGGTCAGCCCCCTGGAGTAGGGGGCGGAATAGGCCCTGGAATTCCCACCAGCCCTTCGGATGGATTAGTGTATCCCGGAGATATAGGAGGCACTCCCTGTAACAGACCTGTAATAGCAGCAGTCACGGGGACTAAACGTAAATACAATATTCAGATACAGCATACTAACGGAACTCCCGTAGTACTCACTGATATAAGTAGAGTTAAATTCCTTGCTAAGGAAACATCTGACGCTGCGAATTTTTATCTGAATAAGACTTGTACAATAACTGATTCCGCTACAGGAATGATATCGCTGTCTCTGAAGGCTGTGGATATCCCGTACGCGGGGGTATGGCTCGGAGCTTTTCATCTACAGGACGCTTCTCTGGAAGTGATAGCACAGTATGATATTTATCTGTATATAGAAAAGAGTCTGACGTCCGCGGAACGGACTAATAATACTATAACTATTCCCGAAGTGCGAATACTTCTGCTGGACAGATGTCCCGCGGATAATCCTCTTCTGGATGATCTTGAATTTTCTGACTCCGAGATAGCGTTCGCTATACGCAGACCTGTCGACGAGTGGAACGAAAGACCGCCCCATTTAATGAATGCACAGTATACACCGGCTACTTTCCCATATAGATACTACTGGATGGAAGCTACTGCCGGAGAACTGCTCAAGATGGCCTCCCGTAATCTATTGAGGAATAAACTGGATTATCAGGCTGCAGGACTTTCAATCAACGATAAGTCCCGAGCGGAAGTATATGTACAACTAGCGGAACAGATACACATACAGTATCTGGAATGGATGCAACACGAAAAATTTCGTATTAACGCCGAGGGTGTCTACGGCGGAGTACGTACAGTTATATACTATTAATAATGGCTAATTTTCATCACATAGATGTATTGACAACTCCTGATAATCATAAGATTATCCATTGGCTGATGGCTAGAAACTTCTCAGTAGACACAGGCTATACAGCTTATTTCTATGTGGATATGGCTAGATCAGGGGGACCGTGGACTTGTATTAATCCAGACAGCCCTGTTACCGACGATTGTTTTCTGGTGGATACTGTTAAGTATAACTACAACATGGAGAAGAATCTCTACTACCATGTGCGGGCTGTTATCAGGCCCGATCCTGCTACAGGGAGTTCAAGCTCTTCCACAAACAGTGAGACCAGCGAGGATAGCGGGGACTGGGAAACTCTTACATCATTACCGGAACAGGCTCTGGGAGTATTACAGAGAGATAATTATCTGGTGATGAAAGAAATAGTCCGTAAAGAATATCTGCGCCTCAAGAAAAAGGGCGGTAGACAGGGGTTCCTTCTTAAACGTAAGGAATGGGGGACTAAATGCCCTGACTGCACAGATTACGATATCGAGGAAGTTGTTAACGGATCTTGTGAAGAATGCTTCGGTACAGGCATTATAGGGGGATATTATCCCGGAATAGAATATTGGCTGGATGTAGGACTGACAGCCCGAGACCGCAAGTTAAACGAAGGTGGTATCGGTATGCTGAATATGCAGGACAGAACAGCCCGTGCAGTAGCATATCCATGGATCGACTCAGGAGATATATGGGTGGATGCACAGAGTAACGAAAGATTTGTTATCCGTAAGGTAGAACACGCTGCGGAAATAGAAGGTAAACCTATTATATTTAAATTAAGTCTGCGGAGACTTCCGGAAACAGATATATCTATGGATATCCCTGTAGAGGACGAAGACGAAGGATTCGAAATAGAGACCTCTGAATGTCCTTCGGAGACAGTGGCTGTTACAGAAAAAGCCCCTGATGAATCCACAGATATAATTAAATCAACAGATACGACAGACAATAAGGGCTGGCGTAGAGGATTGGAAGATGAAAACTGGTAGCTTAAAGAAAGGATGTATTAGTGGCTGAACATACAGAACCTACATGGGATCCTAACGGACAGGTAATAAACACAGAAAAAACTTCTCTGTGTTTGAAAAGAGACCCTTATATTTTAACAGGGCTGTTCACACAGTTTACCCGCAATCATTTTTTTAATGCAGCTAATATTATTAACGAGCAGCTGAAGGAATATCTGTGGACGGTTGATGAAACTACCCGTATTCAGATTGAACCTTCTTATAAATGGAATCCAACGGTTGTTCAGAGGAGACCTGCGGTATATATAAAAAGAGAAGCTATACAGGTTATTTCGAATTATAGTCTGGGACATGGTAGACATCTTTCGCATTTCGAAAAAAATGAAACACATAAAGGAGTAGATTATACCGTTTTTGTAACCGGCGGACATACTCTTATATGCGTAGGACAGTCGGGGGCCGAAGCAGATAGAATCGGCCTGGAAGTTTTTTTTAAGTATCTGGCATACAAAGAACCTCTGCAGAAGGAAGCTAAACTTGGAGCATTCAGTGTTCAGGAAGTATCCCCAGTGCAGAAAGTTGACGAAAATAAAGAAAATTGGATGGTTTCTATAAAACTTTCCTGGAATTATTCATATGACTGGACTTTGTATCAAGATGCACCTATCTTAAAGAGAGTAGCTATTAACTCAGATATATCTTAATTTTTTAAAAAAGGAAGAAAAAATGGCATATATTCAGCCCCAATTAAAAATCTTCCAGGAATTCGAAGCCGCTCTGACTACGGGCATCACTCCTCTGTACGCTTGTATTATCGGGCCACAGTACGGGGTGCATACCGGAACTACAGGTTGCGAATCTCTTGGTGCGTACGACAGAACAACGTCGACGACTTATTCCTGGCCGGATAAAAGTGCCGGAAGTACTGTTGAACAAGACACGGTAGTAGTAAATTTCACAGATGCTATTCTGAGATACTACTCCGGGACTGGTTTTTCGGTACCCGCCGGGGAAGCTGCAGGCAGTAATAAAATACGTGCCGCAAGTTTAATTTTAAAAACAGCTAACGGGTATTCCCGTACTGCAGGAACATTCGGAACAAGGGATGTAGCTGTAGGGGATAGAGTCAGTGTCACATGGGACGCTAATGTATTAAGCACCCGTGTAGCGGGCTTTGATGCTGAAACAGTAGCTACAGTAGGTACAGCTACAGCATCCACATCCAATCAGGATGCTGCCATAGCTGTAGCACCTGCTGTAGATTCACAAACTATCGCGGATATTGCTTTAACTGTATCAGCGGGCGGAACATACGACGGACTGGATGAAGGAGAAATAAGTGATACATACACCGTCACTGTCACAAAGGCCGGAACTTCCGGAATAGCTGAAGCATCCGTTGTTTCCACATCGGGAACAGATGATGTATCTTTGGTAACTGTTAATTATACATCAACAGCCATTGGAACCAGAGGAATTACCTGCTCCCTTGTTAACGCGGAAAGCAGTTCTTCTTCGGGACACAGCAGTTCTTCTCAAAGCGAGAGTAATTCTTCTATTACAGAAAGTTCTTCTTCTGTTACAGAAAGTGTTAGTTCCAGTTCTGATAACGATTATAATGATCTTCAGATCGGGGACACTTGGGTAATGTCAGCAACTCAGTTATATGTTAAACCAACTCCTGTAGCTGGTGGAACTTTCTCAGGTGCTACAGATACTACTTATATCTACCGAATTGTACAGGGTGGAGTTGTCGGAACAGATAATATTATATACGATATTATCACCAACAACGGATATGACGTTCAAAGTAATACAGTAGTTTCCACAGCTGGAGCAACTCTGGTAGGTAACTACGGAGTAACAATGACTCTCGCTAGTGCTGCACAATATTGTGGTGGAGATTCATGGTCAGTAAGTGCTCTGGCATCTGCTGACGGAGCTGTCAGAACAATTCTTCTGGCGGATAAATTAGTAGTAGGTTCGGAAGAAGCTGCTGTAGGAGATGCTTTATCAGTCACTATCAGTCTTGTAGATGATGTTGTCTGTCCAAGTATTTATTACACAACTGCAGCCTCCAGTATAGTTATGCTGGGATCAGCTGAAATTACCGGAACTTACTTAGGAACATCAGCTCAATTTCCTGTTTTAAATTCAGGTATGTGTGTTGAGTACAGAGAATTATTAACTACCAATACTACCTCCATAAATACTTTGTCAGATCCAACAGAAGTAGCCGCTACATTAGGGACTGTTTCAACGGATAATCCACTGGCTAAAGGTGTTTATTCAGCCCTTCTAAACTCAAATGGAACCCCTGTATATTATATAGGTACGGCTTCTGATGATTTAGCTGGGTATACTACGGCTCTGGATACTCTATCCTCAAATCAGGATGTTTATTCACTGGTGCCGATGACTAAACTGGCATCTGTCATAACTCTTCTGGATGGGCACGTTGATGCTCAATCGGCAGCTACTAAAAATAACTGGCGAATCGGATGGGTTAACTCAAACGAGGAACAATCTGCTTCTGTATATATAGCGGATGCTTCGGGAGAAGATCTGGAAGCAACTGTTACAGATCCTTCAAGCGGTACTAACTATACTAAAGTAACACTGGAGGACGGGCTGTTTATTACAAACGGCGTTGTCGCCGGAGATGTTCTACGTATAAATTACCGTCCATACGCCGGAGAAACTATCTACGATACAGCTGTCATCGACAGTGTGGATACAGAAGAAGAGCTTACTCTGGTAACAGCGTTGAGTTCTGAGTATCCTATCGCAGTTAAGATAGAGGTATACAGTACTTTAACTCTGACGCAATATGCAACAGCTATCGGACAGGCTGCCGGAACTATCAGTAACAGACGTATGTATTACGTATGGCCTGATACAGTATCCGACGGTACTGCGAGTGTAAGTGGTATTTATCTATGTGCTGCTTTAGCCGGATTACGTTCCGGAGTAGCTCCACATGCACCTCTTACTAATGTATCAGTAACGGGATTTGCTACACTTACCAGGTCTCTGATGTTTAATGCAACTCAGTTGAATATCATGGCAGGTAATGGAGTATGGATTGTTACTAAAGATCTATCAGGAACGGTATATACCAGACATCAGGTATCTACTGATAATACAGATATTAATATGCGTGAACAGACCATCACGACTAATCTGGACAGTATTTCCAGAATTTTCAGAGATGGGTTCAGCGATATTATAGGTAGGGGCAACGTATCCGCAGATATGATTGATATCATACGGACACGTACGCATTCAACAGCAGAGTATATTGAGGGTTTACCTTATTCTCTGACATTGGGTCCACAGTTACAGGATTACGAAATCACCAGATTGGAAGTCGATGCAGTACTTCGCGACCATATCTGGCTGACTATTGAGCCTACACTGCCGTATCCATTGAATAATCTAAGCATCACAATGTTAATATCATAGAGGAGATAAGGCAATGGCTAACGATATTTTCGGTCAGGATGTACAACATGGCGGTGCATGGAAACTCGACGGAGCTATTATATCTCTGGCAGGCGGGCTCGACGATCTAATCGTCAACACGTGCGCTATCCAGTACAACCGACCTATTAACAAAATAAATCCATTGAATAACAATAAGCAATATCTTATAGCAGGACGGGGTAATGGAACCGTCCAGCTGGGAATAATCGTCGGACCTTCCGGCGGTATTAAAGACTTCCTGGAACGCTATACAGATCCCTGTCAAATCGCGGGTAATGTGTTGACTATTAAAGCGGCCAACGTAACCTGTGACGATGATACTACAGGGGGCGGTCTTCAGTTCGTTTGTAAGTACTGTTTACTGCAGGGACTCTCCGCGTCTGTCCAGGCCGGGGATCTAGCTATATTGAGTGCCGGAACGACACTCGTTATAGGCGGTTTATCTCTCAAGTAAAATCACCAAGCTGTAATTAAAGGAATAAGGCCGCTAGAAATAGTGGCCTTATTTTTACACATATGCCACCTACTATTGTTGCCAATATTAATCCCCCTCTTTCTTCAGATGATGGAAGAGATGCCGTACAAGCATCCGAAACAGCTGCTGCAGCTATGGAGGATCTGTCCAGAATACAACATTACGAGGAACCTTCAGGATTTATTACCGTGGCTGTAGTTATCTCAATGGCTCCCACCACTGGAGTATACAGAGTGTCTGTAGGTAAAGGGATGATGAATGACTATGCTATACTCCTCAATCAGAGCAGTGATAGAGTATATGGATATAAGGACGTCACTAATTTTTCCCCTGGAACCTACGTTTTGATATTTGTCCCCGGTAAGGAATCAGATATAATGCTGCCCAATATTATTTTAGGTAGTGCAAATGTAATAGCTCTGGAACCGGATAACGAACATCTATTTAATAAATATGCGGACTTGATTCCAAGAAGCGGAGTATCCTCTCTAAACAGACCTGATCAGAAAGAACAGACACTGTCTGAAGACGCATATCCTCTGATGCTTCGTGATTTTTCATATGGCAGACCTCTGGATACTGTTCCCGGGGAGTGGTGTAAAATCAATGCTCTGGGTGGGGGGATGCTGCTTAATGATTTTACAGTATTTATGAAGGCATCCGATATGGCCCGTGTGGAATGCTTTCTATTTGATAACACAGTCCGTATAACGGGTGAGAAGCTTATAACCCAAAATGCCGCTTACGACGAACGGACATATTATGACAGATATGGTATATCCAGTATACGAAGCGTTGCTTCCTCTATAAATGAGGGGCTGGGAGCTCTATCTGATAATCCAGCCCTGGTAGATAGTGAGTCGTCTGACCCCAAGTTAAAGAAGTCCAGAGTATGGACTCCTGAAGATTCAGATACTGTCCGAGGGTATTTCTCTATGAATATTCTGGAGGGATATTTGGTAGACGGATCTTATGAATATATGACAGTACCCTCTCCCGGAGATTACTATAAGAATGACGCAGTTTCAGCCCCCGCAACCTTAAGTGTTGAAAAAAGACCTGATGGAGTATTCAGGGTTAAAGCAGCTAAAGAATTGTCTCTGGAAAAAACAGTCTATATAGTTGCCCCTAAAGAAAAAGAAGATTCAGATACAGAAGATACTTCTGCAGAGACAGTATTCGAAAGAGAAGCGTGGTCTGAGAATCATGAAGAGCTGGGAGAGTTAGCTTTCCTGGGTAAGCAGATTCTGGATGAATACGACGAACACGAAGCTACAAAGAATTCATTTGCCGGAGCACAGACCAAAGATTATTGGGATGTTAAGACTTCTAGAGAAGATGTATATAAATCATTTAATGCTGCTACTGATGCATCTTTTAGTTCGACCTTTACATTAGCCGCACTAACCGATGAACTCCCACATTACGAGGAACCTCCGAGAAGAACTACTATACTTCCCTTTGTAAATGCGGACGGACAGAGAACAGACGGAGTCGAAGTGTTTGATGTCTCTACAGCTATAAGACAGCTGGAAGATGGGAGCATTGTTATAAGCGGGGGGTACGGGGAAGAAATAAGATTTTTTAAAGGTAATATATATTTGACATGCCCCGGAGATATTGTAGAACAGCCCGGAAGAGATAAAGTAACTTTCGCTCCTCGGCATAATATCCAGAAATCCTGTAAAGGAGTTACCGAGATAACCTCGGACAATGCTATTAGTATTGTAGCAGCAGGGAATGTACAGTTAACAGCTGCCGCTTCGGGTAAACAGGGTACTATGCTTATAGAGAATAAATCCGAATCTAATCTGGATATAGCTGCCTTTACTAAAGACGGGGGGATACAGGAGTTGACTGGGGCTGGGGGAGGTATTGTACTTAAGAGTGCGTCTAATCTGGCTGTACTATCCAAGCATAACTATATAGGGTATGGGGGTTCTTCGAACTATCATGCAACTACTACCCAGATAAATTCGGGACGTGTTATAACCAATACGGGTGTAAATGCTATTAATATAGAAAAAGGAGGTCTCTTCGCTGTTACTCATTTAAGCGGAGGATCATTATCTTTAACAAATAGTATCTTTGAGGTATTAACAAAAAGGGTAGATATAGGTACATCTGCTGTAACAATAACAAAAGGAATCGCTGATTTTACGGCTTTGGATCATAAAGGGGAAGATGTTAATGTTGTGGTTTCCACAAGTGATCCTGTATTGGATTGTAAGGGTCCCACAAGGTTTAAAAGCATTACTGCAGTTACCGGAAATATAGACAGTATTATAGCTACCGGTCTAAGAGATAAAGTAGGTGATGCGGGAGAGGAAGGCTATGCAACTATTCCTAATCAGGTAGGAGAGCAGATAGAGGGGCAGGCGGAAGGCATCCAACCTATTTTTGAAATATTCAAAGATTCTGTACAGGAGTCTATGGAGAATCTTAAGAAAATAGGTACCGTATTCCCGGGAACTCTAAATTATCTGACAGAAGGATTTTACCTGCCTGTATCTACGTGGCAGGCTATTATAACTGGGGGTACTAAATGGAAAGAACTTGAAGTTAAGGGAGTAGATCAGACAACAATGTCTTTCCCGGGTAAGGATCGTTGGAAAGAAAAGGGTTCTCTTAAAGGGTACGCTAATAATGAAATAGATGAAAAAGACCTAGCGACGCAGTATATTATAAATAGTGCAATGAATTTAACACAAGTATAACAAACAGGAGCTCGAGATGGAAAAGCAGGATATAGCAAAGGAAGTAAAAGTTGAGGAGACTGTCGTTGATGAAGTATCTATGAATGATTCGTCAATGGGAGGGCAGGTATTATGTCAGAGATGTCAATGGGATACAAGACAGAATATAGTTCCCGTCAGTGAAGAAGATAAGAAAGAATATCTCCGAACTATTCTGGGAGATACTTTCTTTACTAAAGAGTATTCTATTGGTGATGGTATGTTCCGAATATGCTTTACGGATATATCCACGAGAGAATCGGATGCTATGATGGGAGTCCTTAATGAAATTAAAGAGGATCCGTTCTTTGTCCTTAAGGCTATTAAAGTAAAAATGGTATTTTCCTCTACGTATTATATAAAGGGGGATAAAAAGGTAGAATTTGACAGATCCGCTCTGGCAACATCCAATCTGGAAGTGGTTATGGGAGAACATAATATGCGTTTCGGTAACTGGCCTGAAACACTGAGTGGTATAGTAGGTAAGCTGCATAGTGAATTTAATGAAATGCTAGTATCTCTCGCGGAGGGTTGTTTTGACGAAAATTTTTGGAAGGGCGCTGGGCGAGTTTAGCCGTCAGTGCCCATGCTGGTGGAAGTCTTGATTTTTCAAAGATATCAAGAAATGATACAAATTCTCTTTTAAAAGAACATTTCATATTTAGTCATCTGGAGCGTAACTTATTAGCTGATGTATACAAACTTAAAGCCTTTGTTACTTCTATAACAGTAGATGATAATGGGGCTACAAGTCAGGCGAATGTAAAAAATCTACTAAGTACAAATATTCCGTGGATAATGAAAAAACCTGAGTCGGTTAAAAAAGAAACACATATAAGGGGAGTTCCAGACGAAGCTCAGGACGAAGTATCGAAAACAATAGCAATGTACAGAAACTACGAGAAAAATAAATAATGGCTCAAGTGCAAGACACATTACTTCAAATGATGAACGAGAATCCTGTCGGAGGGCAGGATATTGTAAATAAGTCTATGCAGACAACCTGGGGTATGATGGTGCCGTCAAACTCCCTGCCTGGTATGATAGGCAGTCATATCATAAAGTCTGATCTTGCCCCTGCTGTACGTAAGCAATTATTTGGAGATGATCCCTTTAAAGCAGTCGGGGGATATAACTCTACTTGGAATCCTGCAACCCAATTAATCCAGCATCAACAACAAACTGTAAATGCATCGGTGGCTTTTCAAAGTGCCCGAGCCAGAAAAACTGAAGAAGATCGTGTTTTTAAGGCATATCTAAAGAGGACAGGTAATGAGGATAAAGGTCCTGCAGATATAAATAGAGCTCTTATAGAAATGACAACCGGCATGTCCGGTGCATCAAATATAGGAAAAGCGTTCGGGAATAACTTAGCCGCGATGCAATATACCTACGGAGCACCTGTAGGACCTCAGGACAACACTACTAATACAACTATTTTAAAACGCCTACTGGGTACAGGTACAGGTGAGAAACGCACTGCAGGTCTTATAGAAGAGGTCGAAACAGACTTCATGGAGAATAGAGCCCGGTATGGGAATATGTCCGGACGGGATGTGGGGTCTCTTGTACAATTTCAGGCACAGCGTGGGGGGTTAGGGGATTTAAGTGATCCCACTAAAATAAAAGACAATCTTAAGGCTACTGCTAAATCTATAAGCAGTATCCGTGATATTATTAAAGGCCCTATGACAGAGGTTATACGCCAGCTGGAATCTACTTTCGGTGGACAGGCTATAAACACATTCGGGCTGGGAGCTGCTGCTGATAAGATGCAGCAATATCGGCAGATGGCTGAAATGACCGGAACCACTACAGGGCAGATAGCTCAGTATGCTCGGGCCAGTGGAATGATATCCCAACAAATATCAGGGCACACTCAGGGGGCTGGAAGTGCCGGACTCATAATAGGAGGTGTTATGACAGGGGGCTTCAGAGAGGGAGCTTTACATGGTATTAATCTTAATAGATTTGCCCAGGTAGTATCAGCCCGTGTGACTGGAGCTCAATTAAGTACTACGAGCCATATGGTTGGAGCAGCTAAAGTAGCTATGCGTCAAAAAGGATATACCGAAGCGGAAATAAAAACTTTTTCAGAAAAGGCAATGACTACTTCAGAAGTATTAAATGCTGAAAAAATAGCTGAATTGGCGGGGGAAGGCGCTACCGCCACAGGTACTGTCTCTGCCAGGGATGTTGAAATGGGGCGTTTTTCTATGGCTGCTAGAGATGAAGCCACAAAAAATGATACTGGAACATACACCGCAATAAATCAAACCCGTCAGAGAATGTATAAAAGACGAATAGAGTATCTCAAAGAAATGGGTGTATATAAAGAAGGTATGGAAAAACTCAATGTAGTGGATTTAGAAAAAAAGGTAAATGATGTAGCAAAGTCTGGGCAAATACGGGAATTCTACAATTATCAAGCAACTAATGAGGGGTATGATAATGCGGAACAAATGTCTGAACACATGGCTAAAATAGATAGAGCAAAACGTATGACAGAACAAGCTGCTATACAGGGAGAGGTAGCTACAAAACTATCGAAAACATCGGGTGGAATTTCCGGATTCTTAAAAAAATTAGCTGCTGGAGAAAGTGTGGAAGATGCTACAAAGGATTTATTGGCATTAATGACTACTGATGAGAGTAAGGCTGCTATGAAGGAAATGATTCAGGGGAAAGGTAAAAAAGTAATATCTGATTTTATTAAAAAAGGAGGTACTGCAGCTGAAAAGGCTAAAAGACAACAGATAGTTATGAAAAAAATACAGCTTATAGCTGCTGGGGGTATAGATTCCAAAGGTGATGTTCATGATGTGCAGGAAGAAATCGATAATCTTAAAGATAATATGGATGCTGATTTTAAAGATTATGAGGGCAGCAATGAAGGTACATTGGACAGAATTTCAGGAAACATTAAAAAAGGTAAAACATATAGTCAGCTGGACTATGCAGGTAAAAGGAAAGCTAAAGCAGCATATATAAGAGAGAAGTTAGCGGATGCTGAGATAGACACAAAAGAAACTAAGGATAAAAAGATGAGTCTGGAAGAACTGCAGACTTTTGCTAAGGAGCAGGATGCACTTAATAAAGATTTATTTAAAGGTAAAGAAGAAGAGTTTATTAACGAAGAAATAACCAGGCCCTGGCTGGAAGAGATATATAATTTATTTAAAAGTATGCTTGAAGGAAAAGTTGTAACAACTAAAAAAGAGGGAATCGAATAACATGGCTGTTGATTTATTTACAGAAGAAGTACTTACAGGATACCCTAAAGCGCGTATTCTCCCTATGTCGATAGAAGGGTTGAAAGGTACTTTATTTTTTACAAATTTTCAGGGATCTACTGATCTTAATTACCAGATAAACTACGCTTTTAATTCAGATGTATATGCATATATGTTCGGGGATAAGCTAAGTATGTCCCGAATTACCGGAATAGCTTTCCAGAACGAAACCTGTAAAACTACTTTAAAAAGCACCCCTAAAGATTTTGTAAAGTATTATAAAAAATATAAACTAGGATCGACTAAAGCTAGGAGAGCCCTTCGGATAGCAATAGGTGGTATGACTCTTTCTGGGTACTTTGTAAGTCTTAATATTAATCTGGTGGGCGGTAAAGATAATACATATACTTTTTCATTTTCATTTCTAGGAAAGGTAAAGTAAATGATTAACAAATTCTGGACATTATTAAATAGAGGAGAGACCTGTGCGGATGGAAGGGCTGTAACTCCCAATACCTATACATATGATGATAAGTATAAAGAGCTACATCAGTTCATGGTCCCTGTAGGGGAGATTAAATATAGTTCCTACTGTACAGAGCAATTACTACAGACTATCACGGAATCCATATACAAGAACGAGCTACTGGCTGATGACATCCTGAATACATATGCCGTAGATATTCTAAGTATGGGTGATGACTCTTATGAAGTTATCCACAGCACAGACATGCAGATGTACGTCCTCAATGAATCGGACGATGATCCTGTATGGCTCGATAAATCATTCTCAGTAGATATAGACCCAACAGCCCTCACAGCGACAGTAGCCAGTTCAGGACAGGGAACTGTAGTATATACTTTTGTTATGACAGATAATTTATCAGATAAGATACTACTATCTAATAAATTATATCTACGTATGCAGGGAACACTTCCCGCATCTTCTTTTGTCATAGGAATAGATTATCATCAAAAATTTATCCGTAGTGTAACGGGAATCCTTAGCTCCTTGGAAAATATAGAAATCCCATGGGGTAATGAAACCTACAAAGCAAATTATTTTGACGACTCTTTCCCTATAAATAAACTAGCCACAGTAAGTATGAACCTATATGGTCTTTTAAATGGCACCTCCGATTAAAAATATTGAGAATGTCGAGGCACACGTCTTCCGAAATGATGAAGAGTTTGCTGTTTCGGGATTCGTTGTTAACTTTAATGTAAACAGAATACCTACCTGTCAGATACGTCTGGCTGTGGGTAAGGATGTATTTAAAGTTATTGGTAAGAATGCCGTGCCTGTGCTTACTATTTCAGAAGTTGAGGAGGGCGATGAAATACAAATAAAGTATTACCACAATCATGTACGCGGGGGTGGAAGGGCTGGTGGAGTACTATTTGAAGGAGTGGTTACCGGAATAGGGGGTTCCAAGGCAAGCAATGCCAGTGGAACAAGTGTTGGGGCTGTGCTTACCTGTACCCACAAACTATCTTTATTAGGGGGACTAGCTACAATGGCTCGGGCTATGATGATACCTAATACAGCTACAGTAGTATACGATGCTTACAGGGAGAACCAAAAAGGACGTCAGTCAACAATAGTTAAGACTATATCAGGTATGAAAAATAACACAGAATTAGGAGGGTTTAATGTTGGAGAATATTTAGTAAATTCTTTAGAAGAATTGTATGAATCTGAAGGAAAAGATCAATTTAAAAACGCGGCTGGGGAAAGTAAGGGTAGAACTGCTATGCCTAAATCTCTTGCGGTATTAGCGGGTATTACAGTATCCCCTAATATGTGGATAGGTCTTCCTACGAATACAACTAATGGGCACATGAAACAGGAAATATGTAAGACATTGGGAAAAACGTGGATGCATAGTAATGGGTGGACTTTGCTGAGTAAACTCACTACTAAATATGAAGGAGTCTTAATGCCTACAGCTACCTCAGCTGTAATAGCCCCTAATATGCCTTTAAGTAAAAATGCTATGTGTACTGTCAAGGCGAAAGATATATTCAGTATAAACAGTCGTACAATGTTAGATCCTATTCCCATAGCCGGAGTCCGTTTATGTTTCGGAGATAATTCTAATGATAAGGGAGTGAAGACTAATTCACTGGCGTATGGTTTTATACAATGGCCCGATCCTACAGTATCAGGAGTTTATGAATATTTACCTTTGCCAGCGTGGGCTCAGTTAACCAGATTACATAGTCGCGGTAAATCATCTAAACCTCCCCAGGTAGGAACTAAAGGGGAACCCCAGCACACAAAAAATATAACTGTTAAAGATAAGTATAAGGATTTAGCTCGGACAGATGTAAATACCTTTATGAATAAAGTAGCTAAAAGCTTGTACAATACCCGAGTATGGGGAAAGAATTCAATGACACTTGGACTCCCCCTGACATTTGACTGCGCTCCTGGGATGGTAATAAAAATAGACATTACAGGGGATCAGATAGCTCAGGAAATATTTGGAGACAGCATTTTATATGGACAGGTACAGTCTGTGTCTATAAGGTCAGCTGTCGGTCAATTCAGCTTGACTGCCAATGTAGCATATATTCGTAATGAAGCCCAGAATGAAGAATTCGGATTCGATAAGCACCCGCTATATGATCAATACACTATGAAAAAGGTATCTTTATTTACTGATTAAGCATAAGGCTGTTTAGCATAAATAATTGTAGAATACCTAAAAAAGTAGTACATTATTAGAAAGTCTACCATGGTAGAAAATCGGAGATAAAATGACAGATACTAAAAGTACATATACTCATAATCCTTTTCCAAGGAGTATAACGTCCAGAAATAAGACAGCGGATCTTCCACAGGAATATGTGGATTGGAAAGCAGACCCTACCCCTAAAACATTATCCCCTCTATTAAAAAAGATGGATCCTGTTATAGATAAAGCACTTAAGTCATACGGTGGGACTTCTTCGGACGCTTTGAGAACTAAAGCAAGACTTATGTCTGTTGATTATTTTAATATGTATGACCCAAAAAAAGGTATGGCTTTACCTTCATATATCTATCAGAATCTAAAAGGTTTGAATAGAGAAAAGGCCAAACGTACATACACAGTACATGTACCTGAGAACGTACTTCTTAATAAGAATAGATTATATCAGGCAACTAAAACCTTTGAAAGTGAATACGGGCGTGAACCTAATTTGACTGAGTTGGCGGATATAACAAGTATTCCCCGTAAAGCTATTGAACATTCCAGACAGTACAAAGGAACAATATCCGCATCATCCGCTCTTACCGAAAAAGGAGATACTCTTTTTTCAAAAGGGGCAGATTACGAAAAGGTCTGGACTGATTACGTATACTTTGATATGGACCCTCTGGATAAGAAAATATTTGAATGGACTACGGGATATGGGGGAGCTAGAAAAATTTCCAAAGGTGAAACAGCTCGAAAGTTAAATATTACTCCAGCTGCGGTAAGCCTTCGTATAAATAAGATTGTTAAAAAACTGGAAGAAGCATATGGCGCTTAAGTCTACATTAGCTGCTATTAATTCATTTATAGACTTTTTTGATAAAACTGTAGAAAGTACTGTAGATCAGGAAAGACCATATCCTAGATGGACTGCCCCTTCTAACACAGACGAAACTACTTTTGAGAAAGAGGCGGTAGATTTATACAAAAAGGAAATAAGTGAAGAAAAAAGTAAGCAGGATGCGGAGAAGTTAGTCACTAGTTCTAACTCCTATTATTTTTTGTTGGGATTTAAAAAAGCGAATCGATTATATTCCAGAAGCAGAATAGAAGCGGTAGCTGTTAACAAATCACTGGAAGCTGGACTGGCAGATCAGAAAGACGGCTTTATGGAAAATAAATATAAAAAACTCGGAGATCAGGTGGGACCTCATGCTGGATCTTAATTACACAGAGCCGACAATTCTTCCGGCAGAGATAGACTTAGCATTCGATAATACTGTTAATACAGGATCATTCCTTTTACTACAGAGAGTTATAACTTTGTTATTCAAAGACAAAGAAACTGCTCTTATACCTGAAATGGGAACAGATATCATACAGCTTATCACAGGTAATGTTACACAAGCCAGTGATCTTCAGAATCAATTTATAATAGCCGCTGATGTAGTTCGGGAAAATATTCAATCGTCTGTGACTTCCACGACTCCCGAGAATGAACAGCTGGACAGTATTGACGTCACAGCATCTGTCAGCAGTGTGGATCCTTCGGCGGTCTCAGTTGATGTAACAATAACTACTGTTTCCGGAGATGCTGTAAGCAGTACAATACCCTATAATTTACGTGGAGCTTAATAATGAGTTTAGAAAATTTAGATAGTGCGACAGTTTTTGAAAATGAAGAGATTCTGTCAGGTTGGTTGACCTCCTATAACAGCAGTCTGGATACATCTGTCGGTACAGCCCTAAGGGAGCTGATGATAAAGCCCGCTGCCCGATACTACACGTCTCAGGAAGAAGATATAAATACGGTTATAACAAACTTGTCTCTATCTGAAAGTACGAATGAAACAATGGTAGAAGCTCTTCTGTCCAATTATAATGTGACAAGAAAAGAGGGTTCTACATCCAGTGGTTATTTAGCCGTATACACCTCTAGTAATACAGATTTATATATTCCCTCGACAACTTTATTCACAGTAGGTACAGATGTATTGGAGATTGACAACACTTATATAGGGGTAGCTAATGTGACCGATGTTCTGGATGCTTCCAGATATAGAGTTCTACAACAATATGATACAACTACCTGGTATATGATTATACCGGCGAACACAGTTGATCCCACCAATAATGTATTGTCCATAGGGCAGACGGCTACAACAAATATAACTTTAGAAGATGTCGTACGTACTGAAATATCATCCACATTCTCAGGGGGAACTTCTCAGGAAACTTTGACTGAAATGAAAGCCAGGGCTACAGAAGGCGTAACAGCTAAAGTACCTTCCGGAAAAGCCCATGTAGAGGCTTTATTTGCTGACTATACCTCTGTCAATGTTCAGGACGTATCAGTTATAGGAATGGGAGATTCTGAAATGCTTCGTGGACGAGCAAATGTTTATGGAGTAAATCCCGGAGGAAGAGTAGATATATACAGTAGAACTGCCAGTTATCCAACCAGTACAACATTATCTTTGACAGGAACACTGGTGGATGTTGCTTTAAGTAAATGGAAAGTCCTTATAAGTAAAACGGACGCTCCCGGTTTCTATATGGTAAACAGTGTATCCCATGCGGATGTCAGCGGAGTTATGACATATACAGGAGATGTGGATTACACCTTCTCCTGCGATACATCTAATGAAGTATATGTTCCTGACTGTACTACAGGGGAAGATGCCCGATATACTAAGTATCAGACAGCCGAAGCGACTTTTATATTCGAAGGGCTGAGTGGAACAACTGTCGGGGAGACTACCACTTTCAGTGTATCTGTACTGCTTCTCCCCAGTATAGGCGTACTGCAGGATGCTATATCAGATCCAGAGTTCCGTAACCCGGCTGGAGATTATCTTGTTAGAGCTCCTATCCCTATGTTTGTAGGTGTAGAAGCTCTCATTAAATATCCGGATTACAGAGATACTCCGGATGCAAACACTCTTAAAGCGGCGGTTGCCGCGGCTGTTAACAGCACTCCCCTTAAACGAGGATATGTTACTACAACCGAACTGTCGCATGCTATTCTGGAAGCAGACTCTAATCTTGTGGTTGTCGCCCCCATGATTCTTACAGGGTTTTTGTATGATCCTTCGGGAGAACAGCACTATTATAGAAGTGTAGATACCTTAACAGTGGAAGCAGATCTGACTCAGGCTGTCAGCGCTAATACAGTTTCTTTTTTCTGCACCTCATCTTCAGTATCTATTTCATTAAATCGAACTAACGATTATCTGGTATAAAAATGCTCGAACAATATATATCTAAATTCTGGACTCAGATCTTTACGGACTCTCTATTTATAAATGCTCTGCTATCAGGCACAGAGGATATGTATGATCAGCAGACTCTGGATACAGCTACTTTATATAATGCTCTATCCAGACATACAATAGATGTCTATCGAAAACAGAAGTGGATTTATGTCACGTACGATGAAGATGATATGAATCAGGATGCTATGCAGTTCAATCAGGAAGCTGTATATTTTAATGGACTCTATAATTTCGGAGATCGACTGCATAATTATTTTACCTTCCCGATAGATTCAAATATAGAAAAGATTCCTTTTATAATGTCCGGTCCTAAAAACCCTGAAATAGTCCTCGAAAGTAATGTGGACTATTATGTGGATAATGACCGTAATTTAATATTTTTTAGAGACAATCCTTTTAATATGGGATTCGATAAACGGTTTATAGATACATCAGGAGAACCTATTTTGGGTATAAGTATGTGGTTCTTCGGCGCTAATAAAGATTTTAAGGATGTTGAAGATATCTATGGAGAGGTTGTTAGAATAGGTGGAGACTCTTCCGAATATTTTAAAAAGATAGTTAATGATATATGGGATTTACGGGTAGAAGGCGGAACTATAAATAATGTCAATAAACTTTTATGCCATTCCGTGGATACAGATTTTATTACTACCGGAGGTACATACACAAGAACCTTTACAGAAGGAGGGCGTATATGGGCTGAGATAGGTAGTAACCTTTATTCAGCCCCAACAGGGGTATCAATAACCAAGGATATATTAGATACAATAACTGACGGGGAAATGATATTTGATTCTGTACAGGTATTCACGGGACGGGACGATATACCTTATTCCTCGTTTCCTGCGTTACATCTCAGTAATAACTTTCTGGATGATAGTTTTACAGACGGGGTAATGGTTGAGAATATAGATTATCCTTTCCCCTCTGCCGAAGATAATATTCTGGTCAGTGACGGTACAGGGTATTTTTATGTCGAAGATATATCAGCCACTGCATATACATATCTGGCTGATAATGTCAGTGGGTTTATTATAGATTTGCTGGTAAGCGATGCAACTCTTACATATACATTTGTCACCTCCAGAGGAGGTTCTCTTCCTTTTAAGGGGCGGGATTCAACAGTCCTTGCTTTCAATAATCATTTACTAGGGCTGTCAGCCTCTCTAGGGAGAGACCTGACAGATATTATTATAGAGGATAATAACAATAAAGTTCCTGATACTATCAACCTATTTACAGAGTATCAGCAGAGGGCGTTTCTAAACAACGCTTTCTTTGTTACCCTCAGTACGGAATATGTTCCAGATAATATTGATCCGGCTGTTTTTCTGACATATATCAAATTTACTATTCCCGCGTACACAACAATGTTGACTTTTATGGAAGCTGGGAGTACATTAACGTATAATGCTTCCAACATATCGGAAACTGTGGAAGCGTTTCACACGCAGGGCGTTTCAGACAGTTATTCCAGCACTAATATTACAGATAACGTAACTAGAAAGACTTCAATTTAAAATGAATGATACTTTTAAACACACTCATATGAAGGGCGAGATAGAACTGTATAGTGTTCAGGACGATGTCTGGACTTTTAATTACAAACAGCATAATCTTATAGCCTATGATGGTTCGGATGTTTTAGCTAAAGCACTCGCAGGAGACTTAAATATTAATCTGATGTATCTGGTTTTTGAGAATGACCCGGCAGCTGTCCGGATATCAGAAGGTCTTGCAAATGATGCAGCAACTTATGCCGCTACTTCTCCTAACAGAAGTTTTGTAAGAGTTTCAACTATAGGGGAACCTGTTTATTCAGCCTCTACATCTAATTATGTTAATAATAAAGTTGTATTCCTGGGTATAACAGATGGAACAACTCAAGTTCCCTCTGTACCTGTCACAGATGGTACCTCAGTATTTTACCATTCAGCCCTTGTAGCCTCAGTAGAAGGAGCGGCTCAGGACGAAGATAAAATATTCAGCTGTTCAGATCTGACTACGGAAATCACTAAGATAGCGGGAGCTCAGATAGGTATCCGCTGGACTATAACATTCGTATCCGCGTAAGGAGATTAAAATGGTAGCATCTTGGAAACAGACAATTACTCAGATAGCTGAGACAGATCAGGTTAAAGCTTCCGTAGTTAATAAACCTATAAACGATTTAGCGGAAAGAACAGACTATCTCCGTTCTATACAGAACGATGATTATTCTTCCGAATTTACATATGTAAAAACAGTTGCGGTATCTACAGCTACAGTAGCTGGAACTCTGGTGTATTGGAATTCTACCACTAATATGTTTACTCCGGCACTGGCTCAATGGAACGATACTCTGCTTAATTCAGACGGCACTTTAAAACCTGCCGAATCAGCAGCTGTGATAGGTATTCTAGTAACAAAATTAACCAGTAATACAGGGTCTCTTGTATTAAACGGATATCTTAGAGATTTCGCTAATTTAGCTAATCTATTCGGTACAGCGACTCCTACCGCAGGAACCTACTATCTTTCAGGCTCCGTCGCGGGGCAGGTAACTCAAACTACTCCGGCACTGGCTATACAGACTGTAACGTACGACGGTAATGGTAATGTATGGTTGCCGACAGTACGTTACGAGCATTCAACACATGATCATAAAAAATATACTTTAGATGATTCTCTGTGGATCGCAGCGTCAGTGGGTAACTTTCCGGATATGGATATTCCTGCAGGAGCTGACTTCGGGTATGATCTTACAAATGCTTCCACAGCAGTTAAAGAAATTTTTACACTTTACCCGGGAATAGCTGCATACACCTATGTATTAACAGCGGCTAATATCCCTGAAACACTTATTGTTATAAACGAAGATAACGTGTGGTGGTTGGATACAACAGCCCCCGCAGACGATGTTTATATGTGGCTAACAGCCCCTAACTCACACGGACCTAATATTGTGAGGGCTATTCAGTCTACCACTACAGATGTTCTGGATGTTACTCTGGTGAACGGGCTGGCTACCGTGGATAAGAAAGACTTTGTAGCTACCGGAGCAGTTGCCGGATATAATGTAGTTAAAGATATTACAAATGCCAATGCTAAAAGCAGGGGGTTTGTTGTAGAACAGGTAATTGCCGGAGAAGGGCTGTCATTAGTAAGCTCCTCTGCTACTGTAGCAGGGCAGGGTATTATTGAACTGGCTCTTACTGATTTCTCCTCTAAGTATATGGATGCTCAGTTATTGAATCTTAATAACGCTCTTGAATATACAGTGGACGGAGCTATATACACAGCCTTCCCGGCAAGTAGAGAGTCCTCTATGATGGGAGTAGCTACCGCTTCTAAATGGACAGCGACCGCTGCTAAAAAGGTAGCTGTATGGTTATGGATGCGGGGCCCTGACGGTGGAACAGCCCTTCCAACTATCTCGGTAGAGGTATTAATTTATCCATCACCTACAACCACTCCGCAGACAGTTCCTACTGTTCCAACTACATATACTATGACTTACGTAGGAGCAACTGTCCATACTAAATATTATCTTATGGAAGCTGCTGTTTCCGATCGGATCAGTATTACATCTGAAGATCAGGTACAGTATAAAATATCCCTTGATAACGCAACTGCCTACGATTATCTTGTAGTAAGACAGGGCATTATAATCTACGATGCATAACAGGAGCCTACATGCCTACACTTACAGAATTTTTAAACGAAAACTCCCATCGCAATTATCCTATACAGGACGCTCTTAACGCCCGTGATCTGACGGACTCTATGAATGTCCCCACCTCTTTGATGGTGGATATGCAATTAGCTGTTCCTTCGGGAAGCTTAAGCGCAGGTACATTCTTTGTAGCGTCTCTGGTTATACGCAGATATACTGTGGATATAGGGATATCTTATAAACCTACCGCGGAACTTGCGTATGCTCTGGGATCTTTCTTCAATATAGATACAGGAGCTAATGTAAATACAGACTACACCTTTGTAGCTCTCCCTCAGGATCAGTTAAGCGATCAGTTCTTTACAGATATGTCAGGTTCCGTGACTATAGGAACTAATGTAGCAGCTGTTACAGAGCCGGGGTCCTGGGAATTTGATGAAACAGCTACAGCTCTCTCGGCGACAACTATTGATGAGGGGCTGTCACAGGTCAGGTCTATACAGGTAGGTACCGAAAGATTTATAAACAATGTTGTTTTCAAAGAAGGAACCAACGTTATTTTCACTCCCACCTACGATGCTGTTACAGATACAACAACTATTGTAGTATCCGCCCGACTTTCTTCAACATCTTCCGATATAAAACTGGAAACCGATGCCGATATTATAGATGCTATTACTGATATATACGGGGCCCCTATTGTTACAGTTAACGGTATAGACCCGGACAGTTCCGGTAATTTTATTATCGAAGGAGAGGATTGTGTAGTAGTAGGTAATATTACCAATGGAGTAAATATAAGCAACCCATGCAGTACACCCTGCTGTGATACGGATTATCTGGATGCCGCATATGAAGCGTTAAATCAGATAAACGTCAGATACGCCCGACTTGTTGATTTCTACACCGCTACAGATACCAACATCAGTCAGATACAAGCTAGACTGGCGTTACTGGAAGCACAGACAGGATATTTCTAAATGTCTCATAATTACATAACATCCATAAAATTTGTCGATGCCGACGGAATCGAAAAAAAAGATGACTTAGGCAATATTGTCACAATAGGCTCTAATATTGTAATGGAGGCCGGTATCAATATGGAGATGGAGGTTGAAGAGGACGAAATAGTCCTTACTGCAGGATCAGGGCTGGGAACAGATAATGCTGTTACAAAAGCTAAATTCGATCAGATTATCAGTGGGGGAGGGTTATTTACAGGAGCTCCGTACTGGATGTCTAAGATTAATCAGGCTGGTACTGTTGATGGAGCTTTTTTTCTTACCGTGGACTACTGCTATCATTTCGGGCAGTTCGGGAATAATATAGTTCCGGAAGGAGTTAGACATACCTTATCTGTATATGATACTTGTCCGGCATGTGTAGACTGTGCAGACTATGATGAATTACAGACCAATGTAGAAACAGTTCAGACTGCTATAGACAGTCAACTTACCTCGGTGGAAAATCCAGAGGGAATGCTTGATAAATATATGGAACTTCTGGAAACCTGGAATTACATAGTTCATCTTAAGAGCTGGAGATATAACGCTGAAGCCAAGGGGCAGGAAATACATTCTTCCTGTAAGTTTATAAATCATACCTTGGATACTATTGCGGCAGGTTTAGAGATGTCTATGAATTTTTCAGGAGCCCCTGCTAATACAAAAGCATTTGTTATAGATACTGCTATACAGGGCTCAGTTACCGTTACAACGACCGCTGACGGCGGTGGAGGCGGGGGGCCCGCTAACACTGCTAAACTGACAACAACGTCCACAATGGCTCCTGGGGCTGGTATACGCTTTTATGCAGGAAGTCTAAGCCCTTATTACACTGATACAGATACACGGGTAACAGTTAATTTTTCCCTGACCATGCCTGACGGCACAGGAATAGGAACTCATAATACAACATTTAATACGAACAAAATGGTGGTTATAAATAGATCGATATGGGATTAGATAAACAACAACTATATTCTTCGAATTCGAATATTAAATATCCTTTCGACGACACACATGAATATGATGTGCCGGATAATATTGTACTGGATATGTCATTGTCGGTGCCTGATACCGTAAACCCGATAATAACTGCGATATCTGTGACTCCGACTATGTTCTTTATGGCGATTGAGGATTCTGTCTCCGGACTAGCTGTAGGGCATGTAGCAGTATCCAGACCCTATATATTCAGGATATATGAAATGACAGCCACAATGGATGGTTCTTTCGGATGGGTAGTATTAGGGCCCGGTAAAAGTGTCCCTTATGAAAATAGAAAACTGGATTTAGAACCTGATCAGACAATTGTACTGAAAAAACCGACATCGACTAGTTTTTTTGATACTCTGGAAATAGATGGTTTCTCTTATGAGGATATAACAGGCAGTCTTAAGATATCAGTTAACAATCCATATATACGTATAACAGAAGAGGATCGTGTTCTGACAGGTATTCCGGGAGGTACAGCAACTAAAAAATGTCTAGTACTAAGTCGGGACGATGGGAACGTACCTCTGAATACTATATATGGCGGGTTTACTGAAAGTACTCAACAGACTCTTTCTCCAGCTACCAGTATTGGGGGAGTATCTCCTGACATAGCTTATAATGTTGATATAGAATCGCCTGATGTTAATGTGGGTTCCACTTTAGATATTACTACCGGAGGAACTTTCATAGGGCTGTTACTGCATCCTGAAGCTGAATCGACGAGTTCAGAGGATGGGGTGGGGATGGGTGTCTGTAATGAAAGTAACCCTCTTACAAAAATTAAGCACGGTAGGTGTGATGAAGGTATAGATATTGAAGACGGACTTCCTCTGGACTCGGTCGTAGAGGGATTAAAACCACAATATCTGGAAGAAGATTGTGGCTGTGATGATGAAAGTACAAGTGAATAATGCATAATACAATATTAGATAGAGAATTCAGAGACTGGTCCGAAGAGTGTATGTACCCTTTTCAGGATACTTCCCTTCTGGTAAATTCACAGGGTATTGTTATTAATACAGATGTGTTTCTGGATGCTGTTATATATTCTGTACTGGATGTGACTCTTCCCTTTTTTATAGCCGAACTGGATGGCTCGATAGGTACTGACACACAGATGCAGATGACTGTGAAAGATAATAACAATAAAGTAGTGTGTACAGGTCTTGTTGATTACGGAACAGATGCAGCCCCTATAGACACATCTTATCTGTATGACACATATAACAGACTGAGCGGTACTCTGGTATATCAGCCCGCACCGATGTCGCAGTTAGTACAGCGAGTGAATTCTTTAAAATACCAGTTTATTAAAAACCAGACCTCCTTCTTAGCAGAAAGATGCTATGTTACAAGATCGACGGGTTTATCTGTTATCGAATCCGGGAACAGCAGCTATTCTGATAAAGTATATATAGTGGGAGCGAACGGAGTACATTTTACTGAGGAGAGCGGAGAGATATTCATACATCTACTGGGAGAGGAAGAAGTGATTCGCAGGCCTATAAAAACGGTAAACGGAATACCTTTTAAGCATGTATGGTTGGCGGCACACCCCAACTCTCCTCTGAAAGTAGAGACAACAGGAAGCGCTATAAAAATATGGAAAATAAGCGATGCCTAATAGACTGACAACATCTGACATATCCTATCCTTTTGTACCGGAAGTTCCGGACAGAAAATATATAGCAGGTATACTGGACGCCAGATTTCAGGTACAGGGAGTTCCTTCATCCACAAGAGCAACAGGTACTTCGTATAAAAAAGCGTATACAATATTAAAATCGATAACTCAAATAGTCGTGCCGGGATTTCCTCCTGTTCCTAAAACAGTGTATGTATTTGAATCTATATACGAAAAAGACGACGGGGACGAAGATGTTTATTTATCTACTTTTACTATTCTTAAAGATACAGAGGGGGTGGTGGGATATAATAATTCGAATACGGAAGAAACTGAAAGCTATATAGTTTTTAACGATAAATTAACCTATCAGACAGGCGATCTTACTATAGCTACAGAAGCATACGAAATAGAGCCTGCGAGGAATTTCTGGTTCAACAGGACAATTAAGTCTGTATCGTTTGTAAATGAATATAGAAATTATAATACTCAGGACAGGATAGATTTGGCTAATACCCATCTTAAAACATTTGATGCTCCCGCTGCTATAAAAATTAATTCGGGGTATAACGTGACTTTGAGGTACGGTAAAGCAAGTAATATACTGGATATAGATGGAAACGTCAGTAACGGGCTGGGGCTGGCTCCGGACAATATGTGGGATGTGGGACCGGTATGGGAGGCGGATGCTACAGGGATTATATCTATAAACGGAATACTCCCTAACGAAGATGGAGATATACCTTTTGAACACAGCCCTTCTGTATTCTTTGTACCGGGAGACGGAGAACTTAAGATAGAGATGATTTAACATGAGTGGAAGAATTGCAGAATATAGAACAGGCTATGGGGATGTAGTAGGATATCCTGATGGATATGGATGTCTGGGCATTACGCAGGTACATATATACTGTATGGATTGTTCAGGAAACAAGTATCTTAAAGTCCCTGTCGAATGCGAGAGTGTTATAGATCAGATAATATGGACTGATTATCGGGAAACTCCTATACCTACAGCATATACACATCTTTGTCAGAATAAACTAGATACAGGATACCTGGAAGTCGAATACCCGGATGTACCTCCTGTATCTACCCGTGGAATAACATTACGCCCTTCCGCAGCGAAGCCGACAGATACCTGTAGCACCTGCTGGGAATACGAAGATGAAGATCCCCCGGGGGAAAGAAGAGCCTGGTATAAAGATGTTGATGATAATAAAGTATATGCCGGGGATGAATTTATAGAGCCCGCACCTCCTAAAACTTATGATAAAGCTATTCTATCTCCGAGTTATTACGACTTCAATGAGTTATGTAGCGATCTATATCCCAATGAATCGTCTAAAGCGCAGGTTTTAACATTTGAGCATTGCTTAGAAGAAGTTGGTGATCTCTATAATGGTTATTTTTCATTGTCGTATGTAGGTAATGAAATTACAATAGCTATTGGGTATTTAAAAGCTGGTAACTATTTTATCGCGGTCGCACAGGATACTGTCACAGCAACAGGGGCAGGAGTTGTAATATGTACAGTGACTTATGACTCAGGGTATTTAGGGGAATTAAGTTTTGAAAATTCAATAACAGGTTTAGAAGACGGCAATGATGTGATTATTATAGCAACGGTTGAGTGGGCATATGGGGCTATAACAGCTGTAAATCGACAGATTGCGGGACCGGCACTGGTAACAGGAAAGAGTGTATAATGCCTTGGGATTCTAATATATTTGTAACAAATGAATGTCGATTATGCTCTGAGTTTTCAGTTCTTGATAATATTATTACTGGCGCGAATGAGCGTTGTACTGCTACCGGAACCGCGTTATTATCAACGACACACAGATTATATACGTTATATGCTATTCAAGCCGCCATTCAGGCAAAGATTACAGCGCTTATACCATTGTTTGTAAATCATACTTTACCAGTTGGAAGTCCGGGTAATTATGATAATGAAGCAACTATACCAATGTGGTCTGAGGCAACTATGTTGATAGCGATAGGAGCTGTTTCAAGGTTAATTCCCGGTAGATTGTTTGTTGATGCTGATTGGGCTGTTCAGCAATATAAGATTATAAATCTTTTAAGAAGTACCAATGAAACTCAAGACTGCTTATTAGACCCTAATGCACTGGTAAAGGGTAGAACTTCAGGCGCAACACCGGCACAAGCAATTATAAAATGGTTCGCCGCTCCATGGGGGAATCAGAGCGTTTTGGTTGGACATTATTTTGTAAAAAGAAGTAGCGGTTGGGTAATCGCACGACACAGTAATACATACCAAGTTCAAAATACTCGTAGTGAAATAGCAACAATCGATGCATATTGTCAATTTAGTGGAATCGGCGCACCAACTCCAGCAGTATATGAGAATAATGATTATGTTGGTTATGGTGAGGGCGATTATTTGAAAATTGCATCGGGCGTTGATATAGCGGCAAGTGCTTATATAACCTCAGTGTTAATGGGAAAAATTGAGACAGTCACATGCACGGCCCCTGTAACTGGTGGTAATGGTTGGTATTTAGGAACAACCGCACAGGCTGTATATAAGTTTGAGGATTATTTCGATTTCAAGGACTGGTAACATACTTAAACAAAGGAATATAACCGAGGCAGCTAATATGAAAGTATTAAAAAGAATAACAGATATTCCAATATTATTAGCTGATTTGGAAGCTAAAAAATTTATTACTGATGAGCATTCTAACATGCCTAGGTTTTCGGGGGAAAAAGAAATACCTATAGATGTTATAAAAAAAGTAGCACACATCCGTATATTTTCTATATATGAGACTGATGAAGAAAATACATATGTTATCAGGAGAGGAGAAGCACCTCCACAGCCCTTTAAAACGATATGGGATTTTAAAGATAAAATAATAGAATTATTTCCAGATATGGCAGAAGCCTTTAGAGAAGCTTTAAAAATTACAGAAAAACCGAACTGTTCTAATTGTAAAAGAAATAGTCAGAAACGATTATTGATAGAGGCTTTATCAGGGTATATTTTAGAAAACCCGAATATAGATATAACACCTCTTGCTGAGATTCACGGTCAATTAGCCCCGTACGTTACATCTCTTAAACAGGAAACAAATAGAATCAACGATAAGACAGGAATTCCCAGAGAAGATTGTATAGAATGTACCGGAAAGCATTTAGCTCAGGCATATGTTTTACTTAAGGAAAGCCTTCAGACATATCCGGAACACGTAGAATATGCTCTGACACATATAGAAGAGGCTGTCGAGGTATGTCCTGCAGATAGGAAGCCTGATCTTGAAAGGATACATAAAGATCTTACAGCTATTATAGACATAAAAGATTTAGAACATAAATCTGTACAGCACCTTAGAAAGGTAATGATGGATTTAAAGAGTAATCTAACTCTTCTGGACAGGGAAATAGGGATATCTATCTGGATCGCCATAGGACACCTTGCAGAGGCCTCTGACGAGTGCATAGACTCATATCCGGAACTGGCTATGGAAATAAGGGAAGAGCGCCTGAAGCTCATGGAAAGCGCTAAATACGACATTCCTATAAAATACCTCTTAAATAAAGCGAAAGCCATACTTAATGTCCAAGATAAATCCCCAGAATAAATACTCCTATATTAATAGGATAACCTACGAGCAACTCTGGAGTAATAGAGGGGCTCTGGTTCTGGTATACCCTGAAATTTCAGATCAGTTAAAAAAGAATAAAGGGGGCGGATGTAGAAAATGCAGGAAAAGTAGACTTAGACGGGCTATATTAACTAAGATATTCGAATTACCTGTAGAAGGTAGAAACAAGGAAATGCTCGTAGGGGTATTCCCAACAGCCTTATTGGAACTATTGTGGAACACAAAATAACAGTAAAATATAATTTAACACTTCAGATAGATGGACAATGGAGACTTCAAGCCTGGACATCTGAGACTGACCATATGACAGCTAAGATATTTGTATATCAGCATAAACTACCTGTACCTTATAACACAAGTCTGAGAAATGTATTTGTAAATATAGCACAGCCCTCAGATATATCAGAATATCCGGAAGATACCGTGGGAACAGATTTCTCTTTCTTCCGGAAAGAATATATAGATATCGTTATAAAGGATTCTAAATTAGTATATAATACTTTACTGCAGATGGCACAGGACATAGAAAACCTTTGTGATGCTCTGGACAGGACGGTGTAGTATGTGGACTATCACCTCCAGTATAGTAACTGCCGCTCCGGACCTGTATACATCCAGACTTAGAATAAGTGTAGCGGAAGTTAATCCTTTTACTTATGTAGACGGAGTATATGCTCAAGTCTCTTCTCTTCCCGATATGTTATTGGTACCGGAAGATACAGGAGATGTATATCGCTCAGATAGCATCGATCTCTATTACAGAAGAAATGATTTCGCTACGGAAATGCTTGCGTCTATAACTGTAGACCTTAATAAACTATATGTTATTTATAATCAGATAGAAGAAGTATCTGACGAGATTTTATTTACCAATTATCCATGCAGTTCCAGCAGTTCTCAATCTTCGGGAGAGACTCCTTCGAGCGCCTCCGAAACCAGTAAGTCCGAGAGTAGTAACTCAGAAAGTACACATGACAGCAGTTCTTCCAGTTCTATTAATTCAACAACAAGTACAAGCAGTAGTTCTTCTACCAGTTCCAGCGAGACTACTTTATCAGGAACCAGTTTATCCGAGAGCAGTGCATCTGAAAGCAGTCTGAACAGCTCAAGCTCTTCAAGCAGCTCAAGCTCACAGTCTTCCAGCAGTTCAAGCTCCAGTTCCAGTACAGAAGAATTAACTACAAGCTCTTCCAGCAGTACAGAAGAGTTGACCTCCAGTTCCAGCAGTACTTCTTCAGAAGGTATTGCTACAAGCTCCAGTACCAATTCAAGCTCCAGCGAGAGCAGTTCCTCTTTCCCTAATAGTTATTGTATAAGTGGGGCTGGGGATGAAGATTATGATGGAGATTATGGGCTGGCGGGTATTTATAATACACATGAATACTTTACTAATTCAGAAGGCAAGGAACTTTACTTTACATCTACAAGTCAATGGGCTTTGGGACAGAGGGGGATAACTCAGGATTATCATACACCTGTTACACATCCCTATGTGTCTCCTGATGAATTACCATGGGCTGTTTATACAGGTACGGCTCCTGCACCTGATGTTGCGTCCGGGGATTGCGCCAGTTCTTCCAGTACAGAGATAAAAACAACTAGTTCGAGTAGTAGTACTAGCAGTAGCAGCTCAAGCAGTTCTTCAAGTTCCAGTACAGAAGCTTTAACAACAAGTTCCAGCAGTACCAGTTCTTCCAGTAGCTCTTCAAGCTCCAGCAGTTCTAGCAGTTCCAGCAGCTCAAGTAGTTCAGAAGGTATAACAAGTAGTTCTAGCAGTTCTAGTTCATCCAGCTCTAGTTCAAGTAGTTCCAGTAGTTCAGAAGGTATAACAAGTAGCTCCAGTTCATCTAGTTCATCCAGTTCACCTAGCTCTAGCAGTTCCTTAGGTATAACAAGCACCAGCAGCTCCAGTACTCCTGGAGTATTACCTACCAGCTCCAGCAGTTCCAGTTCATTCGATGAACGTAGTAATTTTGAGATAACAACTACGGGCGCAGATTTGGTTGGTATTTCATATTCTAATGCAGTTGATTTAGTAATTGATTGGGGAGAAGGTGCTCCTGTTACTGTTAATGGAGCAGGCACCGCACAACATACTTATTCTGGAACTAATGTTTATACTCTAACAATGCGGGGGGAGTGTACTGTATTTAGATTTTTAACGAATCCGTCTAAGCTGACTGCAATCCTGAGTCCAATAAGAGGTATAACAGGTATAACTTCATTTAATTCAACATTCTTTGGCTGTACTAGTTTAACTTCATTGCCTGTTGATTTGTTCAGATATAATGTGGGGGTTACATCAAATGCTTTTGCCTATACATTTAATAATTGTGCTAACCTAACATCATTACCAACTGATTTGTTTAGATATAATACCCTGAGTTCAATATACAGTTTTACACAGACATTTAAAAATTGTGGTTTAACATCAATACCAATAGATTTGTTTAAATATAATACGTTAGCTTCAACAAATTGCTTTTCTGGAACATTCTATACTTGTACTAGTTTAACTTCATTACCTGTTGATTTGTTCCGATATAATACGTTAGTCTCAGGGGCGGGTTTTAATGTAACATTCTTTGGATGCACTGGTTTAACAACATTACCTGTTGATTTATTTAGGTATAATACAGAAGTTTCATCAGGTGGTTTTTATCGAACATTCTATAATTGTATTGGTTTAACAACATTGCCTGCTGATTTATTCCGTTATAATACATTAGTTACAAATAATGGTTTTACTGATACATTCTATACTTGTAATGGTTTAACGAGTGTCCCCGATGGATTGTTTAAATACAATACTACTGCCCCATCATTTATAAATACATTCCAAAATTGTTCTAAATTAGTTATGTCTCCGTGGTTATTCTATGATGAATCGGGGGCCGTAACAAAAACTACAAGGTTTAGTGGACAAACGGTTAGTTTTACTAATTTCTTTAGGGTTAGCGCAAGTACAGCGGCATCTGCCGGAACTGCACCTGACTTATGGAACGCACATGGAACTTTAACTGGAACGAACGCCTTTACCGGACATAACGATAGTAGTCTAACTAACTGGGACGGAATACCTGAGGGATGGGGAGGACCTACTGTTAGTTCTAGTAGTTCGGAAGTAATGACTTCAAGCAGTACAGAAGCCATGCCTTCCAGTAGTTCTACTACTTAATGTTTATTAGCCAACTCGATTATTCTCATTTCTTTATCAAGCTCGGGATCAAGTTCACGCTCAGCCTTAATATCCGCTTTGAGTTGTTCTGTAAGATCGTCTATGTCCAGGTTCTGTTTATACAGTTCGTTTTCCCCTTCTAATGTCTGACGCTTAGCAGCAATAACAGCCTTTATAACAGCTTCTCTAAATCCATCCGGAACATACTGCGGGGGGAATCCCTGTAGAATAGCATTGAGTCTCTGAACAGCATCAGAAGGATCCAGCATTTTCTTCTGCATTTTATTTGTAGTGTAGTTCAATATCTGAACTATAACAAAACCTCCCTGAGCATACATACGGTCTATAAACATACTTCCTGTATCTCCGGGATTTATCGGCTTAGCCTTTTTTATAAAGATAGTTTCTCCGCTTATAGGGAGTTTAAGGGAGGGGTTTCGGGTACTCCGTTTGTCTCTTCTCTTTTTTCTGCTCATGAATATATCTCCTGGTTATGGATTGTAGGCTTAGTAACACTAACAATATACTTTGCTTTTTTGGAAAATCAAGGAAGTATGCTTCTTTTTTTCCTGTTTTACATAAATTAAGTAAACTATTAAGACATTCGATATCTTCAAATACCCTTACATTAATATATCGGTGAATCTGTATTTCCTTATCTGTACTTATATATAAGGAAAATAGTTGAGGATCCTTTTCATGTTCTATATGAATAACATATTTTGTTACTTTATAAAGTCCTTTTTTACTATTCTGAAAAATACTATTCTCATGAATAAAATATTTTGGTACATCTTTAGGAGTCTTTGAGTAATCTGTTATTAATCTGTCTTCCATATCCAATTTTTTAAAGTGGTCTCCTATAGGTTCAAAATATTTCTCAGGCTCCCGTATCACATACAGCATAGGAAAATCAGGTTCTAGTGGAATTGTATTTTTATAAAAATAAACAGAACAATGTCGGCTGAGTCGACAACCTTGTTGAATAGCCCATGGCTTATTGTAGGTCATAAAATAAGCTTTCTGAGGATCAGTGTGTCTTAGATGAGTAGTGGAACTGGTTTTACCTGTTTTTTTATTTATATAATTGAATGGATAAAAAGGAACTATTAAATTAGCCGGGCTTTTATTCAGGTCTGCACGTATAGCTTGAAGATGAAGCATACTTTTTAAATTCTCAGGTATAAAAAGCTCTCTTGCATTATATTGATTTCCTTGTTGATAATATATATTGTATCTATACTCTTCAGGATAAAAACTATGAAAACATTTTCCATCGTATATGGTGAATCCGACTATTTGATGTTTACTATAATATAAAGGAATAATAACACTGGGCTTATCCTCGATAGTATAATACCCTCTTTTTTTGAGGATTATATCTGAATTAATTAAAGCATCTTTTAAATCAGCATAAAATTCTGTAATTGAAGTCAGACCTACCGGACTCTCTGCTGAAGATGCAAATAAACCGTAGCCTAGATTTCTTAATAGCTGAACCTGTTGGGGGTTAGCTATATTTTTATCTACCCGAGCTGCATACTTACGAAACATCTTATCTGCTTTGTAATAAAAATTATCGAAAGGTTTCCCGTGTACACAGCAGTCCTCCCAATCCTTTACTGCTCCCGCGCTCAAACATCCTGTACAGTAGCCCCAGGTTAATTTGGGTGTATGCAGCAGGAACAGAGTATTTATTCCTGTACAGACTGGACAATTGACGTAACATGGTTTATTGTAAGATATACGCGTATTAGTAAGTTCCATTAAAAAATTATTTGAATTTAACAAAAGGTACCTCGTTATGTATGATCAATTTGATGACCGAAGTCGAAAACAACTTTATGGCTTCTATAAGGTAATCGACCTTCCGGGGTTTGTCAAGACTGCGGAAGCAAGTAATCCGGAAGAAAAAGACCAGATACCCTCAAACTGCTTCGCAGATAAAACCAATGGTAAGTATCCTGTGCATACAAAAAAGGATACCTATCTGTCCCGATTATATTTTACTAAGAATAAGGATATGTATAAAAACGCGGCTTTATTGGAAGAAGTAAGTGAGAATATTAATAAGGCCTCTGAATTCTGGGGGCTGGATAAAGACTATACAGTAAAGGAAATGCTGACTAAAACAGCTTATCATTTACCTATTGTTGATTATCAAGGCGGTCAGATAGACGAGTGGATTCTTAATACTCCTAGAGATTTCGAAAAAGCAGCTATCCAGATATTTGAGAATAAAGAAAAATTTACCTATCCTCAACGTAGAAAACTAGCAAGAACAATGCTTAATATTCCTTTACAGAAAGAAGCTTCTTTAACAGAAGAAGTATCTGAATATCTGGAGAAGGCGGCAGGATACGGTATGTGTACCAGAAAGCAGGTTCTGACGGCACTTGCGGACAGAGCCGCTCTGTACAACAGAAAGAACCCCGAGTTGAGTGAGAAGCTTGCAGAAGCCGCTGACACTCTTACAGAGAGTAAAGTTACTCCGACTATACTACACAAGATAGCGTGTGTATTAGACATATGTGACGATACATCAAATTGTGCCAGATTTTATCATAAAGATATTCTGGATACTCCCGAAGAAACTCTTTTCCGTTTTACAGAAAAAAGAGCTTCCGAAATCAAGAAGGATTATATCAATCTCCAGAACGGTAAATCAGTAGCCCTGATTAAACTAGCTGAAGATAAGGTGAATCAGTTCTTCACAGACTACCTCGGTGAAATGCCCGAAGGAGATATGTCTGAAAAACTAGCTGTTATAAGTTCATTACCATCTCCGGATGCAGATGCTCTTCTAAATTTCATAGAGGACTAATACCGATGGAATACAGGACACAGCAAGACGCTTTTAACGACCCTGGATTATTCAGCACATGTGCCGCAGCACTGATGATGGATAATTTTGATGCGGGCTGGGTGGACTGGGAACCGGAAACCGTTGAGATGGAGCTGCATGGACTACGCGTTGATGTCACTACCGGATTGATGGATAAGCTAATGGCTGTATCCGTTCTAATGAGTACTAACCTATTCCATGTATCTTTTGAGACCTGGAATAATCTTGTTCAGATTTTTAACTTCAGTAGAATATCTTCCGAGATGCTGGTACCTGCGTCGATAGAGGATATTTTATGGGGCTGTTCCGAAGCGCGTATTTTGGAAGGCCCTGATACATATGATGCTGAGGGATTTTCACACGACATAGCTGTGTATACAGGAACTCTCCTCACTCAGCATGGTATGACGAAACCCCCTTCTATTCTTAATTTCGCAGAGATTAATGAAAGTGAAATTGATAATAGAGATATTATGTTAGCATCAGATGAATTTACGTTTAAGTCTTATTGGGACAGCCACAAAACTTTGCTGGAAGACTCCGAAAAAGACGCTATAGATAAAACCAAAGAACTTCTTGTTCAACTTAGACAACTCCCTATTAAAAATGGGGACCTCTCTTTCTTAGAAAATGTGGAGCTTCCGGCAGAATGAAAACACTTTTAAAGAAACTGAAAATAGTATGTCTATGTCCCACCTGCGGAGATATGTATTTAATATCTGTCGAAGCTCCTTCAACAGATAATATGTTCCATAAACACGTGTGTGTTCCATGCACTGAGAAAATGGAACATCAACTAGACTCACCAAAAATGGAATACGCTTAAAAGCTGTTCTACCTAAATTTTCCCCCTTTTTTTGGCATAATATATTAATAGTGATATAACTATTTTTTAAAAATAACATATTATTAACAGGGGGATATATATGCAGGAAATTAATTTTAGATGTTTACCGCAGGAATTAACTCTCGAAGTAATAAAGCAGTTGAAAAAACAGGGGATGATAGCTCTTGAGGATCTGGAAAAGGACGGGGTATATAAAGGCATTTGCAGGAATGCTGAAGTATCCAGATGGGATGGGAAGGAATTTATTTATTGGAGACATAAGTGGAAGCATGTATTCGAAGAGACTATTCAGCATCCGGAAAAAGATGATGGATACGACGTATTTGTACCCGTGGAGAAAATGGGTAAGATAAACTATGAGGAGAGTAAATAGTGGGAACATTTCAAGATAAAGATATACATCCAGCATTACCTTCTTTTTTTATGGATAATCTAGATTTTTTTAATGATTTTTGTAATTGTAATTATAATACAAACCCTGCTTGGATTAGGGCAAAGAGAGATGTATTTTGCTGTCCCGGTGTTTGTACAAAATGTGAGTGCACCGACTGCCTGGTATCTTCAATAAATAGAAAGGCATTTTTAGTGTGGATAAAATGGCAGTTGAATAAGGTTAAGGCAGATGAGTAAAGAAGCATTCCAAGGGTTAACAATTCCTTCTGAAATGTATGATTTTGTAACTACATATTTTGACGAGCTAAATCGTCCGGATACAAAAAGAGATTGGACAGATCTGGACGATAAAATAAATGAAGTAATTTGTCATAATTGTAGTCAGGGTGCATGTTCGGATTGTCTGGTAAGTGAAGATAATCAACAGCCTTTTGTTGTGTGGTTGAACTGGCAGGTAAATAAAAAGAAAGGAAAAATTACATAGGTATGAAATTTATAGAAACAGAGGATACAAAAGTTTTATCCTCAAAAAAGTATAATTATGTTTTTAATAAGATAAGCGGTGATTTTATGCGCTGGGGCGAGACAGAGGAAGAGGATCCGGATATGTCTGTATACGGTCCGGAGATAGCTGATATTGAGATTACTGAAATATGTCATGGAGTGCGATGTGATCTTAACGATGAATCTTCCCGTAAGGTATGCCCCATGTGCTATAAGGGAAATAATCCGTCTAATACTTCTAATATGTCTTTCGAGGTATTTAAACAATTATTTGATAAGCTATGTTCCAGAGTTATAGACGGGGAGATAAAGCCCTGGAAGGTATTGACTCAGATAGCTTTCGGAGCAGATGCACAGGCTACAGCTAATCCCGACTTGTGGAGGATGATGTATTACTGCCGTAATAATCCCTATACAGAAGTAATTCCTAATATAACCGTGGCTGATATATCGGACGAGACCGCGGATAAGTTAGTGGAGTATGTAGGGGCTGTGAGTGTATCCTATTACCCGACACAGAATAAGAACTGCTGTTATGAATCAGTGAAGAAGCTGACTGACAGGGGTCTGAAGCAGACAAATATACATGTCTGTATCTATGAAGAAAGTTTTGAAGATACATTGACTTTGTTTAAAGATATACAGAGTGATGAACGTCTGAGTAAGATGGGGGCTGTTGTGATGCTGTCTTTAAAGAAGAAGGGAAGAGGAGTTAATTTTACACCTCTATCTGCTGAAAAGTTTAAAGTATTAGTGGATATAGCTTTGAAAGCCAAAATAGATTTCGGCTTCGACAGTTGTTCCGCGCCTAAGTTTCTGGATGCTGTGCGGGATAGTGATATGTATCCGGAATATTTTAAGATGAGCGAGTCCTGCGAAAGCTTCGGGCTGTTCTCAAGTTATTTTAACTGGGAAGGAAAATATTTTCCATGTTCCTTCGCAGAAGGGGAAGGAGGATGGGATAAAGGTATTGATGTAATTAATTGTAATGACTTTCTGGACGATGTATGGTTTTCTCCTCTAGTAAATAAATGGAGGAAGATAAGTCTGGGAACAATTCGTGATGGTGTTCGACACTGTCCTTTATTTAACATTTAACAGGGAATATTATGAAATATAGAAGAGGATTTGTAAGTAACAGTTCCAGCAGCAGTTTCTGTATTATGGGAATTGTATTAGAAGAATCGGTCTGGGAGAATATATCTATACAGGATTCTGCCTTAACGTATTGTCATGGAATAGATGAGTTTTATGAACAGGTTGTTGTAGGGATGCATGTTGAAAACATGAAAGACGATGAAACAGTCAACCTTTTTAGAGAAAGAATTATGGAAGAACTCACACGTGCTGGAATTGCCGTAGAGTATAAAGATATAGGTTGGTGTGTCGACGGAGGACGTGATGGATGAAGAATCGAAGAGGATTTGTAAGTAACAGCTCGAGCAGTTCATTTATAATACAGAAAAAATATTTGAATAATGAGCAGTTAAATATGATTTATGATCATATCAATGTCGCCAAGGGAATCCTAAAGGAAGATATGGATTATGATATGCCCTGGGATATAAAGAATCATAAAGATCACATTCGAGGAAGTACAATGATGGATAATTTCGATATGCATTACTTCCTTACCGAGATAGTCAAGGTTGATGAAGACCATATTGAATGGGATGACTAAACATGAAGAATAGAATAAGATTTGTGAGCAACAGCTCCAGTAGCAGTTTTATAGTTATTGGGGATGAGCCTTCCAGATGTAATTCTGTACTGCTGGAAAAAGAACAGCGTAAAAAAGTATTGGGATATCTTAAGCTGGATATCCCAGACGATGAAGTAGTGTACTTAACTGACTTCGTCTGTGAAGGTGATACAGAGGTTCTGAAAGTTCCGAGAGATAAGATACACTTTTATGCTGATGGTGGACATGGACATCCTTATAGTGAAAAGGATTACTATGAGCTGGAGGATGCCGGTGTATGGATAATGAAGGAACACTTTAGTGCTGACGGAGAAGCTGAGAAAATAATCGAGTGGATTCGCAGAGAAGTTCTCGGGGCTGGATTTACTCTGGACCGACGAAATAACACAGTCTGTCTGGAACATCCAAGAAGCGGTGCAGGATGGGAAATCATAGAAGATGAAGAATAGAAAAGGATTCGTAAGTAATAGTTCGAGCAGTAGTTTTATACTCGCTATTAAAGAAGCTATCCCCTGCTCCCTTTGCGGGAGGAGTGATTTAACATATGATAATTTTATCCAGATGATAGAAGGATCTAACGACTCGGACACTGAATTTAGGGGTGAAGGTCTTAAAGAGGCGGAAGAGTGGTTAGAATCAGGTTATATGGAGGAAGATAAGCTAAATGAAATAAAGAAAAAGATTAGAAAGTTATCTAAGGATAATGAGATAGTACGGGTGGATGTATCGTACTGCGATGAGCATATTACTGAGATTATAAAAACATCTCCTAATATTCAGATAGTTTGGAGTAATGAATAAAAAGAGGGCTTAGGCCCTTTTTTTAGCTACTTAATTAATGTCATATTATTGGCATAATATAATAGGCGGGGAGTTTACTTCTTAGACATTATTCACGCTCTTGGCACACCCTGTGAATAGGGTACCACCCAGGAGGATGTTACGGAAGAGTTATGGGGTTCGTAAGAACCCATCCCCGTCTACTTTTTTATAAATACACCAATTAACAGGAGGAGGAGGAGGAATGTCCCAAGTTAGGAAGGACACCTGGTGGAAGGACGAGACAATCAGGGATGACTTTAACCAGACAGAGCTGGAACTGGTTCTAGTTAAAAAAGAGCTTAAAGAGGTTAAAGAGGAGAACACCCTACTCAGGGCTGAGCTCTGTAACCTAAAAACAAAGGAGTAAAATGGAAACTTATATGTTATCCATACTGGATTCAGTCCAGGCAGTGCTAATAATATCAGTTATTTTTTGTGTTGTAATTACCATAATAACGGTAATCATGAGGTGCAGCGACGTACCTTTTGAAATTAATCGCTGGGTATTAAGATGTTCGATACCTATTGGGATATTATGTTTAATATGTTTGGCTTTTATACCCTCCCAGCAGAGTCTCATTAAGGCTTACCTGATGGTGGAGGGATCGAAGTTGGCAACCGCAGATAATGTGGAAAAGTTGTTCACAAAAGTAGATGAGAAGATAGACAAGGCTGTCGATCTTCTTAAAACTAAATAGTCTACCATGGTAGACTATTGGAGATAAAGAATGAAGAGTAAACTACGTGAATTAAGAAAAAAACTTAATCTTGATATCAAAGAATTAAGAGAAAGTTGTTCCCATAAAGAAAAGTACATAACAATAAGAGAAGATCGAGGAGCTATAGGTGGTGGTAGTAGTCACCCCTCCATTCATGTTGTATGTACAAATTGTGGTACGCTGAGATTAATATTTGGTCTCGATAAAGAACAACGCGCCAAAGTAAAAAAAACAATGAAGGCCCAGTTCCCTGAAGAGGATGAACGTCTTAATTGTTTCACAATGTACGATTGGGAATTAGATGAAAAAGATTAAATGCGGAGCAAAGGGCTGTGAGTTTGTAGAGCGGTGGAGTACACTCAAGCCCCGCGGTCCTCAATATGTAGAAGTCAGAGATGACTTCCCAGAAGAAGCAAAAGCTTTTTGTTCATTCGAATGTGCTGTGTATGCAGGATACATGACAATGAATAAGAAAAGCTTTAAGGAGAAAGGCGGAATAGAGGTAGGAGGCTCGTGGTGGGTAAAGGATCCATCCGGGGGGACCGATGAGCGGTTCAAGGAATTAAGGGGGAAAGAATGAAAATGTTAATAGTAATAATTATATGGACCATAGGGATTATCCTTGGGCTGTATGTAGGAGTATGGGTATGTTTTATTGGAGGCATCATCGATGTTGTAGAAGCTGCCCGGGCAACTGTTCTTATACCTATGGATGTCGCATTAGGTGTAGCAAAGATTGTCTTTGCAGGTGTAGCGGGCTGGATAACCTTCTTTATATGCTTTATTATGGGTGGAGTAGTGGGGGAGATAAGGCCATGCCGGTAGTAATTAAGAAAACAACCCTAAAGAAGGAATGCAGGAGATGCCGTAAAGAACGACCTATCCTGCAGGCAACGATAGGCGAGGACGTACATCTTGTATGTTCTTTCTGCGGAGAGATTATATGAAGACATTTATGTATTTAACAACAGCTAGTATAATTTGTATACTGTCCGCAGTATATCTGGCTGTTAGTGATGTAGAAGGTTGGGGCTGGTTTCTGTTTGTGGCATTCTTTATATTCCCTTCCTATTCTTCAACAGAGGAGAAGAAAGAATGAGTGAAGATTCTGAAGAAGATAATATAGATTGTGGATGTGGGTGTGCTACTTTTATCATAGTTTGTATTGTTATAATGCTATTCGCCAAGTCATGTGACGATGATAAAAATAAACCCACACCGGGAGTGATAGAGTGGGGCGGAATTAAACCGGCTGTAGATTGGCTGTGGGACGGAGGAGTAACAAAATGAAAAAAAACAACTGGGAACTCGATTTAAAACTATCAAAAGAAGATATAAATCACATTAGAGGTTTAGAAGAAGGTCATTTGTATGTTCTAGAGGAAATGGCTGAAAAAGGCCTAAAAACTTTAGTTCCTGATTTGCTAGGACATTATATAGTACATTTTGTCCCTCGCAATTTCTATTTCCAGGATATGTGCGTTTATGCCCGAGATCTAGCAGATAGATTTATAAAAATATGGATAGATCTAGAGCGAGAAGTACCGGAAACTTTTTCTGCGATATTAGAAAATGTAGAGCAGCACAGAAAAATATACAATACATCTATTGAAAAATTAAAACAAAATATTGATAAAGAACAAAATGAAATAAATGAAGGGCGTAAATATTTATTTGCTAAAACTAAAGGGTTCGAATATCTGAATGATTCTATAGTGTCAAATATAAAAGCGAACGGTTGTTTTAAAGAGCTTGAAAAAAAATGGCATATTATTTTAGACTGCTGTAGGTACACATATAAGGTGGTGGGATTTAATAAAAAAGAAGAGGTAGAAGATTATCTTAATAATTTTCTACCCTCCTTACATAATGTTGAGGTATACAATATTTATTGTAATAAAAAGATTGTACCAATGAAAACTCAGATTACACTAGGGGGAAGCTAATGAATAAAAAGACATTGTATGTGGTTAAACACACTCATAAATATGGATGTTGTTACGGTTATTTCAAATCGGACAAGAATCCTGAGTGGATTGATAATCATATTGATAAAATATGCGATGCTTTATTATTCGACTTTGAACCGGATAACGTGTTGGAAAATGGTTTAAATGAAACGGTCGAGATTAGAAACGCAGATGATTTGACGTGTGATCTCGAAGAAGAGTTAGCAAAAAATGAATAATAAAATAAGAAAAGCTAATAAAATATATAAACGCAATGAATTTAAAGATATTAACCCAGACGTGAAATGTCCGGAGTGCAGTAGGGATAAATTTAGAGTAGGATATGGAAGCTGCGAATGTGTCGGTATATGTGATTGTGGACACAGGTTTTCACTCTACTCAGGATAAATTGTGATGGAAAATAAACCAAAACCTCCTATTGTGTTTGATTTTAAAAAGGAGGCTGAGAAAAAAAGAAAGAAAGAATTATATAAGTATGCTAAAAAAGCTGTAGCACACTTATATACAAGAGAAAATCCTAAAGAGGAGGAGAGATGAAATGGAATAAACATGATTGGGAATGTATCTATTTAGGTACACGAAACGACAGAGATTATTATCTCTATGTCAGTGATATAAAAGAACTCAGTATTATTTCAAGAGTAGGTAACGAACAACATGCCTATGGTACATGTTCTATTGATAGTATTAGAAATTTGGTAAAGGAATCAAAAATAAACATCCATGATAACACAGAAGCTGGTGACATGGTATATTTCGCGGATTTATTAAGGATTCTATAAAGATATTTAAAGAATCCTTAACATTTGATAGTCGCTACACGTATTTCCGAACGGTGGTACGTGTACGCGACTTCTATATTCCCGTCCGGATTCTCTATGGCGAAAGGATACGACAGTTCTCTGCTGACAGCGTCCGGATAGAATGTATCTGAAGTATCGTCGTCTATAACAATACTTTCTTTTATATCCAGATCAGCCCGCATCTTCTTAAGAACTAATCCTTTTTTTAGTATAACAGTAAATTCCATCAGAGACAGAGGACACCGGTTTCTACTATCCGGATTACATACCAGATATGTTTTTCCGGAACTGTGGTGGACGACATCGATAGAGCTGTTAGGATTCATTACATCTGTAGGAACAGCTTTATCCCAGTTATATAGATTACTGGAAGAGCTGTAATATATACATGGAAGATCCCGGGAACTCCGCATTAATGCATGGTACTTTTCATCAGCATACCATATAGCGGGCTGTAACAGCCCCTGAGAGGTGATTGGTCCAATTATAGGGTTAGAGCGCCTTCTACCCTTAAAGTCGTTGAAGGGCTCCTTATAAGCCTCTATATAGGATGTCCAGTTCATAGCAGTTTCCACGGACGATCCGCATACCATCATATTGCCTTTAAAAATAGGCTTCGTCTTGACACAGCCGTTGAATCCTGCGGGATACATTATATAATCTTTAGGGACAACTTTCCCGCCCTTTAACTCCAGCGTAAACAGAACTGTCTGCCAGCAGTCACAGAATCTTCCATCCTTCATAAACATATACAATTTATCGTTATGTGTGAATAGAACAGGGTTCCAGCAGGAGCTGCCTCTCGACGATGGATTGAAAGTTCTCTGTATAGGATTATTATCCACCTTTGTATAGATACAGCAGAGGTATCCTTCTCTCTCCCCGCCGAACCATGCTGTTATTTTCTTTCCCTCATAATATACAATAGATGCTGCATGACAGGCGTTTGTCGGAACATTTATTCTTTCTTCAGATATTATTTTCATTATAAATCTACCACCTTATCTATTCCGAATTTATCTTCGACTTGTTTTAATACATCTTTATTCTTCCAGAATCTTTTATCAAATTCAATGACTATCATATTTTCGTAACCTTCCTCTGTATGTTCCTTCTTATAATAATCCTTACAGCGTGTCTGGAACCATATCTCATTATCCTTATTATCTTTACTGTATACGACAACTGTATCCAGAACATCACCTATTACTAATTCTTCGTCCCCACACACTATCTTTACTTCACTCATATTATTTTCCTTTATACATCCCAGTTAGCTAGATGCGGGTCAGCCAGTGCCATATCCTCGTAGGAAGGACCCTGTACACTGGTAACCAGCGACGGATACCTGCCCCTAATATGCCAGATAGCGGAACAGGCTAGATTAAGAGAGAAAGCAAAGTCATCTGTTTTGTTAGGGACTTTAATCATAAGGGTATAATCCTTACCGCGGGGAGTTTCTCTCGTCTCCTGCATTATATTCAGCAGATCACTCAATACATCCTTAGTCTTCCCGTCGTTCTTTTCCCAGTCGGGAAGAGTTACCTGCTGTTTCTTAATCATTTCGAACAGAACCAGTAAAGAACGGGTCTTATCTATATTGTAACAACTTCTACCACCATTTGCGGGCTGGTAGAAGTTGATGATACTAGTGTTAACAGGGGCGTGGACGATTTGGAAGGGTACTATTTGCTCCACGGGGTATCCCCGTTGGACTATTGTGGCTTCCCTTATCATTCCAGCCCCTGAAAAATCGTGTGCAAAATATGTTATCTCGAACTGGTAAGCATATTCAATAAGTTTCTTAGCTTCGTCTTCTGGTTTTATCCCTATTTTAAATCTCTCAGCATATATACAGTGTACCGTTTCGCTTCCGGGTATTATACCTATTACAGCTACTGTCGTTGTCGATATACTATCTGCACCGTATCCACTCCAGTCCACTCCCATAACTACAGCATCGTACTTCTTACGTTCTTTAACAGCCTTGGAGTAATCATTGATAAGCCCGTTACTAGCCTGTTTAAGGTGCATTACTGTCAGAGGTTTAACATTTTCATCACACGGGACCCCTAATACCTCGTTATTAAATCTAGCTTCCGGATAAGTAGACCTCTTATAAAGCATCTCACTCCATTTAAGAGGAAATTCAGCATGCAGAGGGTGTGTTATCTGCGATAAATGATATCCGGCGAACGAATGCTGTCTATCGGGGTACGCATGCACATATTCTCCTGTACTTATATCCAGAGGCTTACCGCATTTCTTATTAGCGCAGATACAGGTCTTCTTTCCTATCATCCGTAATAAATCATGGTCCAGACTAGGTATATTATGTTTACCGCACCCACATCTGATGATCCATTCCGCCTGAGAGCTGTCTGAAAACAGAACACCCAGCGTATTATCGATAGTTTTAGGGGTTCCGGTAAACTGATAAAATCCATATTCGGTCTGGGCACTTAAAACCTCACCTATTGTACTAATAAAGTCGTATTGTATGTCAGAAATCTCGTCAAAGCAACAATTATGAGTTAAGATGTTGTTACTAAAGAAGTTAGGTTGTTTTTCCATTTGAATATCATACACATCTTTAATACCCACATATTCAATAGAAATCACTTTCCCTTTTGAAGAGATTCTTTCCCCTTGTGATAATTTTCCCTCTTCCGAGCTAAAAATTCCTGTCTGTATTGAGGATCCTCCTCCATACGTTTCTTTAATTTCTTGTACTGATTCTGCTTTTGAATCTTTACTTTCTCTTTGTTTCGTTTTCTCCATTCCCTGGTATAATCCGTCTCGGAGGTATCCCCTTTGACTCGTTTTTCTCGACGCCAAGCATTGTGATGATCTATTCTTTTGTTGTATTTTTCTGGATCTTCTTTCAATCTTTGATAATAAAATTTCCGTTCCTCTTTTAGTTTTTGTTCGTATACAGGGTCTCCCTTTTTTGAATGTCTCCATTTCCTTCGAGTAGCATTGTGGAGATCTCTTTTCTGAGGATCCTTTAAATACTCCTGTATATATTGTCTCTTCTTTTCTTTCATTTCCGGATGAGAGGCATAATATTCCCTCTTTCTTTTGTTTATTCTCTTCTGGTTTTTCTGAGTATAAATAGCCGTCCTTTTTATATGATGGTCGGTAAAACATTTTTCGGAACATGTCTTGTTGTTGCTCTGTATCTCTGTCCCACATTCTACGCAGAGTAGTTTTCGATAATCTATCTTGTAATTCATACATTTCGGAGTAAATTCCCGAATTAAATCCACGCAGGTTCTGGTTCCTAGAACAGATAAACATAGAATATAATAATATTTCCCTATATTTCTTCTTGATTTTATAGGAACAACATTGTTTTCTATATCGAATTTTTGATAGAGCCATTTTGAAAGGAGCTCTACCTCTTCTTTTTGAAATCCCTCGGTATGTATCTGTATAGATCGTCGATCTTTTGTTCGCAAACTCCCGTCGTCGCATATCCACCACATCAGCCCTTCGGGAGTTATCAAGTCTAACCATTCCTGAGATATCGTCTTCTTTTTCTTTCCAGGGAGGTGTATCAGTTCGTGTAAAAAGAACAAATCCGTATTGGTTGTCGTGCCCCATCGACTGGACCATTCCCCGAACCCCCTGTTCTCGACTTTCTGTGGTTCTCCCAGCCCCAATTGTCTCGGAGTTAAATAATTTTTCATTATTATGTATTTCTGGGTATTGTAGTCGTGTTGAATCCATCCGTGCGCTGATTGATAACGGCAAGTTTTCTTCTTTAAACTTCCTATTTGTAAATGTCCGTCCCCTAGAAGAGTTCCCAACAACATCTGTCTTTGTTTTTCTGAAAGCATGAGTCACCATTTCCTCTATAGTTATCCAACCTACATCGCTGAATAATTTATGATCTATTGTACATGTTAAAGTATGTCCAGTATTTAAAGTTATACGAAAACAAGGTCTTACCCCTGTTTTTTCAACTCTCTGGACTTTATTATGTATAATATATCCTTCATTAGTGACCGATTCAAGGATTCTCCCTATTTTTAAATCTTCTATAGGAGTCCCCTGTATCAAAGTACCTTTCGCTAAACATTTAGCTGCCGCAAATCCACGACAACGCTCACAATCTAGGAAAGCATACGAGAAATACATGTTAGAACCGTTTCTAAAGCTCTTCTGCAGGATAGATTGCTCTCTGGTTGGGTCTTCGAACACCCTACCGAGGTAACTTTCCTTGATAATAGGCCCTACATAGTTAGTGGAGAACCTTTTTATCTGATCATAACGGGGCTGAATGTATAAAGTATGGAAATTAGGTATCATTGCACTGTCTAAAAGACCTCTGGAAGCAAGCGATATACTTTTTCCCAACTGCCGGGCCACCATAAACACTACCCTACGAGGCATTGTAAGTTTAAAGAAGGGTTCCAGTGGATAATGCAGATTAAGAGTCATAGGCTTACCGTCTAACTGCAGATATGGAAGCATTGGGAGGTAGGAATTGTATGCTCCGCTATGATATCCCTGTAAAGTTTGTTTAAATTGTGTGGATAATTCTGACATGTGAAACAATATATCAGCCCTTCCGGGAAATACAAGCGCATGCTAAAAAAAAGCTGTTTTTTTGGCATAATAAACTACCTGGCAGAGGTTTATCTGCTAAACTTTTTAGATTTAATGAAATTTTAGAATGAATTTTACTTTATGATTGGACACTATGGCAAGCAATCCGCGGAAAGATGCGGTATATTAACTTGTAACCAATCGGAGTAACAATGAGTACCAACAGTAGACAAGCAATGAGAAGGGAAGGGCTGGATTTCGCCTATCCTTCTGAAACGGACAGGTATAACCTGGAAGAATTGAAATCCACAAAGAGACCTTACACAGAACAGTTAGACGAGATCCTGCCACGGGCTGCGGATCAACGTGGACTTACTGTTTCTACAGACGATGAGTAACGAAAACTCATTTTCAAAGCTGTGTGAGCTGATAAAACAATTCCAAGGGGGTACACCTGTACCTACAGAGGATAAAACAGCTGATCTCGAAAAACCCGAAGCCCGTAAACAGACAATGCATAAAGAAGTTAACATAAGTATTGTCATCAATCAGTAGTACATTTTGCGAATCACCGGTATATCAGTCAATTTCTCCCTCTCTCCAGGCTGATCGGTATTGTTTCTAATAATACCTGCCGGTGGTTCGTTTTTTCTTTCCAATAAAAACCAAAAAGGAAACTATTATGTTTGAACTATTATTAATATTAGGCCTTCTATGGTCTTTTCTAGGATTGTCTTTTTTTGCTAATTACATTGATAAGTGGGAAGCAAGATATGAATATGTAATGGGAATATTTATATCAGGACCTATTATATGGGTGGGAGCTGTAGTGGTAGGTGTAATAAAGTTTTTTGACTTAGCGAGAGTATATCTTAATAAGTTTGTTAAAATATTCGGAAAAAAGAACTAAAACAGACATGGCCGTAACAGCCCTTCTAAGCTATTTAATGGACAGACCCTATACTGTTATCAGGAACTGTGTTAAGTCTTCTCAGAGGGTGCTTAGAAGGGCTGTATGAGAGATTGTGTAGTTTATTAATATATCTTTTTTAACAACAGGGATAATAATAGTATTTTACAAGATGTATTATTTCAAAAGAAAAAAGTAGCAAAAAAGAAATATTCGTATTTGGGGGACTACGTCCCCAAATACTCATAAGGGTATTCTAAACTGTAGTATTAAAAATACGGCTATATATGTAATATATATAGACATGATATTGTCGAGAATCTCCGCGCTTGGGGCGCTTCGATTCTCTCATATCAGCAGGGGGGAGAAGTTAAAAAGCACAGCCCTTTATATATATACTATATATAAACTTAACAAAAAAAGAGAGGAAGTAATATGACAAGTATTGAGCGAAGAGTTAGAAAAATAAAAAGTAATGAATATATGTTAGAAGCAGACAGTGATACAAAGAAGGGTGATCTGTATTATTTATCAAAGTTTCATCATGACAATAAGCTGAGTAATACACAGTTAGATAATTCTCATAGGATAATTTTAGACAGAGCACATATATATACAAGTGTAGAAGCAAATGATAGACAGCGTACTCAAAGAGCGGTACAAACTGTGTTTAACGGATTAGAGATGTTTAACGTATATTTAGCTAGAGGTAATCATACACAGTATAAATCCTGGGATTGTCTTAATAGTGTAAGAATTCCTCCTTTAAGACCTTTATATATTAGATACAATCATAAACCCAGAGAAAAGTACAGGGCTAGAGTTACATACGATTTAACAGCCCATTATCCTTATCTGGTATCTAATACAGGCGAGATTAATTTTACCTGGGAAAAATGGACTGAATTTATAATGAATAATCGGGGGTTTTATAATACTATATTACACGACTGTGCTCGAGGACAACACTCTTATATTAGAAATATTGCCAGTTCAAATATACAGTGTCTGATTAGAAGCAATCCGGGGGATTTAGTCGGATTTAAGATAACATGTCCTTTATGTGGGGTACCTGTGAAGTATCTGTTAAAATTAAGAACTTCCTTAGACAGGGGTCTATATATATCAAATACAGAGAATGTTATTAAACTAAGTTCAGGCCACTATACATTTTATCGTTCTACAGGTTATCAGTATAACAATTATTTATACCGTAACGAAGAACTTACAGGAAACAGAAGTATTGTAAGAGGTGACGAACTGGCTTCTATTGTTTTCGGACCGGGTGCTATACGGTATGCTATTTCAAACAATATTCCAATAGAGGTTATTAACTCATGATATGGTTTATCTCGGATGCACATCTATCCGGAGGAATGTATGTACATCGTCCGCTTATAAAGGGAGATTCATACAGGGCACTGGATAGTATAACGGCTGATATTTTATCTAAAGACCAGCCCGGATCTGTTATATTCTGTGGAGATAATTTCAATACACCGAAACCGTCTCCGGAAGATGTACAGCATATGACGGATGTTATCAATTGTTTCAGAGAAAAAGGTATTCCAGTATATGCGGTACAGGGGAATCACGATTTATGTTGCGGGCTGTCCTGGATGCATATCTGCGGAGCTCTGGACTTAACAGAGAAGGTATACGATATAGAAGGACGAAAGGTGTGCGGGCTGGACTACACTCCGGGCACAAAGATCATTGACGAGCTGAACCGTATTGACGGTGAAATTGAGTGCGATATATTGGTAATACATCAGGCTTTCAGACATTTAAGTCCCTTCGACACATTCTCTTTAAGTATAGAGGATGTACCCGGGTCTGTTCTGGAAGCGGTAGTATCAGGACACATTCATGTTCCCGACAAGCGGGATAACAGCGCCGGTGTATCTATTGTGTCTCCCGGAGCCACACACCCCTGTAATATAGCAGAGCCTCCCGGAACGTACATACAATACGACGGCACTGCTTTCATGCATATCAGTACTCCGGTATCCAGACCTATTAAAAAGCTGGTTATCGAAAAGGAAGAAGATATACAGGGGGTATTGGAATATCTGGAAAGTCTTAAATATCTGGAGGATAAATCTCCGGACGAATGGCCTCTGGTCAGGATAAGATATGCTTCGGAACTTATCGAGCTTATCAGAAAACTCTCCAAGTTTAAATCCAGATGCCACTTGTTTATAGAAGCTGTGACTGCAGAGGTTCCCGATGTTTCAGAGGTGGAAGTAAGTATAGCTGCATCTACGGAAGATATTCTTAAACAATGTATCGATGAACACAGTCTGGAGTATAAAACGATTCTGGGATTAACCGATGGAAATTATCAGGTTATTCTGGAGAATATAAATAAAGCGTTTATAGAACGTTTGGAAAGAATACAAGATGAAATTAAAAAAGCTGCGCCTGTTTAATTACTGCCAATACTCCGATAGAGAGATTACTTTCGAAAAGGGTCTGGCAGTATTAACGGGCTGTAACGGGGCTGGTAAATCGAATCTGCTGAACGCAATATTCTATTCGCTTACCGGAGAAAGCCTCACAGAAAAGAAGACACGTTCAGGCATGCTTAAGTGGGGTACTGAAAAAGGATTTATCGAATTACTATTCGAAGTGGACACAGTTGAATATACTGTTAAGCGTAACATGCATAATGCTTCTGCTTCTATGTCCTGGAAAATAGACGATACTAAATTATCTGCTAATAAAGCTACGGATATCAATAAAAAGATATCAGAGCTGTTACAGGCGGATGCAGGACTATTGACGTTATCCAGTTTCATGTCTCAGACAGGGACTACGAAACTTATTTTCGGTAACAACATGGAACGTCTTAAGGAATACAGCAGACTGTTCGGGTATCTTCGTTTCGAGAAGATCAGAGAGTTACTGCAGTCTTTAAGCGGACAGGTAGATACGTATCAGGATTTCTCAGAAGAAGTACAGTCTATCGGGGAAAACATAGCTTTGTTTAAACTGGAGGCGAATCTTCTCAGAGGTACCTTACTTGGACACAGAGATCAACTCGCTCAGTTCAAAGAGAGATACGAGAATCTTACACAGGTATCTGTATCCTATACAAAGAAGGAATGGGAAGATGCTGTAGAAGGTATAGAAGCTGATATCCAAGGACTGGCTTCTAAGCATCAGCAGAAGGCGCTCGATCTAAAGGGGTGTGGAGATACGGTAATCGTAACAGAAGCCGAGAGGGCTGTGTACAGCACGTATACGAAGGCTATGGATGCCGGTAGAAGACTTCTCGGTATACAGGAAGAATTAGTAAAGGTAGGTTTCATTGAAAAGCCGGATGCTTTTTCCGAAGAAGGGCTGGAGGAAGCTGTTAAGAACGCTATACATTACAAACAGAAATACGAAGCGTTTTCAAGAGGTGTCTGTTCTACATGCGATCAGGAAGCAAGTCTTCCAGATGGGGAACTGGCTGTATTATGTGGTGAGATGGAAACTTCTGAGAGGTTTGTCTCTCATTTGAAAAGAGCTAAACAGGAAGCTTCCGGTGAGATGGAAACTTATCTAAAGAATAGACAGATGTATGACTCCTTAACGGAGCAGAGTACAAGAGAAGAAAAAATATTTGTTGAATTATCTACCATGGTAGAAAATTTCAATGAGAAGGAATATCTGGAAAAAGTAGGAGAAGCGGAAGCATTCTCCAATACAGAAGAGCTTAGAAAACAATTGGTTGAAGAAATACACCAATTAAAAATGATGATAGAAATAGATCAACGTAATCTGAAAGAACTTATAGATAAAGGACACACTGAAATAAGTGCCTCCGATATAAAATTCATTAAAGATTATGAAGAACTTAGAGATTCTCTTATAATGTCAGCAGCAAGTGAGCTGGCAGGTAAAGAGAAAGAAATTGAGATGCTTAATAAGCAGCTAATAGAGAAGGAAGGTTATATACAATTGAGAGGGCTGTGCGAAGAATATCGTGGCTTTCTCAGAAATGTGCGTGAAGTATTGCACGTTGATAACTTTCCCAGAAAGATGATATCGGCATATAGAGGTATACTGACCGGATTGGTCGGTAAATATCTTAATGTCTTTAAACAACCTTTCTGTATTAGTATCAATGAAGATCTCGCTGTCGTCTGCTCGTTCCCGGATAATCCCGAAGTTAGTATTTCGGACTTATCAGGTGGACAGCGGATGTTATTAACTATCGCTTTTCGTTTAGCTATATCAGAAATGCTTGCTTCTAAGATAAACATGATAATATTTGACGAACCTACTAATCATATGGATTCTGACTCTAAGGACTATCTGGCTGAGACATTCAGTCTTGTCAAGGAGTACTTGAAGATAAAGGATATTCAGATGATAGTGGCAACGCACGAAGAGAAGATAACAAATATTGCAGACTATGTAATTGAAGTTTAAAACAAAGGAGTAGTAAAATGGAACTGAGTCTATCTGGAAACCTTCTGATGATAAGACCCTGGATGCCTGAGCTGGAGGGGGAGCTCTTTTTCTGGCGCAGGGAGTTCAGCCCTTCCGGAGGCAAGCCTAAGATGCGTAAGGAAACAATGTATTACACGCACGAGGTGGATGGCGAACAGGTAGGATATATTCCTGAGGGTCTTCTGGACAGAGTCAGGAACTATCTGAATAAGCGTAATATTGTATATACATTTAAAGATTATAGAGTATGGAGTACACTCCCGGTCCCTGACTTCTCGAAGGTGGATGTTCTTGAACTGAGGGATGGGCAGGATGTGGCGCTTGTCAGAATAGCTGAGAACTACAATGGAGTCATAGAGGCTCCGACATCGTTTGGTAAATCCTATCTGATACAACAGATCTGTAAGATGTATCCCTATCTGAAGATAGTAATATGTACTCCACGTAAGTCGGTAGTTAAATCTCTGTATGAACGTTTGATATCTGATATTGTGCTTAAGGAAAACGTGGGTATAATATCTTCGTGGAAGAACACAGGTTCTGACTGGAGGATAGTTGTATCGACAGTAAAGTCTCTTCTGAAGACAGACTATGAGAAGACTGATCTATTGATGTTCGATGAATGCCACGGTGTCGGGGCTGTTACAACTTCAGGAGCGCTGGCTAAGTTTTCCAGAGCCAGGAAGTTTGGTTTCAGCGCCTCCCCTGAAGGCAGATGTGATGGAGCGGATATGGCACTTGAATCTATGTTCGGACCGGTACGCTTTGATTATACATATATGGAAGCTGTTGACGCAGGTTCTGTAGTACCTATAGAAGTACATATGTATACAATGCGTGGAGACACTCTGGACACGTCAGGCAGAATAGCTATAAAAAGGTGGGGGCTGTGGAAGAACGTCAATCGTAATAAAAAGATTGCCGAGATAGTTAATAAGTACGGTCCCGACGAGCAGGTGTTGATAATGGTAGAGACACTTGAGCATGCTATGAATCTGAAGAAGGAACTCCCTGACTACACAGTTGTATATTCCAATTGCTCTGAGAAGAGATATGCGGGATTCGTCAAAAGAGGGCTGACTTCCGATAAACGTATGTCAGACAGAGAGATGATGGAGTGTCAGAATAAGTTTGAGACGGCGGAATTGACTAAAGTGATTTCAACAAGTGTGTTCCGTGAGGGGGTAAATTTTGTTCATTTAAGAGCACTTGTGAGGGGAGATGGGCTGTCTGGAGCTATTCCTAACATTCAGATACCGGGACGTTTAAGCAGACTGGACAAAAACAAGGAAAAAGGAATTCTTATTGACTTTAAGGATACTTTTAACGAAACATTGGAAAGAAGTAGTGAAAGCCGTATAAAGCATTATCAAAAGGCAGGGTGGAAAGTGATATATGATGATAAATTGTAATTGACAACCTTCTTTATACAGTGTATTGTATCTTATAATTAATTTATTAATAAAAAGGATACAGACATGGATACAACAAATATTGATGCAGGTGTTGTAGAAGTTAGTAAAAAGAAGGAATATACTTATAAATTTGATAATACTAAGTTTGAATTGCTGGAAGAATTACCTATTAAAATGTATAACTATACTGATAAATATGGTAAATTTAGTCCCGCTAAACAACATATGGTAAAACTTAAATGTAAGAAATGTGGGCATGAAAAAATAGTTTGTGATAAAAGTAAACTTAGTTGTAAAGAAGGTATTTGTAATATCAGGTTTGTTGATAGAACAGGTATAAAATATGGTAATTTAACTGCTCTAAAACCTGTTAAAACAGATAATGCTATACACCCTTGGCAATGGTTGTGTAGATGCTCTTGTGGGGAAAAAGAATTAGTTGCCGCAGCTATTTTAGTGAGTGGTAAAGAGAGTTGTCGCAAATGTGGAAAAGAACATCGTATAGAACATAATTTATTAAAGGGAGATGCAGCTAAGTGGCATAGAATAATACGAACCTATAAAAAGAATGCATTAAAAAGAGGTAGATGTTTCGAATTATTAGAAGAAGAATGTATGTCTCTTTTTAAAGGCGATTGTTTTTATTGTAGTGAACCTCCCGCAGTAGATTCCGCTGGGCTAATTAGAAGTGGAATAGATTGTAAAAATGCTCTAAAAGGATATACCACAGATAATACAGTTAGTTGTTGTCCCGTGTGTAATATTATGAAAGCGGCTCATTCAATACCTTCTTTTCTAAGCCATATTCTTAAAATAGTAAACAGTAGCAAGGATATGATAGAATTATTGGACGAAGATATTAAAAAAGAGGGGTCTCTGCAGTATAGTTTTCATAGGGACCGCTATGTGATGTTTGGTGAAAAAAGGAATAAATAATGACATACAATGATATAAACAGAGAGGTACATGAATTCAATGTTCCGTACCGTCTTAAGGACAGTGAGAAGGTGAAAGAGCTTATTGTCAAACTGGAATCTACAGGTATATCCCCCTACGAGTATTGTCATTATGTATACAGGTACTGGGGGCCTGATAAACTTGTGGAAGGTATAGTATGTTCTGATAAGGCATGGGAGGAATTCCAGGCATTCAGAAATATTCGTATCGGTGAAAATAGAATAAAGACAGAGCTGGAGAAGAAACGTCTCAGATATTTATTACAGTCAGGACAGTCTGTAAAAGAGATAATCAGCTCAAATCTGGAGACATTTTTCACCCTGTTCAAATACATCCTAGCCTCTATAGAAGGGCTGGAGGATAAAGAAAAATATAATGAGGGAGCTATCTATGAGCTGAGAAGTATGCCTGAGTTGAGGCAATACTTTGATGAGTTTGGCGAGAGATATTTTCCGGAATACAAAGAGGTAGCGCATGAGTGATATTTTAAGTAAGTGCGATTATGATATACTTCTTCTACATATTCTGAAAGACCCTAAGACATTTTTAAATTTTGTTGAGAAAACAGATGAGCCGGTTTTTGATCCGGTTAAGTATACAGCCCATGACTTTATAGCTAAGGTCATCCGGGATATTTACTACCAGCACAATGAGTTTATGGCGGTAGGAAGTCTTAAATATAAAGTATATGAACGTCTGGAAGAATCAGGGTTTGACGACACTATAAAAAATCTGGTAAAACAGACTTTTGAATACGCTTCCAAAATTGACACCGAAGAACTAAGTCCCTCTATAGCTAATAATATACTTGAAAAAGTTATTAATAACCAGATAGCCAGGGATACTACGAAGAAGCTGGAAATGGTTCTTGAAAGAGGTACAACTACTGGAAGTATATTGAAGGAAATGTCTTCGGAGATCGACAGTCGCAGGTTGGGGATGTCCGATCAGATGAGTATTATGAATCCTCTGGAAAACATGGGGGAGTACATGACGCACAGTGAAGTATTTCCTACTGGTGTTGAATTTGTAGATACAATGCTTCGAGGAGGCCCCTGGAGACACGATCTGCTGGGGTTGTTGGCACCCTCCGGCGGAGGTAAAACTACCTTTGCTATACAAGTTCTTATCTCATGGATACGACAGCATCCGGACAGACACTCTGTATTACTATCGTACGAACAGCCCCTGGAGGGTGATATATCTTCCAGACTGTGTTCGGCTGTAACAGGTCTTTCCACTGAATTATTCAGAGGGAAGACAATGGAGGAGCTGAAAGACGGTGTCCGTGAAAAGTATACGAAGTCTATTGAAGGAATAAAAGGTAGATTTCATATGGCGGATATGAGTAAGGGGATAGCGGGAACAAAGGGTCTGGAAGATATACAGTATATTCTAGACCAGTTTAATCTTCCCGAAGAAGGCCCCCCTACGTTGGTAGTAATAGATTGGCTGCTTCCTCTGGTACAGAGAGCTATGGTGGGAGAAGGAGTGACAAGTTTAACAAACGAGTCTTTCCGTCTCTATTCGACACAGTTTATGGATGCTCTGAAAGTTATGAAGAACAACCGTAATATAATAATAATAGTCAATCACCAGTTGACAGCTGACAAGGCAGGAGCTTCCTCTAACAGGAAACCTAACTGGACAGATGCGGCTGAATGGAAAGGATTCGCGTGGTATATGGATGTTTGTTTTGCGATAGGAGTATTGTCTGAGGAACAGATAGCATGGTTCTGTGCTTCTAAAGTAAGAGCTACAGCGTCTTCTGATATACTCGTAAAACTTAGAGGGGATTATATAAAGTTTGTGAAAGCGGATAATGATTTTATGCTTACAAACGGAAAGATAGTTCCTAAAGTTAAAACAATGGACAACCGTGATAATTCCGGTAACCGCAGTAAAGCGGATGTCGGACATCTTAAAGGGCTGGACAGTGAGTCGGCGACGGCTCAGTTCGGTGAATAGGAGTATTTATGAATAAAGAAAATATAATGAACGTACCCCTGTTCAATGCGCTCTGCACAATATTCGATGATGATGTGAGTGTGGTGAACATGGGAGGTGAAGGGGCCCTTGAGACGGTTAAGGATGGTAAGTCTCTAAGGGCTGTACGGTGTCAGGACGGGGAAGAGTATAAGGTAAACTGCCCGTCCTGCGGTGATAGGAAACACAGACTGTTTATCAGCCACTGGGCATTTAAAAAGGTTCAGAGGGGTGATTTCAAAGTAAAGACCAACAGTCTGTTCTACTGTCATAATGAAAGATGTTCTAACTATGAACTTAAACAACAGATAGGAAAGGAAATAAATTTTGATGATTATAAAGCAGAGATACTACCGGCAAATTATAAGAAGAAGAAAGTAGCCGCGTTTAAATTTCCGGATAATTGTATTCCGGTAAACTCTCCGGAAGCTCCGGGGCAGGTCAAAGAATACCTTACAGGTAGAAAGTTTGATCTGGATATTCTGTATAACAGCTGGGACGTACATTGCTGTGAGGTTCTGGAAGAGTATCCGTACAACGGGCCTAAGATTATCTACCCTGTATATTATAACGGGGAAATGGCCTTTTGGCAGGCTCGTCTGTGTTGGGAGCCAACAAAGGATCAGCAGAGGCAGGGAGTTCGCAAGTATTACTTTCCCGAAGGGTCTCTTAAAAGTCAGGTTATATACAACAGAGACATGAATCGCAGGGAACTGTGGACAATCATAGTTGAAGGTATAACCGATGTACACAGGATAGGAGCGAAGGCTATTAGCTGCCTGGGTAAATCTCCTTCCACCCGGCAGGCTCAGATTATTAAGCATTCTCTGGGAGGTAATGCCGGAGTACTTTTGCTGGATGCAGATGCGGCGGAAGAGGCGTTGGAATTCTACGAGAAGTACAGGGAAGGGCTATTCGATAAAGGTTTCTATTTAGTACAATTATCTAAAGGAGACCCCGCAGATTACACAGTTGATGAACTGTGGGAACTTATAATTGAGAAAGTTAAAGGTGGTTGAAATGACTGAATGTATATATCAAGGAGGAGATTGTCATAATTTCGAACCTAGATATCATAGTATATGGCCTGATAATCTAGATTCAAAAGATATCAAGAACATAGTATGGGAGACTCCTAATGAAATAGAACGCTCTCAAGATAAAATATATGTGCATGATGTATGTACACGATGTGGTGAAATAACAAAAGGAATAAACAATGGACAAGACAGTAAGTAGTATACAACAGTTGATAGACAGTGCAGCTGATCTATGTAAGAAGGGGTTTAACCTTCTGATGGATTACACGACTGGAAAAATTAAAGAAAAGATGGATTCAGATAAAAAGGAGGGGCGGGCTGAAGATGAATAGAGAAGAGTGTTCTGAATGTATATTCTGGTTTGAAAAAGAATATGCTAATATACAACTGAGATGGGGAAAGTGTAAAAGATACCCCCCTCCCATAGCGCAGAGTAATTTAATAGGTCTATGGCTTGAAACAGAGAGTACCGAATGGTGTGGAGAATTTAAAAAGGAGTAGATAATGGCTAAATATGTATTGTGGTGCCCCGGAGAAAGTGTACATTGTGCTCCGGACATAGCCATAGATACCGAGACAGAACTTATCGTCGATCATACAATCCCCAATGTAGTTCTGATGCAGGTATACGATGGGAATATAGTGCATCTGGTAGAGTGGCCTGATATCCCAGGATATCTGAATGAACTGAATACGTGGAATCCTAAAGGAAGATTCATATTTCATAACGCGGCATTTGATATGGCTGTGTTAGGATATCCCGAGTTTCTGATAAAAGCTGTGGATGAAGGAAGAATAGTCGACACGATGCTTAGATTTGTTCTGATGCAGATTGAACGACAAGGCTATCTGACAAAGCGATCTCTGAAATATGTATGTAAGCATGTTCTGAATAGAGAGATAGATAAGAATGAGGACATACGTCTTACATTCAGCAGGAGTGAAGACCCCAGCACAGCCCATCTTGAATACGCGGCTGATGATCCGGTACATACATATGATATAGCTATGAAGCTTGAATATCAGGCTACAGAGGATGTACAGGTTAAAGGTGCTATCGCTCTTGACTATATAAGCCGATTGGGGCTGAGAGTTGATGAGTCTGAACGAAGTCGTTTGGAAACAAAGTTTCAGACTGCACTATATGACTGTCTTCTTATAATGGAGGATAATGGCTTCATTCCGGGACAGAAGGGCAATCAATTGGTTATGCAGCAGTATATGGAGGATTTGGAATTTAAGTATAATATTAAATTGCCCCGTACTGTTAAGACTAATAAAATAAAGACTGGTCAGGAAGTACTGGACGGGCTGGATATTACGGATCCCTTTCTGGATGCCTATTCAAAGCAGGCACATCTCAATAAGATGATTAAGACTTATCTTGGCGAAGATGTTATTGGAAAGGACGGTAGGGTACATACACGGTTTAATAGCTGTGTTGTAACTGGTCGCACATCCAGCTCAAAGCCTAACTGCCAAAACCTTCCAAAGGCTGAAGGACTTAGAGGAATCTTTATTCCGACAGAGGGGCATTGGTTTAATGCTAGTGATTACTCTCAGGTAGAATTATGTGCTTTAGCACAGGATACTTTGATTAAGCAGGGAAAGAGTGTATTGGCAGATAAAATAAATGAAGGTATAGATTGTCATAAATATCTAGGTTCATTTATATTCTCTAAAGATGAGGATAAAATAACAAAATCAGAACGTCAGAAATCTAAGATTCCGAATTTTGGATTTCCAGGAGGCCTATCTGCTAAAACATTTGTTCAGTATGCTAAAGGATTTGGATTAACTGTCTCGTATATGGAGGCGGAGCATATGAGGAATATGTGGTTGAAAGCGTTTCCGGAAATGAAAGAACATCTTTGTCCTGAACAACAGCTCGAGTATCCCGGTAAATATATTAGTAAAACACTAACCGGTAGAATTCGTGGAATGTGTTCATACACAGAGAGTTGTAATAATTCTTTCCAGAGTTTAGCCAGTGACGGAGCTAAAGAAGCACTGTGGTTAATGTTTAAAGAACGTATACGAACAGTTGCATTTATCCATGATGAGACAATCAACGAAATAAAAATAACCAACCCACAACAAATGTCTGAAGAGGTAGGGCATGTAGAAGAGTTAATGATTAAAGGAATGACTAAGGTAATTCCGGACGTCGCGATAAGAACAGAATCGGTTTTGATGGACCGTTGGTACAAAGAGGCGGAACCGATACATAATGAACAGGGATTTCTACTTAAGTGGGATCCCCCACAACAATAAGGAAACAAATAATGAGTTATGCAAGAAAAGATGCAGGAGGAGGAAGAGAAGCCTTTGGTAATTTCACGGTGCTTTCACAGCACCCACACAGGGTCTATTCTCCTAAAAGTAGTACCGCTGGTAAACTAACGGAAATAAAATTGTTCTGTGCTGTCGATACAGACGGGGAATTTATTCCGCAGGTAGTTCCGGTAGACGGTGATCCTATGGAAGGTATTTCAGATGCATTCCACGCGGTTGAGTATGTAAGTTTTCTGGGATCCAGAAAATTTCAGTTTGTAACAGATACAACTGACTTCCCTGACAAAGACAGCCCTTCTAAAATATTCTACAACAAGCTGGGTACTTTTGTAAAGGAAGAAGGAAGTAAAGCCAGGCCTGAGTGGGCTGAATGGCTAAAGTGGGGCGGTCAGGCAAGTTTACCGCTGTGTGTAATGATGGCGCAGGGTGTGCTTATTAAGCTGGACGGGGAAGCGTGTACAGATAAAAATACAGGGGCTGTTATTCAGATTGCTCCTATTATCATGGCGTTTCAGAGATCTGCTACTATGGATATGGAAAATAAACTTATCCAGATATTAGATAAGTCACAGCCCTTATCAGCACTTAATTCAGAGATGGGTGATATTACGACTCCTGAGACAGGAAGAACTGTTTTAGTGGATTCTTTCCTGAATGCTGAGAGCCGTAAGCGGTATACTGTAAGAGCAGGGGAACCTGTTAAACTGGCAGATAAATATGTCAAAGAAACATTCGTACCGTGGGATAACCTGTTGAGAGTTGAATCAGCGGCATGGCAGATTGCCAGACTGTGTGAATCGTTTGACAGTGCTTCTGTGGATTATGCATTCAGGTCTGATCCTGAATATGCACAGTTCATTCCGGAACATGTAAAAGGAGCTTTTGATGGTAAACCTGCTACAGTTAATGTGCCTGGAACAACCGGACCTATTGCTGATAGTATAGGTTCTTCATCAGTTGCTGATGCGAAGCCTGTTGTAAAGCCTCCGGCACCTCCGGTAACGCCTATTGCGACGCCTCAGGAACCTCTGGCTGTGCCGGTTGAAACACCTGCACTTAATATTATAAGTCCGTCAGAGATAGACGCTGCTCCGGTAGTTGTTAATGATGGTACCGCAAATAACGAGGATGTCAAGCCTACAGCGCTTGATGAAAATCCTATAATGAAATCTCTGATAGCCGAGAAGGAAGCGGCTCTCGCGAGAGCTAACGGTTAGGAGGTATATCATGGTCGAAGTTAGTGCTTTTTTTCAAGGATTCCTTGATGAGGGACGCGCTAAATTCGGAGATGACAGAGTACTTGTGGGGACACAGGAGGAGGAGAACCAGGTAGGCCTGGAACTCCCCTCCTTCGCCCTGCAGTATTTGTTTCATTCGAATATAATGTCGTTAGGAAAAATAATGGGTCTTGCGGGACCTCAGGCAAGTAGTAAAAGCGCATTCGGATTTTTTGCGATGCGTCTGGCTATAGAAGCCGGAGGAGTAGCCCACTTAATAGAAACGGAGAATAAACTTAATCTTCATTTTCTGAATTCTATTATAGGGTCTAAGAATAGAGACCGTATACGCATAGACACTGTTTCTACAGTCCAGGAAGCTCAATTAGCAGTATCAGGAGCCTTGGCATATTATAAAAAGAATTGTCCTGAAAAGGATTTGCCTTTCGTAATATGTGTGGATAGTCTGGCAGGTAGTACTACGGAGGATATTCAGAACGATATCCGTAAAGCAGGATTTGCCGAAAGGAGTTTTCCTGAGGCGGCCCTCCTTTGGTCAAACTACTACAAGGCGTTATCCAGTGAGCTGATTAATCAGCCCATTATACTGGCGTTCACGAATCATCTTAAAGACAAGATAGATTCAACGGGTCCAGCTAAGGTTAAGACTAAGTCAGGTGGTTCATCTCAGGACTTCCATGCGGCTCAGTATATCTATATGAATAAGATAAAGGCTATCGATCTGGTATCCAGAGAAGGTAACCTTATAGGTATGAAAGCTGAGAAGTGTGGGATGGGTCCGGCTAACAGGAAAATAAGTGTTCCTGTTCTGTGGGATTTCGATGAAGAGGACGAAGATGGAAATCCTATACAGAATACAGTATGGGACTGGCATGCGGCTACAGCCCGTCTATTGGTAGATAAACAAGTATCAGGTAGAGTGGCGAAAGCCAGTGATGTCACATGTAATGCTAATAAGTATTCTTCTCAGCGGTTAGGGAAAGTCCGGGTATCTGATACGGAACTGGGACAGACTCTGTTCGAAGACAAAGAATACATGCATGATCTGCAGAAGGCGGCAGGCTTCAGAACATGGAAGGTATTCGGCGATGGGACTCAAACCTGATAATTTCATGCAGGGGTTTGCTTCAGCTATGGAATCCAAAAAGAGTGTATCGGTCAGTGCATATCGGAAAAAGATACTTGCTAAGTATTTCGGAAGTATACTTAAAGATGTTTCACTGATTGATATCTGGAAGGACGACAGGGTTGAAGACAAGCTGGAAGAAGTAAAGCATAGATCCGGGGATCCTTTTATTAATAAATTATTTATTAATAAGTATCCGAATCTGTATATTTATAATCTATATAAGGGAATATCTATTACACCCTTGTGGAAGGAAATGATGTCTCTGTTAAAAACTAATGAGGAAGTAGGTATTATCTTTCCTCTTAAGTTTTGTGGGGATCATATTTTTCATAACTTCACAAGGGGCTGTGAGGAGATTCTGAAGAAACCTAGAATTATTTATCCAGGAAATTCAGGAAAAGATTTGTATATTTTGAATTTGGGTGTATTTGTAAAAGAGAACGAATTAAATTAAGGAAAGTAATATGTCAGAAGAAAAGAAACAAGAAGCTGCAGTAGTAGAGCCGGGCGATGATAAATCTAAAGGCTCATTTAAAGGCTGGGATGAAATGGTGGAGTACTTCAAAACTAATATTGAAGGTATTTCTAAATCGACTCTCAGAGTATGTTGGGAAATGGGATATGAAACTAATCTCATTAAAGAAGCTGCAGTATACGGGGAAAAGACGATTGAAAATTTTGCTGAACAGCTGGAACTTCCGGATATGAATGTTAAACGTTTATACCGGTATGCACAGTTTGCTAAGGAATACAGTCGTAAGGAACTTGATTCTGCTATGGATAAGAAACATATCGGTTGGGGTATTATCAATAAACTTATCTCGGTTAAAGATAAAGAGGATCGTATTGATTTCGAAAATAAGATCGCCGAGGAAAGTATCAGACCTTCAGAACTGGAACAGGAACTCAGTGAGTATATGAATAGACTGAATCCTCCGGAAGATGGTGGTGGAAATACAGCCCCTACAGAAGGAACTGAAGAACATTCGGAAGCGAGACGCAGTTATACTAATAATTGTAAAAAGATAACCGCGACCCTTGAAATTATTAAAAACACAATACCTCTGGCGGCTAAGGACATGACTGATTTAAATGAAATAGCTGGCAACGAGGAGAAATATTCGAAAGCTCTGGATATTGTGTTTAGTCTTAGGGAAGTATCGGAGGAAGTTCTTCCGTCTCTAAGGGCTCTGCATAAACAGGCTACCGGAATAGCTTAAAGGAATACGAAGATGTCGCGAACCGCTCTGAGAAGGTGTTTATACAAAGATTGCGGAGAACTGTTTTCAAGCAGTTCTCCCGCAGAGCGGGTTTGTAGACTGTGTCGTAAAAAACATAAAGCTAAACGTAAAGGGTCTGTGAATATGGATACAATAGCTGTTAATAACGATATGGAAAGACATATGACTTCTGTGGAGTTGTATGGGACTTCCGGATATAAGGATCCTGTTTCGTTCGGAGATGATGTTTATAAATTTCTAGATGATGAAACATGTTCTGATTTTGATGATAGTGAGATATACAATGAGATAGATGGTCATAAGAAAGATTATGATTATAACAGTGTTCCTGATAAGAAGGAAGACGAGAAATATGTAGAAAAATTTGAAAAGAAAATTATAAAAAGGTTGACTGTAAAAATTAAAGACGATGCGTTTGAATTCTGATGAAAAGAATCTACATATATTTGACGAAGTAAGTTCCCCCCGCTTTCACCCGGAAAAAGGTACTATACCCTTATTGGTGGAAGCCCCCTCTTTTTCTCTTTCTAAGCTGTCTAAAATACGCTTAAGTGTATATTCAGACTTACTTATGAATAGGGATAAGTTTGATCGTATAGTTACTCCAGGCACATGTGAGAAAATATCTAAGTGCATGTGCCACACTCTTAATTACCCTCTTAATAAATTCACAACGATATATAATTCTCTGTATAGATCTTTTCTGATGCGGGAAGTTAATCCGAAATCTTTATTTCAGATGGCTGTTCGTATATCAGGAAATATGGAATATATCAGGAGCGATAAGGTTATTCCAGTATGGATGGATACAAATATACCGGTGTGGGTACCTGTGGAGGTATTAGGAAGTACAGAATTCTATGGGATGTATAGAGGTAAGGAACTTACAGTTTTTGTAACGGCAGGTATACCTGCCGGAATGTCTGTAATACAGAAGATGTCTAACAAGTTTATAAAGTATATGCTTCGTGAGATAGGGTATCCTAAATATGCTCAGTTTGATGCAGGTGAAGCGTACAACACACGGTTCACATGTAATCTTGTGAAGAATAAGGGGGCTGCTAAAATGGTAGCCTTCAGTGTATCTAATTCTCAGAAGAAGCATAACAATACTTTATATCATATAAGACATGGGGATTGTAATATAGAATGTGTAGATTGTTTAAATGGGCTGGATGAGTGCCCCGGAGCTTTACACAAGGTAACCTATATTCTAGGGAACTGTGCGGAAGGGCATCCTGGGGTTATGAAGCCGGGCAATGAAACATGTAATCAATGTATTGAAACAGATCGCTGGTTAGAAGCTAAGGATTTGTTTGAAAAAAGAAAGGTAGTAAATAATGGCGAAAAAGAAAAAGAAGTCGGAGACGTCGTACATGCGTGTACGTCCTAAGGACAAAGGTAATATAGCCTTCTATGCTCCTGCTGCAGATATAACACAAGGCATGCGGGGAGTTTTGAGTTCTGCGTTTAAAATATTCAAGGATATGAATGAGGGAGAAAATAAAGATCACGACGCAGCCCGACAGATGTCTAGAGATTTGGCGTATTTTATGAAATCAGCAGTGTTGTCGGATAAGACATGGGCAGATGACGGACTTCCTCAACTGGAATTTCTGTTTAATAGAATGCACCCGATGGATGCTTCGGAATTTCTATATAAATTCTTTATATGTATGATGGATTTCTATTGGCACAGTATGCGTCTGACGACGGATGCTCCGGAAATAAACCCTGCTAAGATGGAGGAAGCTGTTCAGCTATCTCTGGTACTAAGAACTATGCCTAAAGAATTAAGGGATGCGTACCTGGATCATCTTAACACATATAATATATTACCTCCGGTATTTAAAGAAGGTGCATTATTTAATTACGGAAAGGTGGATAAAGATGATAATTAGCGATTGTGTATTTACACAGGTGCAGAAGAATGTACCGAGAGGTGTCATATGCGATATATGTCAAAAAGCATATATGCATAACGATATTGAGGACAGTATGGAGCTACAGGACTTTCTGCATATAAATTTTATATGTGGTTGTAATTCTGTATTCGGAGACGGTCATAGAGTGGAAGCTGATATATGCCAACATTGCCTGAAGAAAAAAATGGGTGAGTATATGATAATAACTGATTATATGAAGACTGAGCTGAAGGAGACTATTGATGAAGACTGAGGATATTATAGGAAGTGTAGCGGAATATTTTGAGAACAACCCCGACTCATGTCTTATAACATGGAAAGGGGTAGCTCCTCTTAACGATAGCTTCTACAGACTGAACATGGTCTTCGTATATGTGACGTTCTTATATAAAGGAACAGTGATGGCCCGTAAGATAGCCGGAACTACCCAGCGTATAGATAAGACTAAGAAGATTATATTCAGTACTGACCTTCTGCGGGCTGTTAACAAACAGAACAGTAGAAAGAGAGTTGTTATGCCTGCTGATCTATATGTCGGTGAGGATGCTTATCCCGCGGGGCTTATAAAGAACGTGGAGTATGGCAGTCTTCCTTATCAGCTGAGTGACGTAAGATCCGGAGATATAAACATCCTTCGTGTATTGAGACTGATGGTGGAGTCAGAGAATAAGATAGCGACAGATAGGGTAGTACCTCCGTCTTTTTACCTTTCAGCATACGAGAAAGAAGTATATTTTCCAAGACCTTCAGGAGATCTGATAAACATACTTAAATCCAGTTCCAATTTTAAACCGGAGGATTCACTCCAGAGAAACTTTGAGAACTGTTTTGAAGATTGTTTTACCAAGCTCGAAGATGATAGGTGGCTTGTGAACTTCAATTGGGTCACAGGTAAAGGAATCCCGTATATGGATCTGGACAGTCTGTTCGAGGTATACGAATATAAAGGAAGTGCGGAAAAACTGGATTATGAGGATGATAATTTTATATTCCACATATCCGGATCTTTAAATCGATAGTATATAATAAACATATAAGGTAACAAATAATGAATATAAGACAGGCGAAAGAGATTACAGGGGGGCTGGGGAATCCTTCCAAGATGCCGGGTTATAGTTATAATCTACCCACATCACATTGCCCTACTGGAAAATATCTACGGAAAGTAAAAGAATCCGTATGTTATAGTTGTTATGCGTGTAAAGGCAGATATCGTTTTAAGAACGTTCAGAACGCCCTCTCGCGTCGATTAGCGGCAATCAGGTATCCTGAATGGGTGGATGCTATGTCGTTCCTTATAACGCACTACTGTGCTAAAGTACCCTATTTCAGATTTCATGATAGCGGGGACCTGCAGGACAAGGCACATCTGGAAAGGATTCTGGAGGTATGTAATAACTGTAAGGATATACATTTTTGGCTTCCTACACTGGAGCACAATACAGTGTACTTTACATTTGCGGATAAGGAAATACCTGACAATCTGAATATCAGGCTGAGTACTGCGATGGTGAATGATGCTCCTCTGGATAATGTGATGGAGTTTGTTACCAGAAAGGGTGCGTCTTCCTCTTCTGTGGCATCGGATATATCGATATATCCTAAGACAATAATATGTCCTGCTACAATGAATCATACTGACTGCGGAGCATGCCGAAGATGCTGGGATAGTGATTTCAAGCATGTGATATATATGAAACATTAACAGGGATAGCGGGGCATTTATGATACTTACAGCTGAAATAGATATAGACAGTACAGATGGAACAGCCGTATCGGAGTGGGAGGTGATGCGGGCTGTTGAAGAAGAAATAGATAAAGTTTTAGACAATGTAAAAATATATGATACCGAGCTCGGAAGAGATATTCCGATGTGTGGTAGCATAACTATAAAGGAAAATTAAGATGGGTTATACAACAGATTTCAGAGGAATGTTTAATCTGGATAAGAAATTAAGACCAGAGCATAACGCTTATTTACATGCCTTCTCTGATATACGGCATATGAAAAGAGATGTCAAGCAACTTAGAAAGTTGAAGGACCCTCTCCGGACAGCTGTTAATTTGGGGCTGGGTGTGGATGGTGAGTTTTTTATAGGAACAGGTGGATTAGCTGGTGAGCAGCTTGAATCTGTTCTGGAGAATAATAACCCGGGAGGAACACAACCGGGGCTGTGGTGTAGCTGGGTGCCTACTGAGGAAGAAGATGGTATAGAATGGAACTATGCAGAAAAGTTCTATGATTATACAGAGTGGATGCAGTACATAATTGATAAGTTTATAAAACGCTGGGGGTATGTGCTTAACGGAGAAGTTGAATGGCGCGGTGAAGAATGGGAAGATACCGGTACGATAATTGTTACAGATAATGTGATGAATGTAAATTATTAAATAAGAGATATATGAAATGGGTAAGATATTGGTAGCATGTGAGGAAAGCCAAGTTGTTACACAAGCGTTTCGCAAGCTGGGGCATGAAGCATATTCATGCGATATAATAGAGTGTAGTGAAGGAGGAAATCCTGATTGGCATTTTCAACAGGATGTGACACCTTTACTTAAAGAGGAGTGGGATGTGATTCTCGCTTTTCCTCCCTGCACTCATCTAGCATGCAGCGGTGCGGCATGGTTTAAACAAAAGAGAGCGGATGGACGACAGCAACAAGGTATAGATTTCTTTATGAAATTTACTAATGTCAACTGTCCCTTAACAGTTATTGAAAATCCTATTGGAATAATGTCTACACACTACCGTAAGCCGGATCAGATTATCCAGCCATGGCAGTTCGGACATCCGGAAAGTAAGGCTACCTGTCTATGGTTGAAAGGTCTACCTAAACTGGTCCCTACTAATATAGTCAAAGAGGAGATGGAGAAACTGCCTAAAAATAAACAGCAGAGACTGCATTACCTACCTCCGTCACCGGAAAGGGCTAAGCTGAGAAGCAAGACTTTTCAAGGTGTAGCGGATGCGTTGGCTAACCAGTATGGAAAATTGATAACTTAAATAAGAGATATATAATGATAAAAATATTGAATAATTATTCTGGAATTGGAGGAAATAGGAAGTTGTGGGGCGAAGGTGTTGAGGTGACAGCTGTAGAGATGAATGAAGACATAGCTGGTTTTTATCATACACAGTTTCCTGAGGACACAATAGTTATAGGGGACGCACATGAGTATTTGAGACTGCATTATAAAGAATATGATTTCATATGGAGCAGTCCCCCGTGTCAGAGTCATTCGTCTTTCCGGCAGAATATATGTGTACGGTATAGAGGTACGGAACCTAAATATCCAGATATGCAGTTATACGAGGAGATACTATTTCTGAAGTATAATGCTAATTGTCCGTGGGTTGTGGAGAATGTGAAACCTTATTATACTCCCCTGATCGAACCGGATAAGGTTCTGCAGAGACACCTGTTCTGGTGTAACTTTTCTATTGGGGATAAGTCTTTTGCTAAGGATAATATAAGGAAAGCACAGATACCTGACCTACAGGATAAGTATGGTTTCGACCTATCGGAATATAAAATTAAGAATAAGAGGCAGGTACTGAGGAATTGTGTACTGCCTGAACTCGGTAAGTATATATACGATTGTATGGAAGCTGAGTTTTATAATAATAGAGGATAATATGAGTCGAAAATATATGAATGACAGATGGTGCGTAAGATGTTCCAGGGAAGATCCTACCCCCTATCTGGTGAAGAAGATCGATCTCCTAAAGAGAGGAGAAACCTGGGCGGAAGAGGTCGTGATGGATATTGGATGCGGTAATGGACGCAACTCGAACTACCTGATGGAACAGGGGTTTCATAATATCTCCGGATACGATATGGCAGGGGATGTAGGGGAAAAACTTGTTCTGGGTAAGGAAGCATTCCCGACAGGTATGTCGACAGTGAACATAATACTTGCTAATTACGTCCTGATGTTTCTCGACACATGGGAGATAGCATATACCATGGGGGAAATAGACCGGGTAGCCCGTGACGATTGTCTACTGATGGTGGAGCTGTATCCCGCGAAGGATAGCAATTATCCCGGAGCTGAGGAAATAGCAGGTCTGCAGAAGGAGCTTATAAGTTTGATGAAGCGTAAGGACTGGGGTGTCGAACACGAAGTGAAGGAACGGTTTATTATGCGTAAGGAGAGCTATGGGTATTATCAGGGAGTTTCTTAAAGAGAAGGCAGGGGTACAGGATCCTGATAATTATATAGTATTGAACATGGCGTCTGATTCAGTAAAAGCAGACGCCGCTATTGTTCAGGTAGCTTATATGCTTAAAGGAGTTCTGTATAACGAATATGTTCTGGGAGGTAATGTAAGGGGCAACATGCAGTATACCGGAATATCTATCAACAGTTATTATGCAGAGGCTGTCCTGCCCGAAGTAGTAGAAAATAAACTGGTCGGGCTTATGCAGGAGAATAACATATCCTACATAGTATACAATAATGACTGGTGGAACAGAAAGCTGATAGCCGGTAATAGTTGGGTCGGGCTGAAAGAGTACATGAACTACAAGCCCTGCCTGGCTATATCTGACTACGAATCTGTACGTAGATCTTTTGGAGAAACTCTAGCTAGTTTTAAAGGGCCTCTTAAGGACATATGCAAGCTTGTAAGTAAGAAAGCGTCTTCCGGATATCGGTGTCCTCTGAATACTAATTACGAAGACCGGCTGGGGGAAGAGTATGATTGTAAGATGGGTCCGTATACAGTGGCGGAACAGAATACGGTAATGATGGATGAAATACTAAAAAACATACTGGGAAGAACAAGTGATGAAGAGGTGTATATTCCCGGAAGAAAGGTAATGACATGATAATATTAGGAGTAGACCCCGGAACTACGGAATCTGGGTATGTTACGTATAATAATGAGACAGAGGAAATTTATGCATTCGGTAAAATAAGTAATGAGAGAATGCTGGGTATTGTAGAAGGTGGACAGGCTGATGTAATGGCGATAGAGACCATATGTTCGTATGGAGCCCGAGTCGGAAAAGAGACTTTTGAAACCTGTTTCTTTATAGGAAAATGTATGCAGGCTTTTAAAGGAACACACTACAGAATAAAGCGTGTCGACGAGAAAAAGTATATCTGCGGCACAGGAGCCGCTAAAGACTGTGGAATACGTCAGGAGCTACTCGATCGATTCGAACCTGACCTAATTCCGGGAAAACGACCTAAAGGTAAACTTAAAGGATTTAAGTCGGATATATATTCAGCCCTAGCTGTTGCGATAACTTGTGACGAGCAGTATCTTCGAACTTAATTTATCGCGTTTTTGTGGCATAATAGATTACTAAGATGATATAACTATCATTGTTTTTAGCGGATATGAGGCCGAGTATTTTTATACAAAATGGTGGTCATGAAACAGGGTTTTGCCCAGACGGCCTGCCACCCTTATCTGCTTTATCTATATAAAACGAAATTAATTTTAACATAGAAAGGGATAAATGTATTTCGTAACACGAGAACAACTAGACAAACTAACTGAATTGGGCTGGGCTGGTAGCTCACCTACATTCAACATCAATGATGTGGACGGATTTCTGATACCTCGGGTAGAAGTACATCCGGTAATGGGACAGAATATAGAGTTTAATGATGAACGAACAATGTTTGAAGGTATTTCTTTTCTAAGAACAACTTTCCGGGAAAGAACCAATAATGATACTCCACAAGTAGAAGTAACGGCTGAAGAAGTAGTTCCTGATCCTCTGGAAGATATACCGCCCGTTGCACCTCCAGCCCCTAATGAGGCCGAGGTAGTAAGTGCGGGATCTGGAAGTATCACAGTACAATCATCTCCCGATAAGTGGGATGGACGTGGTCGTGAAGACTTCATAAAAGTTGTTGAAGAAGTGTTACAGGATGTATATACGAATGTATCTGTTACAGTTCCTAACGGGGATATTGAACTTCCTGAGGACTGTGAGCATGACCTGAATATTAGAGTATGGTCTTCTCCTAAAGCAGATAGTCTGATAGGCGGAGCTGATGGTAAGTTAATTCCTCCATCAAGTCTATTCGGAAAGAAAGTAGGCTGTGAAGATCCTATGTTCCCTCTTACAGACAGTGGGGTGGGAATTAATGATCCTAAGACAGGTGTTGCAATAATGGAATATGTTAAACCGAATCATCTCTATTTTCTATGGGATGCGGTTCAGAAGCCTTCCATTTCAGCAATCACCATTTTCAGAAAATCTTTGGAGCTATTCAAAGAGCAACTGGGAACGGAGCAACTCAAGTCAGAAGTCGCTGATATCGCCAAGACCCGTGAGAAGAAAGATCGGGAAAGGCTGATAAAGTTTGTTGAGGATGTTCTTTCAGTCGAGTATAAAGGGCTGCAGGACACAATTGATAAACTTTCAAAAGAGATTGAAAAGCATCAGGGACATTTGACGCTTAAATTAAGAGATCGTACTGCAAAGATGCAGATGGTTGAAGCAGGTACATCGAATAATTTTGATGAAAGAGCTAACAAAATGATTCGTGACCTGTATTCCCAGAAGCATGTCAGAGGAGTACGGATTGTTAAGGACGGGGTACATATAATAACAGATACAGTATATGTTATTGACCCACGTACGAAACTTAACCACGAGGTCGGAGCTTTTCGTATTGAAGTTCCTACAGATGTTAATAAAGAAATACTAATGTTAAATACTACTCAGCAGATTACGGGATATAACTCCAGAGGGATGCATGCTCCGCATGTATTTCCTGATGGTAAACCCTGTCTGGGAGATCTGGTGGAATCGCTCCCTCAGATCAGAGCAGCTCATAACTACAGTGCCATAGCAGCTCTGTGTATACTCTACCTCGAAAACGTTAATGTTGACGATGCCGCTGGTAAGTATGTAAACAGATGGCCTTTGGTCAAAGAGGACGGAACGGTTGTTGCTTGGAAAGACCGTGACGATAAAGATAAGGACATAATGTAATGCCTACAGTCGAATGGTTAAATGAAGGAATGCCCTCGGTAGTATTACTACCTGAGGTCAAAAAAGACATGGACATTATAATTAATAACTGCGATGATGAAATAGGATGGTTAGGTCTTGTACGTAAAGAAGAGGATAATGTATTTTTAGTTTATAATATATTACCTCTTCCCCAACAGGATGTTAACGGTGGAACAACCGAAATAACTCCTGATGGACTGGCTGAATTAATGGGGGAACTTATAACTTCCGGAGATATGACAACCGATGAAGCTAATAATATTCGCCTTTGGGGGCATAAAATATGTGACGCTGCGTAAGCAGTAGGTGAGTGCCCCGTGACTGGTAACAGTCACTAGAAAAATCTTCTCTGATTGAGGGGGAAGCCCTAACGGTAAAGCCGAGGGTAATCCTGCCGAACCTTTAAGATATTTAAAGGACGGTCAACGACTAAGCGAGAAGAACCCTACAGGTAATGCTGAGGGCCGAGCGATAGTCTGATCTCTATGGAGACATAGAGAGGTATCAGGAAACTGGATACCCGCCTACATTAGTAGGTTATTAAGTAACAGAATGTCACACATAAGCGGCGGAGTTGGTCCGTCCGGCCAGGATAACACACAGATGGAAGTATTTTCTGATAATCTTAAGGGTTCCGAAGGAGCTCTAAACAGATTCTTTATAAGATGTATCGGAAACAATAAAGGCGAATATGGGTTCGCTATTTTTCAGTATGATATAGGGCTTGCTCTCAAGGATGCCCCATGGAGTATTCAGGTAAATGAAGATGATGATCCTAAGGTAGAATACTGGAAAGGACAGATCGAGGAAAAGGTTACCAAGATGGTGTATGGTGGCCTAAAAAACGCCGCTGGGTATCACCAGGGTATGAACCAGAGTGGGATTGGTTTTCAAGGACATGGTTCCGAGCATGGATATGGTGGTTCACCTAATGGCTATGGAAATAATGGCTATCAGGGAAGACCTGTAGGAGGAAACAATGTTCATAAGACATACCCATTGGATAATGTGGACGATGGAGTTGAAGGAGCTACTCCTTTAAAAAAAGTAGGTAAAAAGAGAAAACCAGGTCGTCCTCCTAAAAATAAGAAGGTCGGTAAGTATTCCTTTCAGGAAATTGACTGATGGGTATACCTGCCAGTATCTCCTATAATAGACAGCTATCTGTTTTTAAACCTAATTTGTTTACAAAGAAGGTTGACATAATAGGGGCTGGAGCAACAGGTTCACACGTAGCTTATTTACTCGCTAAGATGGGAGTGAAAAAGATACGTGTGTTCGATTATGATAAGGTGGAAGAACACAATATTCCTAATCAAATGTTCCGACTGTCTGATGTAGGGAAGTACAAAGTTGACGCTCTTAAAGAGCTCATAAAACAATTGACGGAAATTGAAATAGAAGCTGTCAATGAAAAAGTGGAGACGGGTTGCGGATATGTCCCGGGGAATATTGTATTTCTCCTGACAGATACAATGTCTTCACGTAAGGAAATTTTCACTGAATTTCTAAAGATGAAGTTCGGTGTTAATTTAATAGTAGAAACAAGAATGGGGGATGATAACGGAAGAATTTATTCTTTCGTTCCGACAATGCTTAATCAGGCAGAGAAGTGGGAGGCTACTCTATATGATGATGATACGGCGGAAGAATCTCTCTGTGGCTCTTCTGTTTCAGTAATTGCTACAGCAGTTAATATATCCACAATAGCTGTTTGGCAGATGCTGAAGCATAATAATGGAGACCCAATCGAGAACGAAATCATATACGGCATGCGGCCATATATGTCTATAACACAAACCTTTAAGTTATAACAAAGGAATAAGTAATGAAACAAATCACAGTAGGAAAAGTACCAGGAACACTTTCAGAAGTAGCCGTCGAAAATGGCGCTACAGTTGCAGATGCCCTGGCAGCAGGAAACCTCGATGCAGAGGGTTTCGAAATTAAAGTCAACGGCAGTACCGCATCTTTGACAGACGATGCTCCTGACGGCGCAAATATTTTCCTGGTCAAGCAGATCAAAGGAAATCAATGCGTAGTAACAGTTGGTAAAGTTCCTGGAACACTCTCGGAATTAGCTGTTGAATCTGGCACGACCATTGAGGCCGTACTGGAACTTGCAGATCTCGACGCCGAAGGCTTTGAGATTAAGATGAATGGTAGTACCGTATCCGAAGACACAGCAGTTGTTGACGGTGCAAATATTTTCTTGGTCAAACAGATCAAGGGAAACAACTAGTATAACTGGATCCCTCTCCTCCCTTTAGAGGGATCCATTTTTTCTATTATGACAGGAGAATTGTTTAATCTTAATTGTATACTTGAATGTCTGGAAGATACAATGGTGGAGAGGCTGAGAGAACTGGGGATTGATGTTGATAATATGGATCCTGAAGTGGCTCCTGAAGCATTGGTAAATATAGACAGTTCCCTCGAATCCAACATATGGCTGGCAGATATGTACGAGTGTATAAGAAGAATTATAACAGAAGAATTAGAAGCATCATCCGACGAGGAAACAATAGAGGATGAAACACCCGGACATGCTATGGATTCTGATTCCAGTACTGCAGCTTACTTAGCAAAAGAGGGTGAAGTTTAACTTAAAACCCAGGAGGGTTTATGGACGAAGCATTTTTTGTTTCGAATAGTATTTACGAAGAATTAAAAAAGATGGGACTTAAAAAAGAAAAAGATATTGTCCCTTTCAAAATAGAAACAGTAGACGGGGTATTAGTACCTCGGAAAAAGATCGAAGAATTAATTAAGAGAGAAGGAATAATATTATCCAAGGCTACAACTGTGTACGAAGATATTTATGCAGTAGCCGGATACACAATCCCTAAAAGCGGGGGTATTTCGGAAGCGGTAGTTACACCTCCTGTGGAAGTATTTGATGAGGGGCAGAGGACTGATCCTTCGTTAGTGGAAAAAATGAATGATGCGATACAAGCGCTAAGTGCTGTAAGAGATTGTTTAGCAGGCGCATAAAATAAGAATTAATCTAGGGGAGTATGCTGCTGGAGCTTGAGCTGACTCCTTCCTTTCAGGCGGGTCCGGAAGAATTTCGATGGTGGTTCTTCCGGACCCTTTTTACATTTAAAGGAGAGATGGAATGAAAAAATTATTAAATAAGATATTCAGAAAAAAGAGTCGATATGGAACACTCCCTGTTATACGTAAGAAGAACAGGAAAAGTCCATACACACGTCATGAATCGAGAGGATAAATATGGTTTTTATTTCAAATGATGATTATGAGAACATACTGAAGGACAGACAGTTTCATCAACAGGTTCTTAAAAGATATAGTTTAGATGGAGTTGACGGGTTTTTTATTTCTGATAAATCCTTCGGGTTGTACGCAGCTCTGCATTTAAGAAGTGATGAATTCAGTATATCTTATTATTCAACTGATAAGGTATTAAATATGGTTAGCAGTACAGTTAATAAGCCATCTCGATACCGTCGGCTGGAAGCCCTTATTAAGATGGCTGCGGAAAAAATAGATAACTGTCCTGATTTTATGCTGGACGAATATCTTACGGAACACCACATAGTGGACTTGCTTACGTTTTAAAAAAAATCCATTTTTTTGGCATAATATATTAACCCGCAAAGGAGGTTAATATGTTGGATTTCCTGATTATAATAGCGGCATCTTCGTCGGTAGTGATACCGATAGTATGCATTAAAATCTTTGCTGAGGCCGTTTGTTGGCTCGGCAGAGTTAAAAGGAAGCCTTAGGGTTTCTTTTTTAGGTGCTTAATTAGTGCTGTTTTTTTGGCATTATATATTAATGGATATTAATTCGAGGGGACTTTGTATAACATGGTGAATCTCCTAAAGTTAATAATGTTTATCGCGTCCGGCGTGGTAGGCATTATAATTATAATAATGGGAATCCTGGTCGCTCTGGATTTCCGTAAAAAGTGAAAGGAAATTATATGACACAAGAGGAAAAAGCGGATCTAGTATCTGCAGCAGAAGAATTGATGGGGAAGACATTCCCCAGTCAGAAGTACCTGGCCTGGAGAGACCGTTTCTCCGAGGCAGAAGCTGTCGTTGTACAAGACGACGGGACATATCTGTATGCCTGTGGGCATGCAGAAGCACCTTCTCATCGTGAGGCAGTAAAAATGTCTCTCGCAGGGTTTAGACAACCCTGCTGCTCTGTTTGTAGAGTAGCCTCTTTTGAGAAAATTCAGAAGCGCGCTGCTTCTAAAGAGCGCGCAAAAAATACGTTAGGCCTTCATTGGCCTAGTGTAGACTAACAATGTAAACCCCGGAGCGACACGGGGTTTTTTTAATACTCTATAGAGGAACAAACTAAAAGAAAGGAAGAACTTGAAGTATAAAAAGTATTATCTAAAAGAGGATGATTTCAGACTATTTGTAGAGGAGTGCGAAAAGGTTCTGAGTTTATTGGGGATAAGAAATGCTCCTATAACATTCGCTTTTGAAAAACCGCCGGATCTGGATAGTACACATCTGGCGGGAAGTATTATCTACGAGGACAGTCAGAAAATTTTAATCTATCTGTCTCCGGAATGGCCTAGAGAAATATCAGATACACGAATAAGATATGAAGCAGTCCACGAAGCTGTGGAAATACATTTAATAAACAAGTTTTATACGTTCTGTGAAGAGTGTGTAAAAGAAGGTAAAGTGGATAATAGTAAGTGGGAGAAGGTTGTTCACGAAGCATTGAATAGTCTTGTTATGCTGTACGACGAAACACTGCTAAAAGAAGTTACTACCTTTCCAATATTTGAAAGTGTGATAAGAAAGAAGTAAATTATTTTTATAATGGGGACTAATTAGAGTCTCCACCATTTAACAATAACTTAACTAGGAGTACGCTTATGAATACAGGACGAAAATATGTTAAGAAAAATGGGTATTATAATAGTATTACAGTCAAATCAATAAAAACAACTTCTTTTACTGAGCTTTTCCCGAAAAGGGAAAACGCTTGTTTTAGCTGGTAACAGAAGTTATTTACATTAAAGGGATTTAAAATGAATGGCGTTCATCAAGCGTTGGTAGATGCATCCCCTATAGATCCGGAGAATATAACTCTGGATAGAAATCTGGATGCTCTGAAAATATCGGATGAAGATTGGTTAGCAATATTTAAAGATGTAGCCAGAATGTCTGGTAATGAATATGGTTTTCATGATCTTGCGGATATGCAGACAGTTGGAGATCTAATGGAATACTTTGGAGAATAATAATGAGTTGTAAAGATGTAAAAAGAGACGAACGAACAGTAGGAAGTTCTACTAAACCTAAAGGAAGTCGGGATGGTATGCGTGGTTCAGGACGTCCTGCTGGTAAAGAATATGAAGAATCAAAAAAGACTGTTCGGTAATCTGGGGGATATTACAGATCCCGGACCGGACATAGTATTGGAGACAGAGCATTTTATAGATCCTCTGCTCGAAAAATACAGTTCAGTAGACAGTATTGATATGGAGCATCTTATTAAATCAGTTATTTCACTGAGAATGTCCCGGGATAGAGTACAAAGATCTATCCAGATACTGGAAACTGAAAAGTCTACCATGGTAGAAAATGTAGTAGATAATTAAATATGTGGAGCGCATAGCGTAACATGGCTGATACAAAAACAGAGATAGTTATATCAGGTCCCTGCTGTAAGCAATGCGGCAGGGAGGGGTATTCAAGAATAGCTGTAACCAATAAGCTGTCTGAATATGAAAATGCGGTAAAGACAAAGAAGGGGGAACTTTACTGCGAGGAATGTTTCATGGAGAAATTAACCGGGTTGTCCATGGGCACTATACAGAAGGCCGGTCTTTCATCCTCTTCGGGGGAATAAAAAAACAACTTACAAAGGAAATCGAGTATGAAGTACAAAGTCAGGAAATGTAAAATTTTTGGAATGTCCGTGTATACATTCACGTACAAAAAAGTTAAATACATAATATCAGAAGAGTTAAACAGAGATGTGGGATCGCCTTATTTTGCTCCCAGTGTTATGAAGAGAAGACTTAGGCGGGATGTTGTATCTGTGTCTGTCTTTGTTAGATATGAAGGTGGAAAAGAATGTGTAAGAACAGGTATCCTGCCTTTGGATATTATTGAAATGATATGGACAAGAGTTATGAATAATCGTAAGGACAGACTGCGATCAGTATGGTTGGATGAGGCTGATAGAGTATTACTGAAACGGTTCACTCATTACAGTAGTAAATTAGGTATGCTGGTGGATACGGATATTGCCGACGCCGCTAAAGAGGAAAGTAAAGAAATGATCCAGCCCCAACTGGACTTCCAGGACAATGTAGTAGCTCCGGAACCTTCAGTACCTTCTGAAACTGTTAAAGCTAATAAAACTGCTGTAGAGCATATTGAGGAACTACAGGGTTTGATACTGGGGTTTGTAAAAGCTGTTCTTAAGGAGAATGAAGACCTGATGGCTATAAATACAGGGCTGGAAGAACAACGGGTACTTTTCAGTATGAGTCCTCCTCTGAAAGCAAGAGTGAAGATGCACAGGACTAAGTCTGAAATACATTCTATGATAGTGAAGCATAGTGCGGCATATGCCCGTGCCTTAGGTATCAAAGAAATGGACGGATCGCTTATATGGAACGCTATGTATGACAGGTTCAATGTTGTTACCGGATTAAATCCGCACCAGCTTAAAGTCGATCACGACTGTAACTGCTGTATTGAAGCGGTAAAACGGGAAGGTAGGTTGGGTGACCTGAATGATTGTATGATGTACGTGCTGAATAATGAATATCGTATTCCGCATGCAGGGCAGGCCACTGTAAATACAGGCTGATAGTATTTGTTTAAACCCCCGGAAGCTATTAACTCCGGGGGTTTTGTATTTTATAGATATAACTATTAAAAGGAAGGTTGAATGAAAAAATTAAAAGTAATATGGGAAGAAATTACGTTCACCTTTAAAGAGCTGACAAAATCTGAATTATGGAAAGAAATTACGTTTGCTATTAAAGAGCTGACAAAGGTGGCCTGGGTGGTAGTTAGATTATTGAGATATTTATGAATTACTTATACATGTCTTATTATAATGTTTCCGGAGGAGTGATGATCCGTGTGGATGAGAAATCCCCCAGAATGTTTCCTAATTCCACAACTAATACTCATTTCTATTATGCATGCGGCGATTGGAATATAAAACTGTATGAGGCTGATAGACATTTTCGTGTAAAGTACAGTATGGTTAGTAATAGGTATCTTATACAGGTACCTCGGCGTTTAGATAGGGGTTTTGGTAATTCAGTTTTGGTATCTAAAGTATGTTTTCCATTTGTTAAGAATGTGGTGACAGCATATAATAATAAACATTCTAATAATAAGGTACTAAATGAGGATGTCTGGAATAACGATAATAAGCTAGAGAATGTATTTAAACACTACAATTTTACAGTACAGCCCGAGGAGACAACATGAATTACATATACATGTCTTATAAAAAGATACCTGACGGAGTTATAGTGCGTCTGGACGAACGGACATATCCACTTAATTCACCGTTGCATCCCAATCCTTTTATATGGGAGATATGTGGGAAGACTATAATCATAATGGGATCGGTAGAGAGTAAATTACATATTAGAAAGGCCCCTAATGAATATAAATTAGTTATTCCTATGTTAGCAGACGAGCAATTAACAAGGGGTGATAAACTTATGATAATAAAAGAGAAAGATTTTAAATATATAAAGAAAGTTGTATTCGAGTTTAATAATTATTATTCTAATAATAAATTAAAAATGACTGATGTCTGGGACAATGATTTTTCATTAAGGCGGTAACCAGACAAACATAAGAAAAGGGGGTGATGCCATATGTCCGATATCTATTTTACGTCGGACACGTAACGCATTTCTCACATCCAAGTATACTTATCCACTGTCATAGACCATGGCTGCAGGAAGGCGATGTAGACGGGAAGGGCTGGTGGGCAAGTGATGAGATTAAAGAAAGGCGTACAAACGAGATGGACGCAGCATTGGTAGATAATTGGAATGATGTTGTAGGTAGGAAAGATATGGTATATATTCTGGGCGATTTTGCCTGGAAGAATCATTCCCGTTTTATACAGGCTGTGAATGGTAAGAAGATTCTTATTCTGGGTAACCATGATAAGATGTCTCAGGATGTGTATAGCTCATTTACAGAGGTATATGCCGGTATAAAGGACATCAATGTAAAAGGACAGGGAGTAGCATTGTGTCATTACCCCATGTATAGCTGGCGCGGTAGTAACAGAGGTGGCTGGCATTTCCATGGACATACACACAACAGCCCGTTTAGACACCCCGGGATGGCTCTGAACGTCGGAACAGATGTTCACGGGTACAGACCAGTGTCCTGGGAAGAACTCGCTGAGGAGTGTGTTACTAAGAAGATAGAGCAGTTATCGGATAAAGACGCGGATAATTATCGTACTCCGGTAAAGGTAGCTTATCAACAGATAGTATCAGCCACGACTAAAGCGTGGTATATCGAGACTGGATTCTGCGGGAAGAAATGGTTCCCTAAGTCTCCCTGTGTTCTCGACGAAGAAAATAAAATAATCAAAATACCTAAATGGTTAAAGGAGCGAATGGAATTATGACAGATGAACAAAAGAAAATATTAACAAAGCAGATATTGGACTCCATGGAATATAAACAGTGGGGATATGGTGGGAACAGAGCTTCCTGTGGAAAAGTTACTATTAAGATTATCGGAGGAAATTGGAATAGTCATTTAAGTATACACTGTAAAGGACATTCCACCCTTGAACTTAGAGGGAATCTTGCTTCTCAGATAAAAGATGTTATGAATATCAAACATCAGGCACTTATTTTAAAGGAAGAAGAAGAGGCTCTGGTTACTATTATGCAGGAGTTGTAAAAGGAAGGGGGGATAAATTCCCCCTTCCTTTAATTATGAGGAGAAAAACTGAGTGAAGCTTAAAAACTACTATCATATATCTTTTGAGAAGTGGAGTAAGAATAACTGTACAATATATACTTCCAGACAGAACAGGTTTAGAGATTTCCCGCGTAGACGTATAGATATAGGGACACGGACTGTTAATTTTGTATGGGAACATGATCCGGATGAATATATATCGTATGATGATTACAATTGTATGACAATATACGTAGCTAAGAGTGAGAGTGAACTTGAGCATAAATATGGATTTATTATAAATCCCTCTGATTGTTTTATACTTATGAAAGCTGTTTTGATATACAATCAGGAGTTCAATAATAATAAACTTGACATAACGGATGTGGTGGATGATTGTCCTAACTATGTTATGGAGGACTATCTTAAGCAGGACAGACATTTTAACGATAACGATATAGCTGTTACATAAGGAGAAATATGAGTGAGCGGGAAATAATAGATCGTATTATTGAGTCTGAGATGCGTGATCAGCGGATGCTGATGAATGCGTTGAGAAGGGCTGAGAAAAGTGTTGAAGAGGGGGACTTGACGGCGGAGATTCCGAAAGAGTTATTAGAGAAATAAAAAAAGAGGGGGACATGCCCCCTCTTTTAAACTACTAGGCAGTTACTATTTCTTTAGGAATAAAGTCAAGAGGTTTAACGTCTACGACAGATATAAAACCTGTAAGTAATTTAACTATACGGGCGTGTTCGTCATCTTCAATAACTAGTATGGCACTTTCTTTCTTCTTATGCAGATCCTGTACCCATATTCTAGCAGGTACATCACTGTAAGACCCGTTAAGCTCCTGTATTCTGGATGCGCGGATAGTAAAGGAAGCGTAGCCTTTAGGATGTACTATGATAAAAGGGTCTTCCGCATATGCATACGAAGGCACATCATATTTATCAGCCATCTCTTTCTCTGAGCATATCAGATCCTGAATAGCTTTTGTCTGTTCTTCTGAAGGCTGTACAGGCTCGGAAGAGGCACTGTCCTTGGCGAAGTCCTTAAGAAATTCTATAATTTCTTCGGGGGTGGGTTCGGAATCATTGATTCGTAATTCCTCGCTCTCGTTAACGGTTAACTTTGTTCCGTTCTTCATTGTCAGTACCAGAGGTACCAGTCCTATGGGTGTGTCCATAGTGTTCTCCTTTTGTTGTTTGTATAATATATATCCGTACGTAAGAAAAGCAAGCTAATATAATTTTATTTTAAGGAGTTAAATGAATAAATTAAAAGAGGAAAAGTTTCAGGGGCTGGTTATACCTGTCTGGGATAAAGAATTATTCGGGGGTACCGGATATTGTACTGGAGAACCTAACAGCACTCTCTGCTCTGTATCTGTGGTTATTGTTAATTGTGATAATTGTTTATATTCAAAACATAATACAAAAATGTATAAAAAATGGAAGGGCTGGCAGGAAAGGATGAATAATGAAGAAGGTTAAGGTAATTAAGTATGGTAAAAAAGAATTAGTAAAATGGTTAAGGGAACACAGATATTATAAAGAAGGTAACTGGTTGGAAAATTATGAGACTGGTCTTTTAAAAACTAAGATGGTTTTCTTATCTAGTTTTCTTCAGAATTATTTTATGTGGGATACGTCTCCTCAGGGAGATAAAGTCTGGTATGATATATATAAGGAAATTATGAAGGATGAAAGATAATGGATACATTCCAGGATTTATATATCCCCTTTCTAAGAGATGATTATATTCGTAGGGGATATATAAATAGATGTAATGAAATACGCAATGTATATGAATCACTTAAATGCAATTCAATGGAATGTTGTGAGTGTCTTTACTCTTCCCATAATTTTAAAATGTATAATATATGGATGGATTGGAGAAAAAGAAAAGAATCTAAATCTATTAAATAAAAACAGCTCTTTCCTTTATTGTATTTAGCTGTTTTTTTAGCTATATTAAAGTATATAGAATTTTTCTACCACACTTTCTACCATGGTAGACTTTTTAAATAATAAACAATGGAGTTAAAAATGAGTACTAAAGCATTAAAAGAAGCAATTTTATGGCGTATGGAAAAACGAGCTAGAAGTTTTGATGAGGAAATATCAGAGCGTGGAGATGCTTATAGGCAAATTGCTTCAGACATAGGTTCTGTAGGTTCTACAGCGGCAGGAGTTATTGGGTCAGCTGGAAAAGCTGCTGGTAATACTGCTGGAAGTGCAGCTTATGGTGCGAGTAGATTAGTAGATCCTGGACTTTTATATAGGTCTTTAAGAGGAGGAGTTACAGAAGGAGCTAAAGGAGCAGGTATAGGCGCATTAGCAGGGGGCGGATTAGGCTTCGGGCATGGCGCTAAACAGGGCTGGGACTACGAAGCTTTAACTAACCAAGATTTAAAAACTAAGCTCATTGCTGCTTTATTAAGTGGGGCTTTACATGGTGGTGTTGGCGCAGTAGCTGGTGGAGTGGCAGGAGGAACAGCTGGTTCTTTATATGGAGCTTTGAGAGATAATCCTCTGACACATAAAGATAATAAGGATAAAATTTTGAAACTTTTAGCTGATAAACAAGTGGCCTAGATATATTCAGAATGCCTACTCAAAAAACATATTTATATACTACTCTTTCCGAAGGTATAGATAAAGAAGCCTCTATAGATAAAGAAGCTATAATAGCTTCAGCGACAGCTGCCGCATTTACCGCAATGATGCTCTGGAGTGCGTACGACGCATATAAAAGTGGTAAGTCAGCTATTCGTAATTTCTCTCAGGGTAATAGTAAACAAGCTTGGAGAGATGTGGGCTGGACGGCTATAGATCTAGTAGGTACAGCCACTGGGTCGGGCTGGGCACTTAAGTCTCTGGGTAAAGCTACTAAATTAGCAGCACATGCTTCCAGATTACTAAAGGCAGGTAAAGTCGCACAGGCAGTGCCTATTCTTAGAAGGGCAACTAAGTTGAGAAAAGGTATCCTGGCAGCTAGAATACCCAAGCTTAAGGAGATGGCAGTTATTGCTAAGAAGTCTGGTAAGATGGATGACTATGCTAAATACATGACGGATTTAGCAGGTCTTCAGAAGGGTAACGAAGCTGTTATAGCAGCAGGGGAAGCTATTAAGTTTACTACCGGTAAAAGTAATAGAGTAGCTAAATCTTTATTAAAGACAATAGAAAGCAGTAACAAGGCCCATACAGCACAGTTAGCTAGGCAAAGTAGGCCCCTATATAAAAACACAATAGGTAAGGTAGCTCCGATTTACAAAAATGTTAAGGGAGGTCTGGATGCCACAGTAGGTGAGACTGGTAGAAAAGCGGCTGATCTTTTTAATACTGTAAATATGGCCCCGGCTATGGGAGCAGCCTGGGTGGCTCCGGGTAAATCTTTAGCTAAAGTTAATAAAATTGTACAGAAGGGTATAAAAAGCAAATATGGAAAAACAGTTACTGAAATGGATAAATTGAAATATGTAGCCCCTATAATAGCCCTTGAATTTGGAGTAGCAGGTAAAACATTAGGGAAAAGATATTCCGATAGAGTACAGGATATTGATTTTAATAGTCAGAATAAATATAAACAAGCACTTTGGTCCGCTAGAAAAGCTAGTAGAGTTATATAGGAGATAAAATGAGTTATTTATTAAAATATTTAGAAAAGACAGCTTTGGGTAAATCTTTAAGTAGTTTTAACAGCGGAGCAAGAACAACAAAAAGAGTTAAGCCCTCTAGAAGTAATATATCCAGACACCTTAGAGGAAGTAGATACAGTCGTCCGGGTATACAGACGGAAGGTAGACGTACTACTTCTACAGGAGGCACCCCTTCATCTAAACACAATGTTCAGTCTTTTGTAGGTGATAAACCTGAAAGATATAGCCCTCGTACAGATCCTGTTAAAGATACAAGCCCTAATCCTGTAACTGTAAATAAACGTAAAAAACCACCTAAGGACCCATCCAAAGCCGCATACGGGCTGGTTAATCCTTGGCAGAAAGACACTCCCGGTCTGGGTTCTATGGATCAATCTCATTCTGGCTTAAGAGATAAACAGGAGTCTCCCACTGCTCCTGAATATAGTAGTAATGAATCTAAAATAAAAGAAGATATCGCAAAAATGCGTCCTACTAATGACGCAGGTATAGGCACAGGGATGGGACAGGCGCAGCTCGATAAGACCCAACTTAAACAAACACAGGAGCAGGATAAATATAAACAGATGCAGGATGCCTGGGCAAAGCAGAGACAACTAATAGCTAAAGGACATGTCCGTAATTATGCTATGAATCAGTCTAATCCTACACGGGCAAATAGAATGTACCCGAGACCTGAAGACAGAGCTTATGCAGGGTATATGCATAATAGGAGTGAGGCTTTAGATAAAGCTTCTCCTGCGATGTCCTCTTCTCAGCTATATGGGGCACTACAGGGGCACGGTGACTGGCAGACACCTACAGCTTCCAGCTTCGGTATGGGTGGAATGATGAATAGACCTAATCCGATGTTCCCTCAGGCATCCACAAATAATATTTTCATACCTCCTAAGCCTCCTTTCCAGCCCCAAGGTTCCATGACAGGGATAGGCCCACGTATGTCTAATGTAGATCAAACACAGGGAGGATGGGGTAACGCTTCGTGGCCTACAGGTGTACAGAATCTGATACCTAAAGATCAAATACAGTTTACAGACCCGAACAGACTTCCATATAGTCAGAGGTTTGCTAATGCACAGTAACACATTATGATAAGAACGAGGTAACTTAATTGTTACTTTCCTTTGTTGTTTCTCTCTCCTTGTCCTCCAGGGAGAGAGTTTTTTTTGCTTAATTTTTGCCCTTTTTTTGTCACTATATATTAGAGATAAAGTATATCTCGTGTGTTCTTTTTCATCCGGAAAAGGAATATGTGAAATATACGAACAGGGGAAGTACTATGATGAAGACAAAAGCTATACTCGAAGTGGTAATTTTGAGCGTCTACGCCCTCGTAGGGGTTGTTTTCTGTGTATTCAGTGGTGTCGGGATTGTAAAATCTTGGTTTTCTAAACCTGCAGAACAGGCCTAACAGTAAAATCAGCCTCTTAATCTAATTAGAGGCTTATACAACATTAAAGAGGAGTTTACTCCTCTTTTTTTAATTTAACTATAAAGGAATATTATGAGGACACTAGCTAGTATTGTACAGGTCGAAGAAGTAAAGCCTATCGCGGGGGCTGATTTTATTGAAATGGCTACGCTTAAGGGTAAAGCATGGCAGTGTGTTATTAAGAAGGGAGATCTTAAAGCTTCTGAATATGGAGTGTTTATGGAAATTGATTCTTTTTTGCCTGAAGAGCCCCGATATGAATTTTTAAGGAAGGGCTGTTACAGAGAAATGAATGGGGTAGGTGGGTTCAGACTAAGAACCATAGCTCTCCGTAAACAAATCTCACAGGGGTTATTACTTCCTCTGGAGGATTTTGAGGAATTGCGTGGATATGGTGTGGGATTTGATGCGACGGAACTTCTAGGGGTTAAGTTATATGAGCCACCTTTATCAGCACAGTTATCCGGAGAAGTAAAAGGAAGTTTTCCGAGCTGGTTACATAACTCTGAGCAACCTCGTATTCAGAATTTTTTGGAGTATTTTGATACTATGAAAGGAGTGGGCTGGGAGCGCACACTAAAGATGGACGGGTCGAGTCTTTCTCTATATTGCAGGGATGGTGAGTTCGGAGTATGTTCCCGTACTCGTGAGCTTAAAGAAACAGAAGGTAACACATTCTGGGAAGTAGCACGTAGACTGGATATGGAAGAACGGATGTGTAAGCTTAACAGGAACCTTATGGTACAGGCGGAACTCTGCGGAGAAGGAATACAGAGTAACCGATGTAAACTTAAGGGACATAATATGTTTGTATATGATATCTTTGACATAGACAAGTATGCTTATCTATGTAAGCAGGAGCGTCTGGAGATAATGGATAAACTTAATCAGATGCCTGGTGAAGAGATACAGCATGTACCTATAATAGATGATGAGTATGTATTTGATCGTTTCGAAGCGTTTGATGAACTGCATGCATGGGTGACATCTGTTAAAGGATACAATGGGACGTCTCCCGAAGGAGTTGTATTCAAAGCATTGCTTCCGGTAGACGGACATATTATTTCTTTTAAAGTTATCAATAACAAATATCTGCTGAAACATAATGAGTGAGTTTCAGGGACTAATAATATCTAAAGGAGCTTATGAAGATGTAAGCTCCTATTTATCAGAACATATGAATCACGCTTCAAAGGACACATTCATTTCAGCTACATTATCAAGGATGGGCTGTACACTACCAAATTGCCCAGGTTGTCCCTGTTCTGAATGTCTATTTTTTGTAAGTAATGATTCCGCTTTAAAAAAATGGATAGCGTGGCAGATAAGGAGGATAAAGAATGAGTGAGTTTCAGGGACTAATAATAAGTGAATGTAGTTTTAAGAGAATATTGGAAGCAATTAATCATAGAGATATTAGTAATATATCAGAAGAAGCTCTTGAATATTTTAGGGGGGTAGGATGTATCCAGAATTCGTGTATCGCTAGTAATTGTAAAGGTTGTTTACTCGATACATATCATATACATATATTTAAGAAGTGGATTCAATGGCAGATGAGGAGGATAAAGAATGAATGAGTTTCAGGGATTAAAAATATCTAAAGGAGCTTATAAGGATGTACGCTCCTATTTATTAAGAAGTATAAATAACATTTCACAGTATGATTACTTTTTTGTTAACATAACAAATAAGGGCTGTACATCATCAAATTGTCCGGGCTGTGCCTGTTCGAAATGTCTATTTTTTACACCCAATAAATCTGTTCTAAAAAAATACATACAGTGGCAATTAAGGAGGATAAGGTATGAATGAGTTTCAGGGATGTGCGATATCTGAACCAGCTTATAAGCAGGCTATCCTTAGTTTATCAGAGGGTCGTATCCAAGGGGTAATGTCCTTAGTTCATACGGTCTGTACAATAAGGAACTGTCCCAACTGCATTCCATGCGCAGACTGTTTATTTAATGTACGAAATAGACGTAAGTTAACAAAGTGGATGCTCTGGCAGAAAAGGAGGATATACTATGAACGAGTTCCAAGGGTGTAAAATTACAGATGGATCCCTCCGTGATATACATAATTTTCTACTAGAGGTTTTTGAAGATACAGATGTAGGAGATATAATTTACAGGGCTCGTGATATAGGGTGTACCATTAAATATTGTGGTACCGGGGTCGAATGTAATGAGTGTCTATTATCTAATTTTAACAGACGTATATATGTAAAATACATACAGTGGCAGTTAAGGAGGATAAGGTATGAAAGAACTGGAAGTACAGAAGTACCTTCGTAGCGGTAAAACGCCGGAGGAGTTAAAAGAGGAGTTGGGGATTAAGTTCGGTCTCTATGAAGATATGATAATATTAAATTATTCTCAAATAAATTCCGTTAAATCAAATACTATAGTACAGGAGTGCCGGTCTCTGATACTGGAACAGGATACATGGGATCTGGTGTCTATGGCATTCCGGAGATTCTTTAATAAGGGTGAGATGCTGGAGATAACAGACAGCTTTAATTTTAACGGGGCTGTAGCTCAGGAGAAGATAGATGGGTCTATAATATCGTTATTCCATAGACATGACAGATGGTATATGTCGACTCGTTCCAGCATTGAAGGCAGAGGACAGGTGATGTTTAATGATATAACCTTTAAGAGCCTGTTTGAAAGAACTCTGAGGGATACAAAGTATTACGATAGATTTAACAAAGAATACATCTATATATTCGAACTGGTTTCTCTGGACAACAAAGTAGTTCGGGTGTACGAAGAAGACACACTATATCTATTAGGCATGCGGGATGCATCTTCTTTCGAGGAGTCTGAATACAGGGAAATACAGTCAGAATATGGTAGACTTAATATACCGACTGTCAAGCTTCCCAAGTTATACAACTTCGATAACATTGAAGAGTTACTGCAGATGCATAAAGATATGGAAGCTACAGAGGAAGGTTTTGTAGTCGTCAATTACAACAAGAGAGAGCAGGGTAATTTCGCCCGGCTTAAAGTCAAGAATCCAGCACATGTGGCAATAGCCCATATGAAAGACCATGGGGGAGCCAGTATGAGATGTATCCTGCAGTTGATTATTCTAGGGGAGGAACAGGAATTTCTTTCTTATTTTCCTGAGTTCATGCCCTTGTTTAATCCTCTTAAGAAAGTGTACGACGAGTACTTGTTAAGGATAAATAATGACACGTTGTACATACAGGAAGATCTTAATAATAAGCTGGGGCGTAAAGAATACGCTATGATAGTTAAAAGCATGACATGTCCTGCTCTGATGTTTGAGATGTATGACGGAAGGGCTTCATCGTTCAGAGATTATGTAGATAATTATACAGCTCTGAAAGGTCTGAAGATATTCGCTAAGAATCTGTTAAAGATTCTTAAGTTTAAAGACAAAGAACTTAGTACTAGTCAGGAGGGGTAGTGAAACAAGTATGAATAGTTTAAAAGCAATGCCGGTAGCGGAACTTATGGGATTGAGAGTTAAGTATTCCGCAGATGTTATCGAAAAAAGTAAAGAGCGTCTTTATCTTATAGATAAGGAGCTGGAGCATAGACGGGCTGTTGATGAGCCTGAAATTACAGAAACCCCTTAACCAAGGAGACTTATGCCAGGTAGTAGTGGTGGTTCCTCACGTAAGATAGGGAGAGAGAAGCGCAAGGCTTCTCACATGGGATATAATTCCCGCAACCAACGAGTGAAGAATAAATTACGTAAAGTCCGTAAGCTTGTTCGGAGATTTCCGAACTACTGGGCTATCGTAAATGTCGGGACCAGAAGTGTTCCCGATATGAAGAAGATTCAGAAAACAGCCTAGGTTGTTTTCTAGGTTAGGTTCCTTTCCGCTGGGAATACTAGCCGTATGTGAGAACAGCGGAAAAGTTGAATTGTTAGTGTTTAGGGCCTTCGAACGGGGGTCCGGAAAGAGAGACCTCTCGTCTCTCTTTTTAGCTTAATTAAAGGCTGTTTATTGGCATAATAACTAACGTAGGGTTTTAACCTCCTAAGCCTCTCAACGATGCTTAAATCGGGATGTCGCGAAAGGTCGACTAAGTAGCGTCACGGAGTTTTCGGTCTCTGGGTAAAGCCGTTCAATCTTTAAATACCGGATCTATTCAGTTATGGCGCTATAGGAACCCACTGAATATGAAGGTCGTGCAGTCCAAATGCGTCTGGGAATCCAGCGGTATTTATTTTACTTTAATCTTTAAAAAGGAGGGGGGGGGTATGAAAATAGGGGTAATGAAACCACCAAAAATTGAATGGAGAATATTAGATGAATCTGACCACACGTATTATATGACCTGTAATAAGTGTGGTCAAACAGGGGACATAGCATACAGCTGGGAAGCAAGCGATAAGCCATTTGATTGGATAAATAACAAGGGGTCATGGATACAGACAGAGGAATATACTTGCCGTACCTGTCTAGATAAGTTCATGGAGCAGTTTATTAATAATAATTGCTCCAATGTTAATAGTGATATTTGTGATACTTGTATATTGACAAACTGTCGTTCAAATAGAACACCAAAAGTTATGCAACTAAAAGCAAATCGATTAAGAGATAAATTATTAATATTTGAATATTATTTAAATCAAAAAGGAGAAGTATGAAACTGGAGGAGATTGGGTTTTATACTCTGGAGGATAGAAGGGCTGCAAATGTTTCTTTAGACAGCCCGCTCTGGAGATGTGAGCTTTTGTTAACGGACAAATGTAATTTCTCCTGTCCGTACTGTAGGGGATCAAATGGATACACCAAGGGAGAATTGACTGATGAGGAAGCCAAGCATGTTGTTGACTTATGGTCTTCTCACCGACTTAAGAATATTCGTTTCTCCGGTGGAGAACCTACTATGGTTGAGTATCTTCCTAAGCTTGTAAGACACACTCGGGCTAGAGGAGTGGGGAGGATAGCAATCTCAACGAACGGTTCTGCAGAAACAGCCCTATATGAAGAGCTGCTGAATGCCGGAGTCAATGATTTCTCTATATCCCTGGATGCATGCTGTGCTTCTACGGGGGATATGATGTCCGGAGGTGTACAAGGCTCGTGGGATATCGTAAAGGAGAATATCAAATTCCTGTCGGAGCATACCTATGTAACAGTAGGGGTGGTAATGACAGAGGATAATCTAGGAGAGCTTCTTGATATTATCAAGTTCGCGGCTTCTCTGGGAGTTAAGGATATAAGAATAGTATCCTCAGCACAGTGGAATTCTAAAGAAGATATAAAAAATCTTCTATTAGACACTGGAGTTAATATTACAGACTACCCTATCCTCAAGTATAGGGTAGAAAATTATTGTAATAATAACAATGTCAGGGGAATAAAGGATACTGATTGTGACAGATGCTGGTTAGCTCTGGACGATATGGCGATTGCCGGTAACTATCACTTCCCATGCATTATTGCTATGCGGGAAGGGGCTGAACCCATAGGCACTGTTCAGGGTAAGACAATGACCCAGATACGCAGGGAGCGTCTGGAATGGGTTAAAGCAAACAGAACAATTGAGAATCGTATATGTCGGGAAAGCTGCCTCGATGTGTGTATTTTCTACTCAAATAAAGTGGAGGAACTTAATAGTGGAGTGCGAAGTTTGTAAGGATCTTATAGATAATCTATGTCAGGACAAAGCCTTCGGAATCCTTACCCGGAACGGGTTTGAATATAAACTAGCCGAAGGGGGAGACTTCTTTGGCTATCAACTCATTTTAATGGATTTCTTCGATGTATCTATCCTTAATACAACTTGGGGATATCTTAACGTCAATGAAAAATTCAGGGATTTGTTCAGTCCCTTTATCGAGACAAATATAATAGGCAGGTGTTTCTCAGGGGATGAAATAATTATCCTGACAAAAAAGCCTTCTATTGTGGATGACCTCTTTAAGAGGGGTAACGATATTGGTTTAAATTTCAGATACTGCAGGTTGATATACAGCGGTAATCTAAATCAAGATTTGGAAGTGATGTATGACAGAATCGCTAAGCTTGATACCTGCTGATAGTTTTCACTGGCTTCGTTGGAGACGGTGCGATGTCCGGGCTATGTTCGGATGTGTCTGCAGGGAAAGTAACTTAATAAACAAAAAGCATACTTTAAGAAAGTATGCTATCGGATATCATCCTTCAGAACGATTAGCATGTAGACCCAAGAAGGGCTGTGTTGCTGTTATGTTTCTGAAGGATGATATATTCAGTTGGTTCCACCTGACTAACAGAGAGTTTTCATTAATATTTATCACAGAAGTTAAAAATCAAATTAATTAAGAGGAGAAGATTATGGAATGGGCGACACAATTGATGGTGAGTCCGGAAGAAGCAAAGTTACGCAGAGAGGACGAAAGAGGTCCTTTACAGATAATACCTGAGGTCTGTTGTGAAAGCAAAATAGAGAGATTAGTACTCAACGGGCGGTTAGATGAAGAATATTTCGCCTGTAACTGAGCTGGAAATTCCAGGGGAGGTGTATTGTGGGGAATGTAATAAACACATCCCAAATTATCTTAAGTACAAATATACGGGCAGACTCTGTATGGAGTGCTTAAAGAAAAACAAATCCTTCCAGAAGACATATGATATGGAAACCCCTGTTTCATATTGCTGGAAACACGGTGGAATACCTTCCGCAGATCCTCCGGGAAAAATGGGGAGTTGGGGAATAAGATTGTCACAGGGGCACCGGATGATATCGGAAAACGATCCTGAAACTGCTTCTAAAAGAGATCGTTTTCGATATTTAATGGATTCTAGATAAAACATTAACCTTAACAAACAAGGAGAAAGTAACATGCCAGAAGAAATAATCGTAGTACCTGATACAGGAGCAGCACTGACAGAGGGAGCTTTCATACAGTCCTTAAAAAGGAATAATAAACAAATAAGGGCAGATCGGGCTGAGAGTATTAGCGAAGATACTCAGACAATCTACAAGAGAACTATTGAAGATCTCGAAATAAACATACGAAAAATGAAAAGGGAGCGGGAGAACATGATGGATCTGTCTCCTACAACAGCTCAGAGTCTTGTGCTTGCCAGTGACTTTGATTCTTCAGAGTTTTGCGCTAAAGATATAGAGTTAGGCGTAAAAATCAGAAATGATGAGATCAAACTCGGAATTGCTCAGGATAGATATAATAGTCTGTTTGGAGGGAGTCAGTAATGGGTGGCGGAGGTTATTCTACAAGAAATAGGATGACTCGCTCAGCTTCTCTGGGATACACAACAAAGTCTTCCCAGGAGTTATTTCAGAGCAGGTCTATTAACAATGCAATGGACCCAGGCGGAATAAAACTGAGAGAGTCTCGGGATTCACAAGAACATCCAAACAGCGTACCCATTATACTGGCTCTGGATGTAACAGGGTCTATGGGATCTATCCCGCACGCTCTGGTAAAGCAAGGCTTACCTGATATCATGGATAGTATCATAAAGTCCGGTATCGAGGATCCTCAACTACTCTTTCTGGGTATTGGAGATCACGAGTGCGACCAAGCGCCTCTGCAAGTCGGTCAATTTGAATCGAGTGATGAACTGCTCGACAAATGGCTGACAACTATCTACCTCGAAGGCGGAGGTGGTGGTAACGATGGGGAGAGTTATATGCTCGCTTGGTATTTCGCTGCGAAGCATACTGCTCTTGACTGTTTCGAGAAACGCCAGAAGAAGGGGTTTCTATTTACAATCGGGGATGAACATGTCTTAGACAATATCCCTAGCCGAAGTATCAAGACCATAATGGGGCTGAAGCAGTGTGAAAGCTTCACAAGTCTTGAATTGTTGGATGAAGCACGTAAAACATATAACGTGTATCATCTGCATATCAAGGAAACAACCTCCGGTGCGAGACAAATTGTTATAGACCGCTGGAAACAGCTGATGCAGGATAATCTAATAATAGTGGAGAATAAGGATGATGTCTCTTCTATTATAAGTGGTATTGTCAGTAAAGGGGCTGTTGCTGAAGAAGTTCTTTCAGCGCCTGTAGCAGCACCTACTGCAGAACCTGAAATTATCCTGTGATCAGTAGCCTCGTCGTGGGGCTGGGAGCAGGGGATGAAGCTAAGGGTCTGGTGACAGACTACTTAGCTCATTCCTGGTTTTCCACTAAAGCCCTCAACATTAGGTTTTCAGGGGGTCACCAAGCTGGGCATACTGTTGTATCCGGGGATTTTAGACATGTATTCTCTAATTTCGGTTCGGGTACTTTCAGGGGATTACCTACATACTGGTCTAAGTATTGTACAGTGGAGCCTGTAGGTTTGATGGTAGAATATGAATTACTTAAGAGTAAAGGTTTGAAGCCTGTAATTTATATAGATGCCAAGTGTCCTGTGACTACTCCTAATGATATAGGAAGTAACAGAGAAACAGAAGAGGTCAATAAGCATGGTTCGTGTGGTGTTGGAGTAGGGCAGACTTTCCAGAGAGAAGAGGATCATTATTCCTTAACTTTCATGGATTTGTTCTATCCGGAGATTCTAAAAAAAAGAATTCGTCTCATCGCACATTATTACATGACTAAGAAAAGAGATACATATTCTCTCACTGCATTCTATGAAAGCTGTGAGAAGATAGCAAGATGTGATGATATAAAACTGGTCCACGAGATGCCTGAGTATTCTTCTACTATTTACGAGGGGTCACAGGGATTACTACTGGATCAGAACTTTGGGTTTTTCCCGAATGTCACACGTTCAAACACGGGAAGTAAGAATGCTGTCGCTATACAAGGTTCATCCGACTTTCATATATATCTGGTAACCAGAGCCTATCAGACCAGGCACGGTAACGGATTTATGTCTAAGGAAGATATCAAACATAATATATTGACAGACCCCCTGGAAACAAACCAAACAGGTAAGTATCAGGGGGAGTTTCGAAGAGCTATACTCGATGTGTCTATGCTCGAGTATGCTATTAATAAAGATGATGTTATTCGTAACGCAGGTTCCCGGACATTGGTAGTAACATGTCTCGACCATCTGTCGGAGTATTGTCTTTATTATAAAGGTTGTTTCCTACGATGTAATAATGAGTCAGACTTCATTACATTTATTTCCAGTACATTGGGAATAGATAACGTACTCATAAGTAGGAGTAATGACTCAAAAAACATAGAGGAGTTTAACAGTTCATAACTTTTTGGATGGGTGGTCTCTAAAAACGTTAAACTAACGGAAAAGATATAAGTAAGTGCTGCCCATCCATCTTAACCATTAACCAGAAAGGATATATGATATATGATATATGTAGTTAGTACTTCAGAAGGAGATACATTTGTTAAGGAAGTAACCGAACAAGAGTTAGTGAAAAATCTAGATGAAGGTCGGTATGGTGAACCGGAGTTTGTGAAAGATGTAAAAGGAAGAGACGGCGACACTGAGAACTGGGAAGATAAACTTCTTATTATTAAGGGCGAAATAATTACCCCCAAGCCAAGAGCAAAGGTAGTAAACTGGGAAATACCTGAGAAATAGATTTTGGACAGGTAGAGCAGTAACCATTTATAAGAAAAGGAAAATAACAAAGGAGTACAGAGTGGCAAATTTTCTACGAGTAGTTGGTCTATGTGTAGCCGCTATATTAATTATTGCGGTTATGGTCGGTACGTTCTTCGGAGCACTGTATCTCAAGAGGTATGTGTATTCTCTGGAACGCGAAGCAGTTAAAGAATCGTTGCCTTACAAGGAGGGTAAGACAGCCCAGATGATGCAGTTGGCGTCTGAATATAACAGACTTGAAATTGAGATAGCCAAAACTGATTCTGAAAAACTAATAGAAGCACTAAAATCACAACAAGTATGTATCATCGAAAAACTAAAGATCGAACGAGAAAAGATGCATGGAAAAGACATTCCGTCAGAAGTTCAAAAAATAATTAACTATCACGAATAAGGGAGTAAAGTTATGAAACGTTTTATAGCGTTAATACTCATCATCCAGGTTATCTTTCTAACTGGGTGTGACGACAAAAGCAGTGATGCTAAAGATCAGGAGCTGGTTAACAAGCAGCAGGGGCAGTATGGAAAGGTGCACCCGTTGCCGTTCTTCGACCACAGTATTCCACGGGATGTCTATACCCAGATTTACGAGGTAGTGACAACCAAGGCGTATACAACCTACACCATCATCGAATCGATCACAGGCATGACTAAGTTTCATGGCGTATCGATTGGATATGGGATACCGGTTGATACAAGCCTGACAAATCCGCTTCAAAAATATAGTGGAAGACACCTTGCCGATGCTGTGATAGAACAGGCGGAGCCGAATGGCTTATTCTCCTCTAAGAATACAGATGGAACCTGGGTACTCTTTGTACAGAGTGACGGGAGTGTTACTCCGATATATACGGAACATAAAGTAACCACCTTCCCATTCCCTGTAGTCCCTGATGGTTCAGGGGGCTGGTGTAGGCCGGATAATACCCCATCGAAATTCAAGGTTAAAATAAAATCGAGGAAGTAGTATAGTTTTTGGACGGTCTGGCTGATAATAGCACCGGTCCTCTAAACCGGAGAATGCAGGTGAGTCCAGGTTCTAACGGACAAGTCCTGCACCGTCCATTTTATGAGTAGTGTATGCAAGAAAGGCTCCTCTTGAGAAGGAGGGAAGGTGTCTGCTGATGGTTGACAACAGAGGCACTGAATCGCGGGTAATAAATCCCGCCACTACTCGCCATTTTTTGTTTGTAATAGGCAGGAGGCGAAAGATGTTACCGATGGTACTGTTCTGGGTACTTGCAGTTGGAAGATGGTCAAAAGAGATTATAGTACAGAGGATTGATATGTTTCCTGATATCATGAGAAAAATAATCAGATCACTGACCAAGACGCTATGGGTGAAAAAAGCTTCCAACCAAAGCTAACAATAACCATTACTATTATAAACATATTTTATTTAACAGAAAGGAATTACAGTATGAAGTGGGATCATCTTTTTATTAATATGTGTGATTGTATCGCACAGAAGTCGAAAGACTTAAGTACCAAAGTTGGGGCTGTTATTGTCAGTCAGGACAACAAGGTCCGAAGTGTCGGCTTCAATGGTTTTCCTCGCGGAGCTATTGATAAGGTTGACAACGATGCCTACATACAGCTCTGTAAGCTACATAAAAAAAAGAATGGTTCTGTCGATACAGTTGCAGTAAAGCAACATTTGGCAGATATAATGTCGAAGAGGTATGAGCGTCCATTGAAGTATAAGTGGACTGAGCATGCTGAGCGTAATGCTATTTATAATGCAGAGATGACACTAAAAGGGTGTAAGATTTACATCAATAGTCTACCACCGTGCTGTGATTGTGCCAGAGCTATTATTCAGGCTGGAATCGTTGAAGTTATTACGGTTGAAAATGAAATACCGGAGCGTTGGAAAGAGGATTGTACTATTGCTCTGGAAATGCTCAGAGAATGTAATGTATATATAAGAGAGGGAAATGAAAACAATATCTGATTTACTTGATTCATTTAAGAAGGAACTCGGCACTCAGTCATATATCAATAAGGTACAGATGATGATGGCTATTGAAGTGATTCGTGATAGATTATGTGGAGAAGATTCTGAAGAGGACTACAATAAAGCCACAGAGATTAGAGAAACGTTACACGGTGAAAAGAAATGAAAACACAAAAACAAGCCTCTGAAAAAATAGAGAACTTAAAGAATGGGGAGCATTGCTACTTTAACACTTTTCAAGATGGAGGTGCGGTTTGTTATAGGTGTAACGATATGTATTTACTATTTGAAGTCCCGAATTACGGCGGTGATGAAAGGTATGTGGGTACTTATTTTGAAAATCAACTCAACGATATGATTGGTAAAGCGTTTAGCTGGACTTAACAATGGAGAATTAATGAAAACAAAAGTAAACGTAGGAGTAATAGTCGGTAGGTTTCAGGTAGCCGAACTGCACGAGGGACACAAGCAGTTAATTCAAAGTGTCCGGAACGAGCACAATAAGGTTATTATATTTCTAGGGCTGTCTGTATGTGTCGGGACAAAGAACAACCCTCTAGATTACGAAGCCCGTAAGCAGATGATACTCCAGACATTTCCGGAGATCATTGTAGGGTATATACAGGACATGCGTAACGACGAAGTATGGTCTACAACCCTGGACAGAGAGATCAACAAACTCAAGAGTCCCGCGGAAAACGTAACCCTGTATGGAGGCAGAGATGCTTTCATTAAGCATTATTCAGGTTATTTCCCTGTAGTAGAGCTGGAGCCTGAGATATATATCTCCGGTTCTCAGGAGCGGGAGAAGGTAAGTTCTAAGGTAGTTTCTTCTCAGGAATTCAGAATGGGTGTCATATGGAGAGCATACCATCAATACCCCAGATGTATTCCTACAGTGGATATCGCTATAATCAGGGATAATGAGGTACTTCTTGCACAGAAGCCCGGAGAGGACACGTGGCGCTTCGTAGGGGGTTTCGCGGACGGTAAGACGTCTTTTGACGTAGATGCCCGCAGAGAGGTGTTGGAGGAGACAGGATTGGAAGTTGGAGATATGGAATATATCTGCAGCTTGCCTATCGATGATTGGAGATATAAGGGTGAACAGGACAATATCGTAACGACATTCTTTAAAGCCAAGTATGTATTCGGCTCTCCTAAACCGATGGATGATATATGCGGGCTGAAGTGGTTTGATATGACACATATCAAAGTAGAGGAAATCAATGAGGTACACCGTCCGCTAATGGAAAAACTATTGGGGATGGGATTATTAATAATGGAGGGAGATTCTATAGTATAGTTGTAATTGTATCTTTTGTGTGTTAGCTTATATGATATAAGCTAACACACGGAGGTACTAAGTGAACAACGTAGGACTATACAACAATTTAATTTCTAAAGCACAGCAGTCTAACAGAAGTATAGATGATGATATCTATTATGAGCGTCATCATATTATACCTAAATGTATGAATGGAACCAATGATATAAATAATCTGGTTCTACTCACAGCAAGAGAACATTTTCTAGCCCATTGGATATTAGTTAAAATACATAGGGGAAATTTTAAACTGATATATGCTTTTAATAGCTTTTGCATGTCTTTAGGGGATAGACCAAACTCACATATATATAAATACGCTCGAGACAGGTATATAAAAATGCTTAAGGAGAATGATGAGTGGAAATTAAAAATTTCTGAGACAAACAAAAAAAAGATATGGGTAAAGAGAGGGGATACTTGTAGGCGTATTGTTCAAGAAGAAATGGATAAATATGTCGAGAAGGGCTGGGTTAAAGGTAGAATTATTTTACATAGGAAAACCCATAGCCAAATTACCAGAGATAAAATAGGGCTTGGAAATAAAGGACATATTCATGGACTTGAGGTGAAACAGAAAATATCAGAGGGGGGTAAAAATACCGTTTGGATAAATAAGGACGGGATTGATAAAATGGCTAAAGGTGTGCGACTTACTAATTATTTAGAAGATGGATGGGTGAGAGGGAGAATAAATACAAAAAATTTAGGTACTGTAAAAGGATGTATAGTCATTACTAAAAATAATAGACAAACAAGAATAAACTCTAGTCAATTATCTGAATATTTAAAAGAGGGTTGGGCAAAAGGAGGCACTAAAGGTAGAAAGATTTTTTCACAGTCTCAGAAAGATAAAATATCTAAAAAGATGAAAAATACTGTATGGATGAATAATGAAAAAGATAGTTCTAAAAGGATTTCACTATTGGAATTACCTAAATATACTCATAACGGATGGGTTATAGGAAGACTAAAAACATCTTCATTAGGCAACAATCAATTTTCAGAGGGAAAATAAAAATGAAAAATAACATATGTTTACTTTCAGATTCATATAAAATGGGGCATTTTTCCATGCTGCCTGAAGGCACCGAGTATGTATACAGTTACATGGAAGCAAGAAAGGGTGCGACATTCAATAATACTGTATTCTTCGGGCTGCAGTATCTGCTTAAAGAATACTTCACAGGGAGTGTTCTGACTGCTGGTAAGATACAGCAGGCACAAGCTGTAATAGATACACATCTAGGTCCCGGAGCTTTCAACAGAGAGGGATGGGAGAACATGCTGGATAAGCATCAAGGCATGTTACCTGTACGCATAAAAGCCGTTCCTGAGGGGACACCCATAAGCATAGATAATATTATGATGTCTGTTCAGAACACTGACACCGAATCACCGTGGTTAACTGGATACATTGAGACTGTGCTGACGCACTTGTGGTACGCGTCTACAGTAGCTACGTTGAGTCGGGAATGTAAGAAGATGATGAAGAACTATCTGAATAACACCTCAGAGAACATGGAGCGTCTTGATTTCATGCTGCATGATTTCGGGTTCAGAGGAGTATCCAGTGTGGAGAGTGCAGGATCCGGAGGAGCAGGACATCTTGTAAACTTCCAGGGCACAGATACTATACAAGCTCTGGAGTTTGCTATGGAGTATTACAACGCTCCTGTATGTGCTTATTCTGTTCCAGCTACTGAGCACAGTATAATGACCGCTCTCGGGGAAGCCGGAGAGATGGAAATGATGGGAAGTTTGCTTGATAAGTATCCTGAAGGTATACTCAGTGTGGTTATTGATTCATACGACTACATAAAGTTCATAGAGAATACACACAAGGCATATGGTAATAAGATAATGACAGGTAAATGTAAAGTAGTTTTTCGCCCGGATTCCGGGGAGCCTGTACGTACTAGCCTTAAAGTTGTTGAGCTTCTAGCAGAGAAGTTTGGTAGCTATAAGAACAGTAAGGGCTACAAAGCACTACATCCGAATATTGGAGTTCTCTGGGGGGATGGGATTGATAAAGAAGGAATCAATCATATCCTGGATACTCTAAAGTCATATGGGTGGAGTTCCGACTGTATCGTTTTCGGTATGGGAGGAGGGCTGTTACAGAAGGTTAATCGTGATACACAGCGGTTCGCTTTCAAGTCTTCGGCACAACGCCGTAAAGGTATTTGGCATGATATCTGGAAGGATCCCGTTGACAAAAGTAAAGTCAGTAAGCGCGGGAAACTTAAGCTTATCAAGGAAGGCAAGACTTTCCGCACCGTTTCACAACAGACTTCAGGAGAAGATCTTCTCGAAGTAGTATTTGAGAACGGGGAGTTGAAGCGGGATATGTCTTTCGATGAAGTCAGAGAGAATGCCAAGTTATAATATATTAAAGAGTGTCGTACGACACTCTTTTTTAGCTACTTAATTAAATCCATTTTATTGGCATTATATACTGATGAGGATCCCTTTATGTCATGGAAGAAGGCCCTCTGTATAGAGATGGTGTTATTCCCTATTTTTTCACCGAATATAAAAAATAGGGGCGCAACAGCTGAGCTCTACAGGCTTAGCTGATTAGAAAGCCCGGTATTGGGCTTTCTTTTAGCTACTTAATAAAACTCCTTTTGTTGGCATTATATACTAGAAACAAATAACCCCTAACATAAGGAGATAGGGAATGAGTGCAAGAAAAGGAACAGCAGCAAAAGCTGTCCGTAAGACAGAGGCGGAAGCTCGGTTAGCAGAGTGGAAAGCGCTATCCATGGCAGAGAAAATCTCTGTCCTCCAGATAAGACCTGGAGAGAGTAAGAAACAACTGGCTAAGCTACAGGTAGCGGATGTGGTATAAAATAATTGCAAGTTTGATGATATTTCTAGCTGGGTTTCTAGTGGCTGGAAATATCATCTGCATGAAGTATGATGTAATCAACTTCAACTATGAGGGAAGTTGGTTTAACATCGTACTGGCTATGGTAGTGGTAGGTTATGCCATTCCCAGTATTATTAAGAAGGTGCCCGATGAATAAAAAAGATGTATGTAAAGAGTGTAGGGGCTGGTGTTGTTATAGATTTTGTATTAGCCTAATAAGCACAGCCTCTCAAGAACCTGACTGGGAAGCAGAACATGCTAGGGAGGATGCTATTCACAAGGATCTTGACTTTATGGAGAAAAATTTTAGAAAAGTCGGATGTCGTTCGATAGATAATTGCGATAAGATGTCGTTCCATTTTACATGCCTGAAGTACGATAAAGTCAGGGGGATTTGTACTGAGTATAAAAAAAGACGCCCTTATGCATGCATAAAGTTTAAATGTGAATGGCGTCAAAAAGGGGTAGTCCCCAGAGGTAAAGAATATCCCTGGCAGGCAAAACACATGAGGAAGGAAGGACTATCTCTAAAAAAACTACTTAATTAATGCTGTTTTTTTGGCAGTATATATTAGTAGAGAATAGCATCTCTACCCAACGGACTGATCATCCCGAGGTTCTATACTTAGTGGGTATGGGTAAAAAACTCTTTCCATGTCGAAAGACACTGTTGTACCGGGGATCCGCACCTACGAGGTGTGAAGTTAAACTCAGCCCGTCTCCTTTTGGCCAAGGAGAAAAGCAGGGTCCCTCACGGGGCTTAGTGCGAGTGGGGAAGGAGAGAGAGGGTAAATGTCTCTTCTTTTAGCTACTTAATAAAACTCTTTTTATTGGCATAATAACTGTAGACAATAACTATAAATATTTTTAGTTTATAGTTTACAGTAAACTATAAACATAGGAGCTTTATATGCTAAGAAATAATCTGAATCAACTACTTAAACACAAGGGGCAGTTGAACACAGGGGATAAAGTAAATTGTAGGTGTGAAGAGCATGCGTGTCATTTTAATAAGGTAACAATAAAGGGAGATACAGGTAATATGTTCCACTACCCTATAATATTTAGAAAAGGAGAGGGCTGGGTATTTAAAGGGGGGTGTCCTTACAACAATGTCTAATTATCTTTTAAGTAACAGAATGCATCAGCCCATAAAGTATAAAGGGCAATTGAATGAGAAGGACGAGGTATTATGTACTGGTTGCGGTACAGGAGATCCCTGTGAGTTCGACGTACAGAAGATGCAGGAGAATCAAGGTACTGTAAGGGATATCGATGAGGACTACGGTGAACATGATATACGGTTTATAGAAGGAACGGGCTGGGTAATAGCGTGTCACTAATAAAGGATAATATATGGATACTGGAAAATTATATAATAGATTAAGGCAGCCTATAAAGTATAGGGGGCAGCTGACTGTGGGAGATGCGGTATATAAAGAGGCAAGCAGTTTCCCTCTGATGGTTACAAAAGTTATAGGTAAGCTAGGGCGGGCTAAAAGGGACACAAAAATATATAATCTCAGCTTTGATAAAAATAATGGCTGGGAGTGGTCCACTCTATCACCTTATGAAGAAATAAGAGAGTTTGGCACATATGATGCCACATATGGTTCCTACTGGCTTGCTGACGATGAAGCGTCAGCAGGAACTCGCAGATATACACCTCCTCCGCAAGTTCAGGCTACATGGGGGAGAAGATGATACATATAATTTTAACTGTTATAAACAAAGGAAAGTATGAATAATTTATATAATAGACTGGGTAAGAAAATAAGGTATAAAGGACAGCTAAGTGTGGATGATATGGCATACCTGGACACAGATATACGTCGACGGAATAGTATAGTTGTATATGGATTGAACGGCGCTTATGGAAACGGTAGAGATAGAGGAGGTTCCGAATATGTCTTGAACTTTTTCGATACGTCCGGATGGGTTTGGGAACTTACTTATAGTTTTTACTATGATATGTCCTCTTCCTCTTCTGAGTCGTCTTCTTCGGAGGAGGACTAATGAGTACTGGAGATCTGTATAATGAAAATAAGCAGAGGATAGTGCATAAAGGGCAACTATGTAAAGGAGATGTAGTTTACAAAGGTAGACATATGTCATGTAAAAGAAGAATACGTCTCCTTAAGGGGGACATAGGTGAAGTCATAAGTCCTAAAGGTATAGTGTATGATATAAAGTTCGTAAAAGATTATGGCTGGACGTGGACTAAACGGAGATAGCTAATGAGTATAATATATAATGAAATGAAGCAGCCCATTAAACACAAGGGGCAGATATGTAAAGGAGATATAGTATACATAGAGGCAGGAGGTGCCCCTTATAAGGTTACCGAATGTAAAGATGGCTCTGGAGTAATAAAAAGCTTCGTAGGGTTTAAACGTGATATAACATTTATAGAAGGGAAAGGCTGGAGGAATACAGGTTCCCGTTACTGGAGTGCACCGAGCCTGACTCTTAATGGAACAACAATGAACATAGACACAGTCACATTTAGATTTTAATAAGGAGTTATAATGTATATAATGATAATAGATATATTAATAGTTATAATAACTGCTCTGATCTTGATTTCTTCAGTAGTAGTATTATGGAGGTGCATTATTAATTTTATAATTCTGGGAAATCAGCAGGGACACATAGAGTGTGTTTCTAATAGTACGCCGGAGGAGACTAATTGTGTAAGCGTTGTGAACTATACATATACGAAAGTATATAATGAAATGAAGCAGCCAATTATACATAAGGGACAGTTAAATAAAGGAGATACTATATATTTTAATTCAGAAGATATTGATAGGTATATAGTTATTGAATGTAAAGATAACTGTACGATAGTGGAAAACTTCCTAGGAATTAAGCGTGATCTGGAGTTTATAGACGGGAAGGGCTGGGTGTATAAAGATGGTCTGGCGTGGTATTTACAGCACGCTCAAGATCAGATGATGGCTGCTATGAATATCCCTGCCACATACCACACTACTCCGGAGACATACCGCTTTACTCCTGAGATACTCAATACATTCTACAATAGACAGTCGGGAGAGTTTTATAATGCAGAACAGCTGAGGGGTACAAGAGAATACTATATACAGGATACAGAAAGGTGAGTGTTTAAGATGTTAGCAAGAAAATTTTCAGGGGTACAAATACACTGCGATAAATGTTATAGAAATATACGGGTGAGTAACAGCTTGACGGAAGAAGCCTTTAAACGTCTGGTGCGTAAGAGAATATTCTGTGGAAGATGTATAAGCAGAAGGATGAACAGATCGGGTAAATGTCCCCGGCGTTTCGAATTTCAATAGTCATATATTAAATTAAGAGAAAGGGGGGAATCCCAATGTGTCTGGAAGAACGAATTCTATTACTTAGAACAGGTCTTTATATATTACCTGCACTTATATTCAGTGTAAGTGTTTTGGCTTTAGTGGTTGAGGAGTTTGTTCGGGATTCTATAACTAACGTCTTTAACGCGAGAATGTGTAATATATTTAATGAAAAAGGACAAGTTATAAAGTATAAAGGGCAACTGGTTAAAGGGGATGAGGTAAGATATGGTTACTCCCCCTATGACTATACGGTGTTCGTATTCAGTATAAAAGGTAGTAAAGGAATAGCAATACGAAATGCTAATACGTATAGTCTAAAGTATATTGAGGGAACGGGCTGGATGGCTTATACAGGTAAGAAGATATGGTGGATACTAAATAATGTATTCAGAGTTATTTAATAGAAAGGGGTATTATGTCTAAAAAACGGTTATACAATATGCTGGGACAGCCCCTTAGACACAGGGGTCAGATAAGTGTGGGGGATGAGATATATTATTCACCTCCTCCGTCTACGATGTTTCATGGGATTATAAGATCTATTAATAAGAATAAGGGAACAGTGGAAAACAAAGTAGACGCTACCGATGTGAATGATATTACATTTACAAAAGAAGAGGGCTGGCGCTGGACGGATCACGAAGGTTATTCGTATGAATAAAGGGAGGAGATATGAGTAAGAGTTTAAATTCTTTACATAATTATAAGGGACAATACATTAAATATAAAGGACAGCTGACTATGGGGGATGAGGTGAGCTGTTGCCCCGGAGGAACTCCGGATTTTAAGGTAATAGAGCTTAAGGGCAGGATCGGTGTAATATGTTACACCGGTAGAATCACAAATCCTACAAAATATAAAATATACTTTAATAAAGATAGAGGTTGGGAATGGGACAGTCAGAGTTCTGGATAGAGCAGATTCATCATAGAAACTAAATTTAACAGGAGTATTACATTTTGGAAAAAGTAAAACGAACACCTGCTGGAGCTAATATGTGGAGTCATATTAACATGGGAGCATTCAATGGATGCGAATATGGTTGCAGATATTGTTATGCAAGTTGTCGTAAATTACAGTTAAAACAGATAAATAGTAAAAATAAGTATATACCGACACCCCGTAAAATGTCCAGTATATTATCAGAACTGGCCCCGGGAAAAATAAAACTTATAGGTAAGCCAGCAACAATAATGTTCCCTAACACTCACGATATAACAGAGAACACTATTGATTACAGTATTGAGGTGATTAAGAAGATAATGGAGCGTAAGGCTGTAGCTAAGATTCTTCTGGTGACTAAGCCTAATCTTGGGTGTACCCGTAAAGTAATTGATAGGCTGAGGGACTATCAAAAAAATATCGAGATCAGAGTTACAATAGGTTCTAAGGACCAGAGTATTCTGGACTTCTGGGAACCCGGAGCACCTGAATATGAAGAACGGATAGCGTGTCTTACCTATATGACAGGAGCTGGATTTCATACAAGTGTGTCTACGATTCCAATGCTCGACAATAATATCGAAGCAGTTGTCAGAGATGTCCGTAACATAACATCAAGAGACATATGGATAGGGGTAATACGTCATCCCGAAGTCCGTATAAAACGCAACACGGACAATGATGCTACATATATGGACAGGATGAATGAATTGCTGACTGAAAAGGATGAAGACAGGATTAAAGAATTGTATGCTAAGTACGGGAAGGACAAAAAAATAAGATGGGCTTCCGATCTGAGGCCTTTACTGGGGCTGGAGCCCCTGAAAGAGCGGGGATTGGATATATAGTTTAAAAGGGCTGGGAGTGTACAACAAGTACACTCCCTTTTATTATGAAGGAAAATTATGGTTAAAAAGAGAAAAGGTCCAAAGCCTAAAACACAAGAACAGGCAACAGCTGATTTTATAAAAAAACACGGCAATAAGTTTAATTATTCAAGAATGGTTTATATAAACAGGATTACCAAAATACTTATAATATGTAATAAATGCCATACAGAATTCCTACTATCTCCTAAAAACCATTTGATGAATTCTGCAGGTGGATGTCCTAAAAGATGCTGGGCAAAGAGCACTAGGTTTACTGAAGAAGAATTTCGTAACAGGTGTTTCAAAGTACATGGTAATAATTATAGTTATTCTAAAGCTAAATATAAAGGCATTCATAAAAAGATTTTAATAATATGTAATGAATGTGAAAATATTTTTAAACAAAAACCCGATAATCATTTACAAGGGCAGGGTTGTCCACATGTATGCTATGATAATGAGGGAAAGCCAAAAATACTTAGTATTATTAGGAAAGGTTTAAAAATAAATGGTACTAATTATGATTATTCCATTTGTAAACGTATAACGTCAAAGAACAAGTATGGTAACTATAGGGTTTTTTTGTCAGATATTATATGTAATGAATGTAAAACTGTTTTCACTAAAGACGTATATAATCATGTAGTTAATGGACAAGGCTGTCCATGGAAATGTTATATAGACCTTAAAGCTTCCCGTGGGAGTAACAAGAAATATAATACTCTCCTCGAGGATAATGACAGGTATTCTACTCCCGGTAAAGAGAATGTGACAGAGATGATGTTTGATATTATCGGTAAATATGTGGGAAATGATTTCAACTTCCTATCGCTTCCGGGAAACGGCAGAGAACTGCTACGTATATCGAAAGCCTTTAATATAGATATAGAAAATAGCTTAGGTGTTGAGTTGTATCAGATGCAGTATCGTATACTACAACATTTAATTAAGAAGAATATGGGAATGGATATGCCTCTTTTAAAGGGAGATGTCGATAAGCTTATTCTTGATGGAGAAATACATAACAAGTTCAGAGTCAGCCACTTAGACTATAACGGACCTTTAATACAAAGGAGATGGGACGCTATAAATAAGTTGGTTGATAATACGGAGAAAGACGGATTAGTATTTATAACTCTGAATAATAAAGCGAGACACGGAACTAAGCTGAACAAAGTATTAGCTCCGGATAACAGCTGTACTATAATGGATCAGAATTACGAAGGAATGCGTCATGCGAACATGACGACATTAGGTTTTCTAAAAACAAACTAAACTAAAGGAACATATCATGCAGAAAAACAAAGAATTCGTAAACAAAATATTACGTGCCGTAGATCGTGGAGATGTTGCGGATCAAAATATTGACTGGAAATTTCTAGAATGCCCCGAAGAAATGATATCCTGTTGGAACGGTATTGAAGAAGATACTCTTGATGATGAACTCCTTCATTATGATATTGAAAAATCTGAAGATGGTGAAGAGTACATAGTAACAGAGTGTCATACAGGGGGATGCAGTTGTGCTCCCGGAGTACTGGAATGTCTTGTTAAAGAAGTTGCATAGTCTAGAAGTAAAAAGTCTACCATGGTAGAAAATGGAGTAAACCCAAACAAACTAGGAGAGTAAGTATGAAAGTAGTATTGTGTCTGATGTTAATAGCTCCGTTTCTATTATGGGTTGTTATAAGAACGACAAAATCCGCTAATTTTAAGATAGCTTGTGAAGGACATCTAAAAAGAGCCTCAGACGCTACCACAGTACCTTTAGCTGTACAGGAGCTGGAGATAGCCCTTAAATATCTTAAAGACAATGAACTTACCAACGGGTATACCTCTATAACATTTGAGGACCCTTCTGAGGATATTCAGTTCTGGTACACGAATATATTAGCGGCCAAAGAGGAGCTTAAGAAGATGCCTAAAGATGCGAATATGCTGACAAAAAGCAGCGTGTTGCTAAAATTAAGGGGGAGTATAATGTATTCCAAGGGGGAGAAAAGCGTATTAGTTCCCGAAGGAATAAGTGTATATCCGTTTAATGCGCTGTTCGCGATATTCGGATGGGGCACTTTAGTAATGCTTTTCTGCGGGGCTATAGGAATAATAATAATATGTAATGAATGATGGAGAGAGAGGGTTAGCAGCCCTCTCTTTATTATAACTACAAGCACAGAAGGAGACTAATTAAATGGCAGGGTACACATACACCTTATTTAATAAAATGAAGCAGGATATAAAGCATAGAGGACAGCTTAGTGTAGGAGATAATATAATGGTAAAAGAAACTGAGCTGAATGTACTACGTATTGAAGGGAATAACGGGACAGTAAGCTCCGATTGGCATTCATACTCTATAAAGTTTATAGAAGGAACGGGCTGGTTACTTAACCCCAGTTCCATATAATGAATAACATATATAATAAAATGCAGCAACCTATAATGTATAGGGGGCAGTTGGTTTTAAGAGATATTGTATATCGATATGCTGAAGGGCTGGTACGGATAGAAAGAACTATTACTAACCTCAACGGAAATACCGGAGTTATGACTACCGGAACAAGTAAGATCCCTATATGGTTTATAGAAGGAAAGGGCTGGTGCTGGGGAGTCAAAGATTATTTGGAGGATATTTTAGTAGAGGAGGAGGCTAATTAAATGGCAGCATATACATATAATTTATATAATAAGATGGATCAGAAGATAAAGCATAAAGGACAACTTAGTATAGGAGATCGTGTAACATTGAGATCAAGAAATGTCCTGAATATAACATATATTGAAGAAAATACAGGAAAAGCAAGAACTCAGAATTATGTATATCTTATAAAGTTTATAAAAGGGAAGGGCTGGCTACTTAATCCAGCCTCCGTATAATGAATAACATATATAATAAAATGCAGCAACCTATAATGTATAAGGGGCAGCTGAGTATAGGAGATGAAGTAAGTTGTTCTTCCGGATGGTCAGACCCTGATTTTGAGGTGTTTGACTTAGATGGAGACGAAGGTGAGATTCGAGGCCTAGATGATGATGATATAACTTATATAAAGTTTATAGACGGGAAGGGCTGGGTGTGGAACTAATGAAATAGAAACTAACAAAGGAGTATGGCAATGGACGGAGTAACATTTTTCTATATAGCGAGCTGTGCGGCATGTTTATTCACAGGGTATTTTGTATGTTATTTAATGCAGTATGAAAGACTATGGAGCACAATATGTAAGTATGAAAACGAACTCTTAAAAAAGACTAAACATATTGGTAAGTTGGATGAGGAGTTGTTTAACCTCAGAATGGATTCGTATAAGGAAGAAGAAAAGAAAAGCTGTGATAAATGTGCGTGGTTAAAATATATATCACCCAGTTTCGATCAGCCTTTCCCGGAGCTTTGGTGTGCTATGGGTCACTGGGATGGCGTTGATAGTACAGATAAGCTATCCGAAGAAATTAACTGTGACGACTTTTACCCAGAAGAATGAAATCAACAAAAGAAAGGTTTAAGGAGGGAAAATGAAGCTGTATAAATTAATATTTGAGCTACCTGTATGCAGGAGAAGAGTCTTAGCCTGCTACTTGTTCCTTGAGAACATCTGTGTTTTCAGGGATGTATGCTTTGAACGTCATTGTAAAGAAGTCCACTGGAAGTTAGTCAGCACTCTGCTGGCTCTGGGTGAACTGGCAACTTTGGAGGACGAATGATACACATAGTATCGATATATAGTAGTCGTAAAGTTAAGAATGAGAATGGCTATGGCTTTATGAAGGAGGATAGAGTTGAGATATCAGAAGCGGATATTGAGGAGTGGGTAATGTCTCAATACAGGGAGTCAAACACTCTGGATGAAGAAAGAGAATATAAGGCTGAAATTGAAAGTACAACGACTTAACTAGGAGGGATGAATGCAGATATTATATAATACAATGCAGCAGCCCGTTAGACATATGGGACAGCTTAGTAAAGGGGATATGGTAAGCTGTTCTTCCGGATGGCCCAATCCTGATTTTAAAGTAATAGAACTTAAAGGTAAGAAAGGCATTATAAGTTTAGCGGGGCCGAGGATTATGAAATTTGAAATTCTTTTTACGAAAATAAACGGTTGGTACGCGGAGCGTATTTTAAATATATGACACATAAACTATATAATAAGCTAGGACAGCCCCTTATACACAAGGGACAGCTCTGTATAAATGATAAGGTATCTATCCTTTACTCCGACCGCCCCTATAAGGTAATTAAACTAGGTAAAGCTGTAGGTGTGGTTATGAGTAATCTAGGCTGTACATATCATATATCGTTTACAAAAGAAAAGGGCTGGATGTTTTGGGTGAGATAATATGAGATTTATTCTGAAGAATGAAATGGGACAGCATATAAAACATAAGGGACAGGTTAGTAAAGGAGATACTGTAATATGCAGTGTTACTTATTTTAAAGTTATCGAACTAAAGGGAGATATGGGCAGAGTTGGATACTCACATCATAATGGTAGGCTTACATATATTATAGAGTTTAAAAAAGGGAAGGGTTGGTTCTTGTTAGCATGAGATTATTTAATGAAATGGGACAGCACATAATACATAAGGGACAGCTCTGTCTGGGAGATACAGTAAAGACCGGTCCTCTGAGAACTAACTACTACATAGTTGTCAAATTAAAAGGAACCGAAGGTAGGGTGGAGAGCTGCCGAGAGTATAGCAGGTACCCGATACAGTTTATAAAAGGAAGGGGCTGGGTGTGGTAGTATGAGACATTTTATATATAATAAATTAGGACAGCCCATTATACATAAAGGTCAATTAAATAAAGGGGATATGATAAGTGATACCAGCTATGGTAGGGCTTGTCTCAAAGTTATCGAACTAAACGGAGATATAGGTTCTGTTAAATATTCTATGGGTGTATTTCCTATAGCGTTTAAAAAAGGAAGGGGCTGGGTGTGGTAGTATGAGATTATTTAATGAAATGGGACAGCGCATAAAGTATAAGGGACAACTCAGTAAAGGAGATATAGTAAGGACTGTTCCCAAGTCAGTTTTCTATTACACAGTTGTTAAAGTAAGGGGAAGTACAGGCACAGCTGAACATAACATTAAAAAGCCTTACATGTACCCGATACAGTTTAAAGAAGGAAGGGGCTGGTTAATACATGCGATATATGGCACATAATACGATGAAACAACCTATCACACATAAAGGACAGCTGTTAGCTGGTGATGATATATATATATACAAAGTGTTTTTATGGAGAGATGGTATGTAATGAAGGTAATTCATCTGGAGGGTAGCATAGGTATAGTTCAGACTTCTATCACAAAGCGTGAGCACGAGATACACTTTGAAGACGAAGGCTGGATAGTAAGTACTAACATATGAAAAGTCTACCATGGTAGAAAATTCAGGAAAGGAGAATAAATATGGCTGCTTTTGGAGGTACTATATTACATAATATAAATGGACAGCCCCTTAGACATAAAGGACAGCTAAACATAGGGGATCAAATACGTCTACACGTCTACGATGTAAATAATAGAGCTGTTATTAAAAAACTAAGAAACAAACGAGGTGTAATGATAAAGCCCAAAACAGGTAGTAAGTATTTTACACTATACGTAGACGGGAAGGGCTGGTGCTGGTAGTATGAGATTATACAATGAAATGGGACAGCAGATTAAACATAAGGGACAGCTTAATGTAAGGGACAAAGTAAGGGCCTACCCGAATGGTAGGAACATCTACACAGTGCTTAAAATAGCAGGGAACATCGCTAGGATTAAAAAAGTTCGTACAGGTAGTATATATGTTGTGATGTATACAAAAGGAAATGGTTGGCGCTGGTGATGCATCCGTTATTTAATCTAATAGGACAGCCCATTAAACACAGGGGGCAGTTAAATAAAGGGGATAAGATATACCTTAGATCTACCAGTACTGTTTCTTACAAAGTCGTTGAGCTGGAAGGAGATACAGCTAAAATTAAAAATCTTTATCGCCCTTTAAACTATACTATAAGGTATAGAAAAGGGCATGGTTGGTTTTGGAGGTCGATATGAGAAGAGAATATATGTTGTTTAATAAGTTAGGGCAGGTTATAAAGTATAGGGGACAGCTCTGTAAAGGAGATGAAGTAAGATGCCATAGCACTGATCTTGAAGTGTTAGAAGTAGAAGGGGATACAGGTAAACTTATATTCAACCATAACCCGTCAAATACATATAATATAAAATATATAAAAGGGAAGGGCTGGGTATATTAGTATGAGTAGGGTATTATATAATAAGTTAGAGCAGCCCATTAAATATAAGGGGCAGCTCAGTAGAGCGGATACAGTATTACTTCATCCCACTAGATCTTTCCATTACTTAGTAATAGAACTAGAGGAAGACACAGGTAAGATTACACATGCCTGGGATAGGGATGTACATACAATAAAGTTTAAAGAAGGAACGGGCTGGGTCTGGGTGTCTGTATGAGGACACGACATATGTTATACAATGGGATGGAACAGCCTATTGTATATAAGGGACAGCTTAGTCTGGGAGATATGGTAAGTTTAACTCCTGGAAGGGATTTCTTTTTCGAAGTCGTTGGGCTGCAAGGAGATAGAGGTATAGTCGAACATAAATTAAGTTTCGTGGTATATACTATAAAGCATGAAAAAGGGATGGGCTGGCTATTAATACACGAATTATAAGTGAATACATATTACATAACAAGATGGGACAGCCCGTTAAACACAAAGGGCAGTTAAGTGTAGGGGATGAAGTGAGTGTTACCCTGTGGGGGAATATAACCTTTACAGTTATCTCATTAAAGGGAGATACAGGTACATTAATCATACTGGATGTAGGTCCCGATAAAAACCCTATAATATATAAAAAAGGGTTGGGCTGGTATATACAAACATCCTATTGATACTACTATACAACAGTAAAGGAGACTACTAATGGAACAGGGAGTTTTACATAATATAAATGGACAGCCCATACTATATAAAGGGCAGCTGAATAATGGTGACTCTGTATATAGAAAAAGATGGTCTGTGGGGAGGGCTGATATACTCCCGGCTAAAATAAAGAGTATAAAAGGGATTAAGGCAAATCTGCAGTATAATAACACAGCCTACACAATACCTATATTCTTTATAAGAGGAAGGGGCTGGATATGGGAATATAGAAGGGAGTATACAATATGAGTAAAGAAGAATATCTGAAAGGACACAAAGCGTCCGGACTGAAGGTAGGAGACTCTGTATTGGTTACAGGAGACTGCGAGAGCTTCGAGAAGGGCTGGAACAATATGTTTGTAGGTGGTATGAAGCAACATGTAAGTAAAGTCTATAAAATATGTATAGACAGAGATGACCAGGGATTTATGCTGGATCACGGGGCTCAAGTCCCGTATTACTATCCTTATTTTATCCTTAAAAAAGAAAGAAAGGTCTGGGGTATACGATGACTACATTATATAACGAAATGCAACAACCTATTATATATAGGGGACAGCTCTGTGTAGGAGATAAAGTATATACCAGCCCGGCTGGTATAAGTTTAAAAGTACTGAATATTAGAGAAGACGCAGGGAGGATTCTTGTATTGAATATAGGGAGTAAACACCCTATAATGTTTATAGAAGGAAAGGGCTGGTGTTACTATAAGTAATATACTTAATGAACTGGAACAGCCCATTATACACAAGGGACAGCTGTGTGAAGGAGATATGATACATTTTAACCGTGGGGGCGAAGATCGTTACGAGGTATATAGAATATGGAAATATGTAGGTAGAGCTAAATCCCTAAACAGTACTGTTGTACGCCGAATAAGGTTTATAAAAGGAAGGGGCTGGGTCTGGTGATATGATGTATAGAATATACAATGAGATAGGACAGATCGTTAAACACAAAGGGCAGTTAGATGTAGGAGATACAGTATACGTCTGTAGCTGCCCCCATAAAGTTATTGAGTTAAAGGGAACACAGGTAGACTTAAATTTCTTAACAGGCTTAGTATATACCCTATAATATATATAGAAAGAAGGGGCTGGGTGACAGTATGAGCTTTAGACTATACAATAGAAATAGACAGCAGATAATACATAAGGGACAGGTCAGTGTAGGAGATAAGGTAAGTGGTACTGCAAACTGGAACTATCCTGATTACGAGGTAACTAACATAAATAATAATACAGGTACAATTAAACATATAATGGATCACAATACGTGTGATATAAAATATGTAGAAGGACAGGGCTGGGGAGGAGAAGCATAATGTATAATCATATGAGACAACGTATAATGTATAAAGGACAGCTGGATTTAGGAGATTATATACGCGCCGGAACAGATAGCGGTCTTAATTATAAAGTTATTAGAATAAAAGGAAATAGAGCTAGAGTACAAAGCAGATTACATAGCAATATATATAATCTGGGGTATACAGAAGAAAGGGGCTGGATGTTCTTATGAAAATATATAATGCGTTAAAACAGCCCATTAGATACAAGGGACAGATATGTAAAGGAGATAAGGTTAGAGTTAGCCTTGAAGGAGGTATGCACCCTGTTATTGAGTTAAAGGGAAATGAAGGTAGGATTAAATATACATATGGTATAATGCCTATAGTGTTTACAGAAGAAAGGGGCTGGTTATTGACATGATATACAAACTATACAATGCATTAAAACAGCCCCTTATACACAAAGGGCAACTATGTAACGGAGACATAGTACACTTCACTGATGGGGGCATAGCCAGTAATTATATAGTTATGGACCTGAAGGGAAGCTTCTGTACAATTCAACATGCGTGGGATAAGTATAGATACTACGACCATGTAGAGTTTACAGAAGGAGTGGGCTGGGGCTGGGAATCAGAAGGAGGATCGAGGGCATGATAACTAAAATGTATAATGAAATGGGACAACCTATAAAGTATAAGGGACAACTCTGTCTGGGAGATATAATATATTTCGCTAAAACCCACGACTTTGGGGGATATAAAGTTATTAAATTAGAGGAAAATACAGGTATAGTTAAATATACAGAGCTCGGGGATGAATTCCCTGTATCCTTTACAAAAGTGGGCTGGGGGTATGTGACGAGATGATATCTAAAATGCATAATAAACTAGGACAGATTATAAAGTATAGAGGACAGCTCTGTGTAGGAGATGTAGTCTGGTTCACTAATAACAGCAGTTTCGGTGATTATAAAGTTATTAAATTAAAAGGAAATACAGGTACAATTAAACATATAATGCACGGGGATTTATTTGATGTAAAGTTTGTAGAAGGAACGGGCTGGGGGTATGTAATATGATATACAGCCTATACAATGAGATGAGACAGACTATTAATTACAAGGGGCAACTCAGTGTAGGAGATATAGTATCTTATACTTCCAGTAGCAACGCCTGTGATTATAAAGTTATCGAACTGAAGAAAAACATAGGTATGATTAAGAACACACGGAATAAAAATGTATACTACTGTATTAGATATATAAAAGGAACGGGCTGGGTGGAGGTAACGACATGAGAAAACTTAGTTTGATGTACAATGAAATGGGACAGCGTATAAAATATAAGGGACAGGTTAGTGTAGGAGATAAGATACATTTTATAAGCAGCGGACATATAATATATAAGGTTATAAATCTAAAAGATGATATAGGCATAATTGAACGCTATAAAGATACATGGGATATAGACTTTGTAGAAGGTAAGGGCTGGGGCTGGTGGTCCTTCTTGGGGGAGTCATATGACATACGTATTGTATAATGCAATGAAGCAGCCCATTAAACATAGAGGACAACTGAGTAAAGGGGATTTAGTGCATTTCAGTGACGATTGGACCCGTATGTTTAGAGTTATCCAATTAAAGGATAATATAGCTGAAATTAAACTAAAGCATTCCAGCTACTGTTACTTCATACAGTTTGTAGAAGGAACGGGCTGGGGCTGGGGAGTAGAGTATGATGTTCTTAATACATAATGAACTGGGACAGCCCGTTAAACACAAGGGTCAGATCAGTAAAGGGGATTTAGTGCATTTTGAGGATGGCACCGACAATTACTACATAGTAGTCGCATTAAAGGTATGTACAGGTGAAATTAAACATATACTTTCCAAATATGCTTATAGTATACAGTTTAAAGAAGGAGTGGGCTGGGGGTATGGAACATGACATATGTACTGTATAATAGAATGAACCAGCCCGTTAGACATAAGGGACAGATCTGTCTGGGGGATATAATACGTTTTAAGGAAGACAATACATGTGATTATAAAGTTATCCGATTAAAAGAAGATAAAGGTAACATTAAAAATATCCGTAATGGATATAACTTTCATATGTATTTTATAGAAGGAAAGGGCTGGTGCTGGAAGACATGACATGTCAACTGTTTAATGAAATGAATCAATGTATTAGATATAGAGGTCAGTTAGTTGTAGGAGATGAAGTAACGTGTTACGGTGTTCCTCTCAAAGTTGTCCGGATAACAGGAGACAGAGGAGGAGTTGAATATATGAATGACACTGATCACAGTGTACATCTTATAAGGTTTATAGAAAGAGTGGGCTGGAGATATATAGGACAGGAGTAATATTTACAGCCCGGATAACATAATATCTTTGAAAGAAGTTACTACAAAGGGTATATTTATATAATATAAAAAGGAAATATACAATGGAAATAGATTTTAAAAGTGTTCCCCCTAAAGCGTGGATAATCCTATCTCTCGCTATCTTCTTACTGTCTGTGGCAATAGGCTATTCCTTTATTATGGGATGGAGTAAAGTAGGGACAGTCAAGAAGGGCTGGAGTAAGGTGGGGCTGGAAGAGCATGCTGTAGAGAAAGAAGTCAATAAGATATGGAAAACTAAGAAGTAACTATATATTATATATATAGTGTTTATAACAGGAGCTATTATGCTATTTAATATATATAATGAGACGAGACAACTTATTAGACACAGGGGCCAGATATGTGTAGGAGATACAATATCTGATAATCCCGGTCTTTTCGTAACAGCTATGCGAGTTGCATATGTTAATAACAAGAAGGGAATTGGACAAGCGGTGTCAACTATGGGAGGACCCAGTATACCTCTGACATTCGTTAAAGAGCGGGGCTGGTTTTTTGTAATATGTTAAACAGGAGCTATTATGCATTGTACATTATATAATGAGATGGGGCAGCATGTTAGACATAAAGGACAGATAAGTGTAGGAGATTATGTATCTAATAATCCTGAAGCTTGTATAAATAGACCTATGGAAGTTACATATATTAATGACAAAAAGAATCGTGGAGAAGCATCGTCTTATACAGGATGTGTAGCCCTGATATTTGATGAAGAGTCGGGCTGGTTTTACGTAATATATTAAAAGAGGAACTATCCTCTTTTTTAACTACAGGATAAATAAATGAATAAGATAGCATACTACGAAGGATATATGAATAAGGAAGCCTCCAGAACAGATATGTATCTAAAAACTATGGGAAGATTACTTCAAAAGGTTAAAGGTAAGGATAAACATTTTAAAGGAGCTATACCTATATTTTTAGATTCTGCCAAACAGACATTTAATCTTCCCAGAGGGCATAAGGATATTTCAGCAGCCGCAAAACAACTCATAGATATGAAGAAGAAGGGGCTGAATACAGAAGTAGGAAAGATGCTTATCGATACTACTGATATTATGTCTTCAATATCAAGAAAAGCCGAGAAAGCCAAACTTGCTGAAGCAGGTTCTTTACTAAAATAAAAAGGATAAATAATGAATAAGATAGCATACTACGAAGGATATATGAATAAGAAGGCGAAAGAACTTATAGAAGGCGGTAAAGCCGACGGTAAGGATACACAGGATATAGCACAGGAGAAGCAGGTAGATCCGGAGAAGATAGAAGAGCAGACTCAGAAGGGTCGGGCTGTAGAGCTGGAACATACAGATACACCCGATGTAGCAGAAGAGATCTCACAGGATCATCTAGACGAGATACCTGATTACTACAATAGACTCGAAGACATGGAAGACGATGCTAAAGAGGAGAGTACGCTGGGAGACCCGGGGCCTGATGATATCAAAATGATATTGGACTTTATGGCCACACAGGAGAATCTGGACGACGACAATGCGCACGAGTTTTATAAGTCTCTGGGAGTCGATCCGCACGAAGGGGAAGAGATAGTCTATTCAGCCCTTCAAAAACTATTAAAGATGTATCCGGATGCTCTCAACGATACTCCAATACCAGAGCAGGAAGTCGAAACAGAAGAAGAGTAATAGTAAAGTAGTAAGATTTATAGAAGGGGTTACACCCCTTCTTTTAACTATAGGAAAATATAATGTCGATAAAACTTAAAGAAGGTACTACCGAAGATATAAGACTGGACCGTATAGAGAAGTTTGATGAAAGAAGTAAACAGTTCCCTATAACAGATATCCTGACAGCGAAGAAACCCCGCTCCTATACATGGAGATGCAGGGCATGGCTGGATCAGAAAAATGAGGGGAGTTGTGTGGGTCATGGAATAGCGCATGAATTAGCAGCCCGTCCCGCGGAAGTACAGGGGCTTACTCATAAGTATGCTAAGGAACAGATATACTGGGAAGCGCAGAAGATAGACAGATGGCCCGGAGGAAGTTATCCCGGAGCCTCTCCTGTCTACGAAGGCTCCAGTGTTCTGGCAGGTGTCAAGATAGCACACAAGCTGGGATGGATGGAAAGCTATAGATGGGGATTCGGGCTGGAAGACCTGATGCTCGGAGTAGGATACAACGGACCTGCTGTATTGGGAGTACCGTGGTATAAGGGAATGTACAGCCCCAACAGCGAAGGATACATCAAAGTCACCGGAGACAGATTAGGCGGACATTGTATACTCTGTAACGCAGTTAATATTAAGAAGGAACGATTCACACTGCACAACAGCTGGGGTAAGGGCTGGGGTATGGATAGTGAATGTTATATTAGTTTCGAAGATATGGGTAAGCTCCTTAAATCCAGAGGCGAGTCTGCATTCTTCGTGAAGAGACATAAAATAGCACGAAAGGTGACATAATGAACAAACTAGCATATTATCAAGCGTACATGAATAAGCTGTCGGAGATCGATCCGGAGCAGCAGGAGTTTACAAGAAAAGGTAAGAATTATTCAGATGTCGGAGCCATTGCCGGAGGTGTCGGAGGATCTGTAGCCGGACTTAAAATGGCTGGGAAAATAAAGCATCCCCTTCTGGCAGCACTTGCTCAAATAGTTCTCACAGGCGGGTCAGCCTACGGAGGATATAAGGCCGGAGGCGCTCTGGAGAATACCCGTAAGATGAATTACGTCAAGGGATTATCCAATGAAAGCCCTTTTAAAGGTAGATATATGTCCGGAGAATACGATAAAGAAAGAACAGATCTTCTAGATAAATATAAGATGCTGTGGACAACATATCGTAAAGAGAATGTAGGGCCTCTCAAACATAAGGCTATTAACTTCAATAACAAAGCTAAAAGAAAAGATCCTGAAGGATATCAAATCCTTACAGGAGATAAAAACCCTCCTAAGGTATAATATGAATACTATTGAAAAAGATCCGGCTGTTACTAAAAAGGAATTATCCTACATTCTTGGAGGTACTGGCCTAACAGGAGCAGGCCTGGCCGCAGGGAAAGCATCCCGAGATATACAGGATATCGGGATGCACCTGACAGACTGGGAAAGAGGTACAGGTCTATTGGGAGATACTGAAGTTCCCAGTCTGGCTTCCTATAACAAAGCTCTTAAGAAGTATGTTAAAGGAGGTCGGGAGACTCTGCGCAGTAAGATACTGGGCATGCCTGTCCCCCTCTGGGCTATAAAGGGTAAAGTATCTGCTGGAGCTAATGCGGCTATTTTAAGAGATAAGCTCACACTTAAAGCGATGCGGTTGACAAGATCTAATATCCCTCAGGAAATCTGGGACGCCGCTTACAATACTAAGCATATTACAGATGAAAAAAATAGTCTTCTACACCATTACAATATGTTCTATAAGTCCAATCAAAAAGCTACTAAGAAGTATATGTTCAATAAGCATATCTGGGATGCTTTCGGAGAAGATATACCGGAACATTACAAATTTTTAAGTGATATGGATGTTCCCCTATCTGCAAGATTATCCAAACTTAATAAGATGAGTCCGGAAACTTACAAAAAGGTAGTGGATAAATTAAGACATGCTTTTTTGCAGATAGGGGGGAGTGCTAAAGATAGTTTACGTGGGTGGTCTTCCGTATATTCACAGACTATCAATCCGACTATAAACAAAATATTCCCTAAACTTAAAAAGGCAGGGCTGGGAGCTGTTATTGCCGGAGGAGCTATGACTATCTTGGGACTGGCTGCTTTGTTACGCAGGAAACAGGGAGAGAAATCTGTTCTTAAGAAAGCTTCCGAAGGTATAGCAGATAATACAATCATACCTGCCGCCGGATTAGTAGGTGGTACAGGACTTGCAGCTCACGGAGTAGGAACTATCAGGCGTCCTCTTAATGTAGGGCTGTCTTGGGGGGAACAAGCTCAGTGGGGTGCGGGACATAAGACTCCGGGGAAAGTCCTGGAAAATATGCTAGAGGGTCTAACAGCTAATGATAAAAGAGTTAAACTTATTAAAGACATAAGAGGTAAAGCAGGGCTGGTCCCTGCCAATCTATCCAATACTCCTTTCGATCTGTATTTCTCCACAGGGATGGGAGCTGCCGTAGATTCAGGAGCTATTGAGAACCCATTTCGAAGACTTATAGGAGGACATCAAGTAAGTAATGTGAGTCGTAAAATAGCTCCTGGAGGATATGTGGGATACTTAACAGACGCAGGTGAAATGGCAGAAACCACTCCTTATAAAGAACAGAAGGTTATAAGAAATCATAAAAAGCCACTGATTAAAGATAAAATGATAACCTGGGGAGATACTGGAGATACAGCTAAAGATATGAAGCAGTTGATGACATCGGATAAGGGCCCTTCTTTATTGGATATAGGTGTGACTAAGAAAATCTCCACTATAAGTAAAGTAGATGCTCTTAACAAGATAATCCTTAATAACCCCGATGTAGCTATCAGCCCCAAGAATAGCATGTTGTTTAAAAACATAGGTAATAAACGTATTGTTACAATAGTAGGGTCAGGCCGGGGAGACCAGGTGGCATACAGAGCTTTGAAATTAAGAACAGCCCTTAAGAAGATAGGCAGACTGGATGATGTACAGATAGTGGCTGTAATGGCGGGAGGGACAAGTCCTCTGGGAGGCTTAGTGCATAAACTGCCGGATATTATAGGTTTCGACAGACTCCCCAGAGATGCATATATTGCCACCCAGCGTATCAGTGATACCATTATAGGAAGTAGCGGTACATCTTCTTTATTCGAATCTCTGGGCTTACCTTCTAAACTTATATTACACCCAGCCCAGAATGCTTTAAGGGATTTAGAATTTAAATTAATATCCAAGCCAGGTACTATACCCAACATGTTGTGGAAAGATTTTCCGGGAGATTCGAAAAAAGCTTTAGAACGTATGACGCATGTGGATCTTGATTGGTGGAATAAAGGTAATAAAATACTGGCGAGTAAGTATAAGGGAGTATCTATGGCCCAGACTCCCGAGGAATGGATTAAAGTTATTTTTGATGACAAGGTATCTGAAAAGGATCTGGTTATAAGGAGCAGGCAGTTACTCAGGAATATGTCTAAAGGAGCAGGTAAGTTAAGGAAGACACATTTACCTAGACTTATCAGGAATGCTAAACGTATGAAGACATTGAGGGGAGCAGGCCTGTTGGGGCTGGCGAGTCTTCCTATAGGATATTCTGTACACAAACTTATAGATATACTCAGAGATAAGAAGGAGAAAAGAAATGAACAAGACAGCCTCCTTCCGTAACTTCGCAGGAAACATACACGACTATGCCAGAGCTACGGGACTTACTATGTCCCAGCTGCAGAGTAGGAGTGCTAAGGCTCGTAAAGCTAAAGAGGCTCTTAGGGCTGTTATACCCTACGACTTCTTCAAGACCAGAGAAGGACTCAAGTATCTTGCGGAGACTACAGTAGGATTCGATACAGACGCTTTATCCAAACTCAGAAAGATAGGATCTATGCACAAGACAGCATACTACATGGGATATATAGGTAAGACTGCTTTGGACCTGGATATAAATAAAGGAGATATTCTTTTAGGCGGAAGGTTCAAGAACAAACGGATGGAAGTTAAAGATATAGGGACAGACGAACTGGGACAGCCCACAGTCAACGGTCGAAAGCTTCTAAGCTTCCGTATCGAGAAGAAACTTCCTAAGAACAAGCAGAGCAAGATAACACAGGAGAAGCTTAATTAATCTCCTTTTATTGGCATTATATACTAGAAATATATAACTCTAATTTAAAGGAGGAGTATGAAAGATAAATTAAAGATAGGAAATGATACAGAAGTAGCTGGGAAAATGATATCATTTGAACCGGGAAGTTCTTGTGAATCTCTTACATTTGCCGAATTTAGCGGAATACTCAATACTATTAAAATAGAAACTGAGGGACGCATATATACTTTTAAAGATTGTAGTTTTTCAATTAACATTAAAAGTTTCGATTATAGTGTAGAATGCAACAAAAAACTTATAAAGGAGAGGGATTATGAAGAAAGCAAAGAATGCTAAAGAAGCATGGGATATGCAGGAGATGTACAAAGATAAGCCACACGGTTGGATACAATGGAAAGGTACAGATGTCTGTATGGATATCCATTGTAAATGCGGCGCTTCTTGTCATATAGACGCCGATTTTGCTTATAACGTAAAGTGCATGGGATGCGGTACCGTGTATATGTGTAATGGACATATAGAGCTTATCGAGCTCGAAGAAACTCCGGTACAATGTGTTGTTAACGCATCTGTTTGTTAATTGAGAATATGAAAGGAGAAAATATGATTCTACCAATAGAGGAAGCTAGAAGAATATACAAAGGAGCTATAATACATAAAACAGCCCTGATAGAAGAAGGAGCTGAAATACATGAAGGGGTTGAGATAGGCGCTCATACTATAATACATTCTAAAGCTATAATACATTCTAAAGCTAAAATATGTAAAGGGGCTATAGTGTATGCGGGGGCTGAAATAGCTTCTGAGGCTAAAATATGTAACGGGGCTATAATATATACCGGAGCTATAGTAGGTACCGGAGCTATAGTAGGTGACGGAGCTATAATAAATGCTAAGTCTAAAATATACGCAGAGGCTAAAATAGGTGCGGGGTCTGAAATACTTGCGGAGACTATAGTAGGTGACGGAGCTGTCGTACACGAGGGAGTTATAATAGCTAGGGCTGTAGTACATTCCAAAGCTATAATAGGTAAGAAGGCTGAAATAGGTATAGGAGCTATAATACAGGAAGGGGCTGAAGTAGGTGCCGGAGTTATAATAGGTGCCGGGGCTGTAGTACATGTTAAGAAGCATGTATTTCTAGGAGGTACTTGTAACGAAAGTACCTGGCGGAATAGAATGATGATACATCTTAGTGAGGACGGGCTGGATTATTATAATCCGGTGGTCGAAGACGACGGGACACTTGAATGTATGCGGGAGGAATTGAAGCAGAGAGAAATATGTGACTACTGCTTGTATACAATAACTCCTAAGATGACAGGTTCTTATGCTGTTGCTGAAGTAGTTGATGACAGCAACAAACGTCCCGACAGAACAGTTCTGGTAATATTAACAGAGGATGGTGACCGGAAGTTCACAGAGGGTCAGTTGAAGTCTCTTGGGGCTGTAGCTACTATGGTGAAGAATAATGGGGCTGTATACTTCGATAATTTGAAAGAAGCATCGAAGTATATGTCCAGAGATAAATAAACAGAAGGGGTATAACCCCTTCTTTTAACTAAAGGTAAGAAAATGAGTAATGCAATACGAGGAGTTAGAGACGGAACAGGCCCTTACAAAGGATCTGCTGTTAAATCTGTAAGCGATAAAGGACGTAGACAACTGACGGGACAGCCCTGCCCTTACGATCCGAAAGTAAAAGAGATACTTGATAAGTACAGAAGAATCTATAAAAAGAAAGTTTAACGACTTTCTTTTAACTGTAACACAATAAATATTGTATACGAATAAATTAACAGGTATATTATATCAACAGCAATTATTAAATTTAAAGGATAAGAAATGAATAAGATAGCATTTTACACAGGATATATGGATGTCATCGAAAAAGAAGCCGGGCCTATACAGATGGCTAAAAGCTATGCAAAACATATGGGCAATGCTAACGTTAATAAATTGAGAGAAGCTCTAGAAAAGATTAAGGCCGTTACAGGAAGATATGTGCCCCCGCCTGTTTTAACACAAGCAGGTGCAGATGTAGCTAATGCAGAAGACATGCAGAAGTTAGTTAGATATGGTACTGGTGCAGGAGTAGTAGCAGCTGGTGCAGGTATTGCTCAGGCAACTAAAGGGAAGAAGAAAGATAAGGATAAATAATGGATAAGATAGCATTTTATACGGGATATATGGAGCTTGATAACCTTACCAAAGAATCTGGACTCATTACAGATGTCGCTAAAATTCCTTTTAAGGCTGGAGGTCTGGCATTGGAAGGGCTGGGGGGCGCTATTATAGGAGGCGGGAAACTAGGCTTAAAAAGTGGGAAATTAGCGGGTAAAGGAGCTCTCAAAAGTGGGAAGTTAGCTTTGAATAGTGGAAAACAGGTAGGTAAGGGAGTCAATGCAGCAGTCCAAGGAACTAAGAAAGCATTGATAGATGCTCCTATAGCTGTTGGAAGGGGAGCCGCTAATGCAGTTAAAAATGATTTAAAGATTGTACTTGATAAATTAAATAAAACTAAAGCTGTATCTGCCGAACCTAAGAAATTTAATAAAGACAAGTTAATTAGACAACTGGTAGGTGGTACAGCAGTAGCAGCTCCAGCTGCAGGTGTCGGATACGCTGTTAAGAAAAGCATAGATGCTGAAAAGAAATAATGTCTGAAGAAAAGATAGCTAAACAGACTATACCGAAAGACCCGTATAGTCTGTTCGAATTACCAGAGGAAGCTCTGGAGATACTAAGACAGTTCGAAGAAGGCACTTTACCGACAATGCCTTATTACAATGATACTACTATAAAGGATATAAAAGATGAATAAGACAGCGTTTTACTTCGCATACCACAACCCTAAAGAAGCTCTAGTTATATACAGAGAGCACTATGGGGAACCCGGGGCACTCGATAAAGAAGCTACAGAAAAGCTGGCTCTGGATATGAAGTTTCTAGAGAAGATATGGGCCGATCCTAAATACAAGAAGATGCTTCTAGGAGCTGGAGGCGCAGTAGCAGGTGGTCTCGGTGGTTACGCTATGGGCGGAATGAAGGGAGCCTTGGCTGGAGCAGGTTTAGGCGGTCTCGGTGGATTCTACAGCCCTGAGATGTACAAATGGATCAATAAACTTATAGCAGGTAAGACTAAAGCCCCAGACGCTAATCAGCAGTATGGAGCTTTTAATCCCCGTCAGAGACCTCTGGATATGCTACCTAACAGACAATATAAAGATGAACCTTCATATCAAAATAGATTCAGAGCAAGTACAGATGGGCCTATAGATTTTGATATAGGAGAGGCTAACTTTAAACCTAATCCATGGGAATTGAAGAAGTACTAAAAATAACAGGAGATTAATATGTCAGGAGATTTTGTACAGACTAACAGGAGCGGTGTGTTCAAAGAGCAGTCCAGTACCCCTGGAAAATATGAATCAGGGGATATGGGACGTACAGTACTTCCGGAAACATCAGGCCTCGGAGGATTTGGAGGCCCGGGAGAATATATGAAGTATCCCGAAGTAACAGTACAGAAATTTAATATGGATAAGGACGGAGTCGAGAAGACAGGAGAAGACACTGTTCCAGAGGTTAATTTTTTATCTCCTCCGCCGGATAGCTCTACTGCTCCTGATAGAGGTGTCCACGAGGCGGAGGAGATTCTTTCTCCAACAGAGGCTGTTGTAGAAGAGCCTGTCACTAAGAAGAGAAAGAGAACGTCTAAGAAGAAAGATATACCGGTAGAGAAGTATGTTCCTGTAACGATGGTGACATTCTCGGGAGATTTCGGAGAAACGACAGTGCCGTACGAGAAAGTATTCTTTTCCGGAATAACACTTGTTCTGATAGCGGAAACAGATGGATCGGTTATGCTATACAGCCCGCCGCGGAACGATGTAGGTTTTGATGTCGAGTTCGACAATAATACAGTAAGAGCGTATTCGGTTGGAATATCTTTTATGTTCCCGGATACAACTAAGAAAGTAACAGTTTTACTTGTGGATGGAAAAAATGATAGCTAAAGAGAACGATGAACGCAGAGTATGTCTGCATTGTAGTAATACCGTCGCAGACGGGACAGACTACTGTTCCCTCTGTAAGGAACTTTTATCTTATAACAAGAGAGAGATGAAGACTGCCTCCGAAGCTGTTGAACTGCCGGATACTTTAAGATCCTGTATAGACACAGCCGCATCTATCATCAAAGAGGGACTATAATGGCTAACTATTCACAATCCAATCCTTTCAGTCTTACACAGGATATTATCGGACAGAAAGACTTCGGCAGTCCTTTCGCTACATATGCCAGAGCTCATTACCCGAGGAATCTAAAAGAAGTATTCAACTGGGCGGAATATCTATGGCTCCATCAGGGAGTATATTCCAAAGCCATCCAGCGGGCTGTTCGCTACTTCATTACAAAAGTAGAGATAACAGGTACTTCCGATTTTAATATCAAGAAGAAGTATGCGGAGTTCCTTACAGACAATCTACACATTCTGGATGTCATGTCCCTTATGGGGGACGATCTCATGGCATACGGTAATTCATTCACTTCTGTATACAGACCTTTCAATCGTAATCTTATATGTAAAAACTGTAAGACAATGCATCCTATAGAGCAGGTAAAGTACGAGTGGGCTGATTTCGGCTTCGAAGGCCCCTGCCCTAAGTGTAATAAGAAGGGTAAGTTCCTTGTCAAGGATATACCTAACGAACAGGACGACCTCAGAATAACCCGCTGGAACCCACGATCAATAGAGTTGGAGTACCACGATATCAGCGGAGAGACCAGATATTACTACGAACCGCAGAGTAAGGTCAGAGGATACATTACAAGCGGTAATAAGATGTATCTGGAACATACTCCATGGGAGATACTGGATGCTATCGCTAAAGACGAAAAGTTTATGTTCAAGAAGGGCGAGATCTATCATATCAAATGCGAGGCCGCAGCTTCTCTTACTACAAAGATGAACGGCTGGGGACTTCCTCCGTTCCTTTCCAATTTCGAACAGGTCATCCATCTGCAGATGCTTACTAAGTACAACGAAGCCATCGCCATGGATATGATCGTTCCTTTTAGATTTATTTCTCCGGGTACCCGTAAAGGCAGTGGCCCGGGTAACGACCCTTTATTGACTATCGACAGCGGACGCTTCATGCGTTCTGTCGAAGGGATGATAAAACAGCATCGCAAGGATCCTACAGCTATACACTCGATCCCATACCCTGTGGAATATCAGGCTCTGGGTGGAGAGGCTAAGAATCTGGCACCTACAGAACTTCTTCAGCTTGCTCTGGACGAACTTCTTAATTCAATGGGGATACCTCAGGAATTCTATTCAGGTAACCTTGTACAGGGAGGACCTCCAATAGGTCTCAGAATGTTCGAAAGAACTTGGATACATTTTATCTCGCAGATGAATAACTGGCTGGACTGGATGATGGGACAATGCAGTAAACATCTGATGTGGGAGGATCTTGGAGCAGAACTTACCAGAACATCAGTATTGGAAGATGATCTTGTCAGACAGACCAAACTAAATTTACTGGGTGCTAACAAAGTATCCAATCAGACAGCCCTCAGTGCTTTCAATATCGATTACGAATACGAAGTCGATAAGATTCTTCTGGAACAGCAGATGTTCGACGAGAAGGCTGCAGATCTTGCCAGAAGTACAGGTAAAGATCAAGAGGGGCAGGCTATGATGGATCAGCCCGCACCTGCACCGGGTGGAATGGGTGGAATGCCTCCTCCGGGAATGCCGATGGATATGGCTTCTATGGGTGGACCGGCTCCGGGTGGGATGTCTATGCCGATGCCAGGTGAATCCCAGATGGGTGGAGCTATGCCTATGGGAGCAGGACCTACCCCTATGGGTGGACCTCAGTCTCTAGATGAAATGGCGATACAGGCAGAACAGATCGCTCAGCAAATATTAACAATGGATCCGACTACACGAAGAAGTGAGTTGGTTAATCTTAAACATTCGGACGATGCTCTCCATGCTATGGTGACATCTAAACTTAAGGAGCTTGAACAACAGGCTGCTCAGACCGGAGTCAATCTAACCAGGCAGGGACAAATCCCTCCAGGCGGAGTATAATATAATGAATAAAGAAGCTTTTCTATTAGGATACGGAGTTAAGTCGGATTATCCCGCTATGCGGAAGTCTGCTTTTATTAAAGCATATACTGCAGGTCTGCAGAAGCAGGCGGAGTCAGGAGCACAATTTTCTATGCGTCCCAGTGGTAAGGTTACAGATTACTCCGGAGGGGCATATACAAAACCAGGCAGTGTCGCCGGTTTTGCGAATAATACAGCGCAGGGATATGCAGATAACGTTGCCAATCTACCGCGTAATACTATAAATGCCGCAGGTACTGTTTTAGGAAAAGGAATGACTTCTGTTATGAGTCCAGAGGCGGCTCATAAGACTTTAAATTATATACAGCATCCTTTCGATACAGCTAAGAGTGATATAAAATCCGGAATTAAGTCTATGACTCCCAGTAAAGAAACTATACTGAAGACGATGCCTTGGGTACTTGGAGGTATAGGAGCATTAGGTTTAGGTTCCATGTTGTTCGGAGGCGGAGGAAAAGGACAGGCACAAGGACAGAATATGCCCGGAGGCGGAGGAATGTATTACGCCGGACCTACAAAAGGATATATACCTCGAGATCAACTAGGGATAGGATTACAACAGGGAACACCTCAGGAAATGAATATACGATAATGCAGAATGCACCTATAAATAAAGAAGCTGGAATAGGGGATCTTACTCTCCCCGATATCCAGGGCGCTTTTAATAAAGCTACAGTCAATCCGGCTGTACGATCTCTGCTTATGGGTACAGTTGGATATTTCGGAACTAAGTACGGATACAGATATCTGTCGGATAAATTCGCCGGAATGCATATCCGTAAAGCACATAAAGATAATCCGGGGATGCAGAATCAGGCGTGGCAGGATTATATTAAGAGGAGAGATAAGATGGAACCTTGGTTAGCAGGAATAGGCGGAGCGGTAGGAGCAGCCCTTCCATTAACACAGACAATCAAACCTTTTCAGAGATCATACAAGAAGTTTGAGGACACAGGGAGTTTATCAGATCTTTCAGCCCCTCTGTTCAACAATAAACTACCTTTAGATAGATTTCCTAAGATAAGTTCTGAAAAGTCTACCACGATTGAAAAGTCTACCATGGTAGAAAATCTTTTACAGAAGCTTGCTGATTATGGATTACCTTCACACTCTCCGTATGGAAACCCTAATGATTTTGCTCTTGGTAAAGATTTTGTATTACCTAAAGTACGGGCTATAGAATTTATAGGAGACCCTACTATTCCTAAAATGAGTTCTATGGATCTTCTACAGACACAGGCTCCTATATTAGGACCGGACCTCACAGCCCGACTGGTGGCAGGAATAGATAATGCCAGCCCCGAAGATTCAGGAATGATAAGCGGTATGGATATCGCTAAAGGATTGGCAAGGGTAGGAGTAGGCGCAGTAGCCGGATTGGGGCTGGGTAACATAATGGGAACTATCTTCTCACAACCTCCTGCGATGAAATCAAAGATGGGTAATTACGGGATGATCGGTGGGGCTATATTGAATTCAGGGCTGACAGGGCCTATATTAAATAAGTTTAAAGGGTTTTTACAATAATATAAGGATTATATACAATGGACAAGATGGCATTTTATACAGGATATATGGAAGGCATCCCTAAAGTAGCGGGATCAGCTACGGATCTTATAAAGAAAACTTTAACGAATACAGGAGCACTTGTAGCAGCTCCGGCAGGTGTCAGTTATCTGGCAGGTAGAATGCATTCTAAAGTACAGGAACCATCCTCTCAGGAAACTAAATTAATTCAGGCCCAGTATGTCAGGAAGAAACTGGAGCAGGCTATATCCGATCTGGACAAACGTAAAAAGATGGAACAGATGAAGGAGCGTCAAGGTGGAAACAACGCAACCCTCAGGATTTAAAGAGAAATACGGTCCGAATACATTTGAAGGGCTTCCTTACGAAGGGGTCATATACGATAGGAAAGAATCAGATCCCGAAGAGAAGCAGCCCGTTATGGTACAGACTGTGCATGTCAGGCAGTTTAATTTAAGTGTTCCCGATGATATGGTTGAATGGGAAGAGATTATGCAGAAGGTTGCGGACGAGGTGGCGATAATTTCGTTCGAGGAAAAAATATACGATAAAGATATAAAGTCATGGCGGATACTCCTGAGATGGATGGACCTGTCATTTACAAACCCGGAAGGTATCCAAGATGAATAAGACAGCAAGCCTAGGCGATATAGTTTCTTCTTTCGATGATATAGCTGATTATATACAACGTATCCGTAATATTAAACAGAGAGTCTCAGAGGCTAAAGTTCCTCTTAAAGAAGCTTATAAGAAGTATAAGGCTGCACAAAAGTTAGGTGTTCCCGGAAGTGCGACCGTCACGGACTATCTGAAACAGAAAGCTATTCTGGCTCAGATTCTTTCAGGGCATAAGAAAGATGTGTCATCCCTTAAAACAATAGGTGGGTTAAGTGCCGGAGCTACTGCTGTTGGAGTAGGTGGAGGGGCTGCTTACAGTGCTCTCGAGGATAAGATAAAAGGCAATAAAGAAGCTCTTAACGAAAAGAAAAAGATTGAAACAAATCTGTCCCTCAAAGAACTGCAGTCAGATATTTCATCCGACAAAGATGTTTTCGGTAAACAGGCAGGTCTCAAAGGTAATGCTGCTATTATAGGAGCTAGTCTAGCTGCGGGTTCAGGTATTATAGGGCACAAAGCTTTTCAGGATTTAAAAGAAGTCAGAGACCTGGAAAAGAAAAAAGAACTTATGGAGCAGATCAAGACTTTAAGGTCTAAATACAATCAGAAATTCAGACAGTCAATGCTCGGTGAATTTAATATAGAGCCGACTGCTTTAAAAGAGGAAGCGGATATTTTAAAGACATCCGGACTCAAGAGCATGCTGGCAACAGCCGGTAAAACTGTTCTGGATAACCCAGTACCCACCTCTCTAGCTATTCTCGGAGCCAGTGCCAGTGTACCTATGTATGCGGCAGGTAAAGAGCAGGGAGACGAAGCTTCAAAAAATATTCAGGACCTTAAGAAATACAGAGCTACACTGGAAAGAGTATCTCGTATGCATAATGCCCCTGTCAATATATCAGAGACGTCTTTCAGTCCAGAAGAAATGGTGGCTATGCAGAAACTGCGTACAACCTCTCCTGTTAAGAAATCTAAGAAAACAAAAGAGGCGGACATTATAAAGAACACAAAGGGCGGAACGGAAGCTCCTACAGTTTCTGCTGCCGTAGATGATCCAGAACTTCAGGAATTACTCGGGAGTGTTTAATGCCTATCAATCCTTCGACTCCCCCTGCTTCAACGGGGATGAAATTTATCTCGGACACCCTATCGAAAGATAAAGGTGTCCTTACGTCTTTCGACGACTACGATAACCGTAGACAGCAGATTTTTGATTATTCTATAGACGCTGTTAAACAACGCTTTCCTTTATCCAATCAGAGATATACCCTGGAGTTGGATAATCCTTCCTACAAAGATACGAAACGTTTTTCATACAAAGAGCAGAAGGAAGCTATCCTTAACAACAGGTCTCTTACAAAGAAACTGCAGGGTAACTGGACTCTCAGAGACAACGAGACAGGTAAAGTCATAGACCGTACAAGTAAACGTACTGTACTCAATGTACCTTATCTTACAGAAAGAGGGACCTTCGTCCGTAACGGAGTCGAACAATCCCTTATCAATCAGTTTAGACTTATTCCTAATGTATACAGTAAAGTAGCCGGAGACGGTACATACGAATCCCACGTCAATGTCAGACAGGGAACAGGAAACAGTTTTAAAGTATCCATGAATCCTAAGACAGCCGAGTTCTACATCAGATCCGGAGGTAGAAAGATCAAACTCTATCCGGTACTGCAGGCGCTAGGCGTTCAGGACAGTTTACTGGAAGATGCATGGGGGCCGGAAATCCTTAAGAGGAACAGAGCCGGTACTACAACTCAAGCTGTACACAGTGCTATACAGACCCTTATCCCTAAGCACATGCGTATGAATAAGACAGCCGAAGTAAAGATGATGGGTCCGGAAGCGGGAGATATAGAAACACTTAAACAATCTTTTAATGCTATGGAGCTGGACCCGGACGCTACACAGACAACATTAGGTGCTCCGCATTCCAATGTCGGTTCAGGTCTTTTCCTAGATGTTACTAAAAAGCTTTTGAACATATCCAGAGGAACAGCCAAATCAGACGATAGGGATTCTATGGAGTTCCAGAGAATGTACGGGCCCCATAACTATTTCGCCGAACGTATACTCAAAGATCCGGGTAATGTACTCAGGAATAAACTATGGAAGATTACCAATCAGGGTAACTTATCCTCTTTACAATCCGGAATGCTTAATAAACATGTGGACAGCCTGTTCAATACATCTGGGCTGAGTCAGATGCTCGAGGAGATAAATCCTCTAGACGCTTTAGATCAATCGTACAGGGTTACCAGAATGGGAGAGGGTGGAATAAGCTCTCTGGATGCAGTACCTGACGAAGCAAGAGCTGTACAGCCCACATATCGTGGGTATGTAGATATGGTGAGAAGTCCTGAATGTTACGACGACAAGACAGAAATCAAAACAAGTACGGGCTGGAAACTATTTAAAGATATCACAATGCAGGACGAACTGGCCTGCCGTATTCATGACTGTGTCTATTATAAGACTCCGGAAGGACTTCAGTCTTACGATTACGACGGGCTGATGATAGGTTGTAAAAAACAGGTTAACTTCCTTGTTACTCCTAATCATAGAATGCGTGTTAAGACTAATGGTATAGGATATGTTATGACGCTTGCCGAAGATATTCTGGGTAAAGGTTTTAATATGGAAATCGACGGAGGTATTATTTATATTCTAAAGAACGATACTTTCGAAAAAGAATATAAAGGTGTAGTGTATTGTGCTACTGTTCAGGGAGGTCTTGTATATGTAAGACGTAAAGGCAAAGCTTTCTGGTGCGGTAACTCTCTAAGGGTCGGTGTCGATATGAAGATGGCTCAGGGAACTCAGTACGGGAAAGACGGTAAAGTATATCAGAAGTTCCTGAATACAAAAACAGGTAAGCAGGAGTATGTGGATTCTGTAACAGCATCCAGATCTATTGTAGCCTTTCCGGAAAGTTTTAAATACAAAGGTAAGTTTATTCCTGCGATGGTAAAGGGAGAGGGTATAAAGTATGTTCCCCGAACATCTGTGGATTACATGATAAACAGCGGTTCCGATCTCTTCAGTACAGGAGCTAACTTGGTGCCTATGGCTTCCGGGATAAAAGCTATGCGTTTGCTAATGGGGTCGAAAATGCACAATCAGGCGCTTCCTCTTACAAACAGAGAAGCTCCTCTTGTCCGTACAAGAATCGGTACTAAGGATATATACGATTACATCAGCCCGCATATGGGTAGAATAACTTCTGAAAAAGATGGTATCGTTAAATCCATAAGCAAAGATAAGATAACTACACAGAACGACGACGGAACAACATCCTCGTACGATACCTACGATAACTTTCCTTTCAGCAGAAAAACATCCGTGCGTACAATTCCTTTTGTAAAGGGAGCACAACGTGTTAAAAAAGGACAGGCTATCGCAGGATCTAACTTTACAGACGATAAGGGTACAGCAGCTCTGGGACTTAATCTCCGGGTAGCTTACATGCCTTATAAAGGGGCTGTGCATGAAGATGCTATAGTCATATCAGAAAGTGCCGCGAAGAAACTAAACTCAGAACATATGTATGCTAATAAGCTTCGTGAAGAAAGCGGAGTGGAAGTTCTTAAAGATAAGTATACAGCAATGTTTCCGGGAACGTTTACCGCGGAACAGTTCAAGACTATCGGTAAAGAAGGTACAGTCAAACCGGGAACTCTCGTCAGACAGGGAGATCCGCTTATTCTATCTACAAAGACAAGACAGCCCGGACCCGGAACAATGGGTCGTAGGCTAACAAGAGACTCTTCTGTGAAGTGGGAGCATGAAGACCCGGGCGTTGTCACAGATGTTGTTAAGAATAAAGAGGGCTGGAAAGTCTATGTCCGAGCCAACGCTACAACTAAGCGGGGCGACAAACTGGCAAATTTCTACGGAGGTAAGGGCGTTGTCGGAGATATAATTCCCGATAACAAAATGATTCACGATAAGGACGGTAAGCCTTACGAAATTATTCTTAACCCTGTAGGTGTAATATCCAGAACGAATTCATCACAGCTCATAGAATCGTCACTGGGTAAGGTAGCTACCAAGACAGGTAAACCTTATATATTACCAAGTTTTACAGACGACCCGGACGAATCCTTTATAGATCTAGCACAGACGGAACTCAAGAAGCATGGGCTTAGCGATACAGACGATATATACGACCCTACAACAGGACGTAAGATACCTAAAGTATTTAACGGAGTTTCACACTTTTTTAAGTTACAGCATACCGCGGAAGCCAAGTCCGGAGGTAAGTCGTTCTCAGGATATACAATGGACGAACAGCCCTCTACAGGCGGTGGGAAGAGTAAGAGAATAGGTTGCTTTCCAGCAGGTCAAAAAATAAAAACTATTCATGGAGAAATACAAATAGGTAGATTAGTTGAAAAACGTTTTGCCGAGCAGGTCTGGACATTTGATGAAGATAAGGAGGAGTGGACATTTAAACCCATTACGGACTGGTTTACTTATCGAGCTAAAATAGAAGATATATTGTGTGTTGAAGTATCAGGTATTCCCTGTGAGACAGGAGACAGAAAGATAAAGTATACCTCCTGTTTATATCCTACTAAAAATCATAAGGTATATACATTTGACGGATGTGAATTACTTGCCGGTGATTTAACAGTTGATGATAAACTTATTTCATGGGGGCCTCTGGTAACAAAAGATCAGCTGGATGTATTGTATGGAGGTATGTTGGGGGATTCCTATTTTAATAGTGTTATCCAGATTATGCATTCTACAAAGCAAATAGAATACATGGATTTTAAGCAGAAGGTTCTGGCGGGGCTGATGGCTTATAGAAGTGATTGTAAGCCTAGTTTTTTAAAAAGAACAGGTAAAAGTTATGGACGTGGATTAGTAACAATGCCTACTGCTTATGTAGTTGATCAGATGAAAGCAGTTTGTTTAAAAGACGGTAAAAAACATGTAACTGAAGAATGGCTGAGCCATGTGGATGAATTAGGTATCTGTATGTGGGTATTGGATGATGGATCTATTTCCAATCGTTCTAAAGTCAAGGGAGGGGTTGCTTTACAAGGTGCAATAGCTACCCATGGATTTACTTACGAAGAAGTTGTTCTTTTACATAGATGGCTGGGTAATAAATTAAATATATCTTCTCTAAAAATATACAAAGCTTCAGGACGGGAAGAAGAGTGGTTTATTTATTTAACAGCAGAATCTTGTTGGATACTGATAGATATGTTAGCCAGAAATGTTCCTGCCTCTATTATTCCTAAAACAAAAAAGAAATTAAAAAAGCTGGTAGCTGAGAGACAACTGGTAAATCCTCCCCGTAAATTGGATATTGTTAATAGAATGGGTAAAGTTCCGGTATCTATTAAAGATATTAGACCTTATAAACATGATAAACCGGGAATAGACGAAATTAATGTTTATGATTTTACTGTTGATAAAACACATTCATATACTGCGGGAGGAGTTCTTGTTAGTAATAGCATGGAAATTGCAGCCCTTGTAAGCCACGGCGCTAAAGAGATAATGAAAGACGCCAAACTGATAAGAGGGTCTAAAAACGACGACTACTGGCGCGATCTTAAAATGGGTCGTACTCCTACGGTTCCCGACGAAAGCTTTATATACAAGAAGTTCCTTGCGATGATACAGGCTGCCGGAGTTAATATACATAAGGATAAGAACAAACTTAATATATTTGCGATGACGAATGAGAACGCCAAAGAACTTACAGGAACCAGACAGATACAGACCGCAGATACATTCGATCCCAAACAGTTCAAGCCGGTTAAAGGCGGACTGTTCGACGAAACCTTAACAGGAGGAGCGGAAGGAAACAGATTCTCGTACATCAAACTAGACGAGCCTGTTCCAAATCCAGTGATGGAAGACTTCCTGAGGAGAATACTCAATCTCAAACAGAAGGAGTATACAGATCTTCTAGCAGGACGTAAAGAGTATAAAGGAGTTAAAGGCGGGAAAGCTATGTATAAGATGCTTTCCGAAATAGATGTCGATCAGGAAACACGCAGCGCATTAAACGACGTCAAGACAGCATCAGCCTCCAGAAGAGACAACGCTGTTAAAAGACTCAGAGCTCTGCAGTCTATGAAAGAACATAAAGTCAGCCCGACCGAATTTATGCTGACCCGTGTTCCTGTACTGCCTCCTAAGTTCAGACCTATTGTTGTAACAGACGATATGAATATGTCTTCGGACTTCAATATTCTATATAGAGAACTCCTGCACAGCAGAAACGATCTAAGAGATGCCAAGACTACTCTACCCGACGAATATCTTCCTGAAGTACGGGAACGGCTGTATAACAGCTTTAAAGCTATCTCAGGGTTGGGAGACCCCGATAGCGTCGAACTACAGGAGAAGCGTGTTGGAGGGCTTTTAAAGACTATCTTTGGAAAAGGAAGTCCGAAGCACGGGATGATGCAGCGTCGTATGGTAGGAGGGGCTGTTGACCTTTCCTCGAGAGCTGTAGTAACTCCTAATCCTTCTCTCAAATTAAATCAGGTTGGATTGCCCGAGAACAGAGCATGGGAACTGTACGAGCCTTTCGTTATAAGACATATGGTGCGCGGGGGATACAAAGCGACAGAAGCCGCTAAATCTGTATCTGAAAGAAAAGGTGACGCTTTGGTCGCTCTGCGGGCTGTTATGGAGGAACGTCCTATTCTAATGAATAGAGCTCCGACAATGCACAAGTGGAGTATACTTGCGGCTAATCCTATTCTTACAAAGGGAGATACTCTACAAGTACCTCCGCATATAGTTAAAGGGTTTAACCTGGACTTCGACGGAGATACAATGACGATACATGTGCCTTCCTCTGCTAAAGCAGTTGCGGAAGCTAGAGATAAAATGATGCCGGAAAAGATTCTGTTCGGAGCAAGAGATTTTAATCTGATGTATAAACCCGATCAGGAATATGTACAGGGAGCACATCTTGCCACAAAGACTCCTCTCAAAGGAACTCCGGTTGTTTTCGAAACAGAAGCCGATGCTGTCAAAGCATACAAGACAGGTAAAATAGATATAGATACACCTGTTAAGATCAGGAAACGAGGAGTATAATGAATAAACTAGCGTACTATCAGGGATATATAGAGAAGGAAGCTTTTAACTCGGCTCCATATAGTATGGGAACTACTTTTAAAAAGCTATATGATAAGTCTAAGTTAGTTGAAGGGGGCGTAGAGGAAGCTGTTAGGTTAGGTACTGCTAATAGAGGGGTTGATTACGGAGTAAGTAAACCTACTACTAATGCAGCCTTCACAGCATACGATTTTGGAAAGCAAGTTTTTAAAGATCCTACAAAGGGCTGGAATAAAGATATATTAAAGAATATAAAACGCAACGCAGATAAAACTATGAAGGAATCTCTTAAACAGAGTACTCCCAGAAGAATGTGGGAAGGTTATTCAGACAATGCTAAACCAATAGTAGCTGCAGGAGTCACAGGGGCTCGAACATATAGTGCTCTACAGGATATAACAAAGAATTATCTGGATTATCAGAATAAGACAGGAAGAGTAATGAATACAGGAGCCCCCATTAGCAAGCAGGAAGTTATAAATGCTAATCTTACCAGACGCGAGAATACAGCCCACAAAGCCCCTATAAGCAGACAAGCTGTTGTCAACGCTAACAAAGCACGGGCTGTTAGAAGAGGTGAATAAGTAACTCCTTAATTAATCTCCTTTTATTGGCATTATATACTGTAAGTATATAACTACTAATTTAAAGGAGGTAGATGAGCACTCAAGTTGAAGGACACCATATTTTATTCGGTGCAAATAAAGCCCCTATTAAATATAAGGGTCAACTTAATAATAATGATGTAGCTTATGCGGGGACTGAGGGATATGATAGACACCGTGTATTTAAGATACGCAGTTTTAAAGGGGATAGGGGTTTACTAGAGGAACAACCGCATTCCCGAGGACTTGTCTTAAATGATTGTATGATACTCTATTTCAAAGAAGGAATAGGGTGGTGTTATAGGAATGAAGATTTTATAGTAGGTGGTTTTAAGTGGTTAAAAGGTACAAAACCAGTTAGAGTAAAAGGTATTTAAAGAGGGAGGATTATGAGATTAGTAGGGGAGTATTGGGTAGATAGTAATAACAATAGATGGATCGCAATTAAATATACGAAAGAGAACGCAATAGCTTATAGCAAGACTTTAATTAATTGCCATAATTGTGCCCACTGCAGTAGATGTACAAATTGTACGGATTGTCAGCAGTGTACGAATTGCATCGATTGTGTGAATTGCAGAGACTGCATGAATTGTTTAGATTGTGTGAATTGCACACGCTGTAAGGACTGTAATGACTGTAATGATCTAACAGAAAAACTAAGAATTAAGATATTATGTTGTCCTTTAAATAAACCTATTATATATAAAGGACAGCTCAGTAAAGGGGATATAGTGTATTTATCTAAAAAGAGCTGTATTAGATACACTGTCGATAAGTCTTTAAAAGAAGTATCTTTTGAGGGAGTTAAGAAGAAGATATGGTTTAATAAAAAGAGGGGCTGGGTATCGGTATGAAAAGAAAAGAATTATTGAAAGAAGCACCAGCATTCTACAGACCAACAGAGATAATAAAAATCTTTGTTGAGAAGTACGGGTACAATGGTTGCTCTGAGTTAGATACAAGCATTCTGGCTCAAAAGTTTTTATCTACGCGCGGTGGAGATGCGGTATGGGTGAAGATTCCAACAGAGGTGTTGGAATACGAGGAACCCACAATTTACTTAGGCAAGGATACCACAGAGCAGTAACGTTTAAAAAACACAGGGGGATAATATGAGAATTAGATTACTATAAGAACTAAAAAGGGATTAACCTCCCTTTTTTTAACTATATGATAAATAGTGGTAAAAAATAGTTTTATATTATATATTAAAAGATAAAAGGAGATCTGGAAATGATTGATTTAAAATTACTTAGACAAGTAAAAGATTTGATGAACAAAGAAGCTGCTGTCCCTATGGGTCCGGCACCTGTAGCTCCTCCGATGGACCCGGCAATGATGGGCGGAGCACCAATGGACCCCTCTATGATGGGTGGAATGCCACCCCCAATGGGCGGAGCACCTCCAATGCCGATGGACCCAGCTATGATGGGCGGAATGCCTCCTCCTATGGATCCTGCTATGATGGGCGGAGCACCTCCTATGGATCCTGCTATGATGGGTGGAATGCCCCCTCCTCCGATGGACCCAGCGATGATGGGTGGAATGCCTCCTATGGATCCTGCGATGATGGGCGCACCTCCTGTTGAAGAACCTGTAGGAACACCTCTTACCGAAGAACGTTTTTTGGAAATCCTTCCTAAAGCTATCGAAGAAATGGATAAGGAAAAATCCGGAGAGCCTACTAAAGCAGACTTAGAAGCCCGAGTGGATGAAGTTGAAAATCAGGTAATGGAAGTTATGGGGGCTGTTGGAATGGCTCCTCCTGTCGCTCCGGAAGATCTCGGAGTTGTAGAAGAAGATACAACATCTCCCCCTCTCGGAGAAGAAACCACAGAAGTTCCCGAAGAAATTCAAGATGGAATGACTCCTGAAGCATTAGAAGCAGCAGCTGAACCTCCGGAAGAAGATCCAGCAGCGATGGGTATGGGCGGAGCACAGCCCCCTATGCCTGGAATGCCTCCTCCTGGAATGCCTCCTCAAGGAATGCCTGGAATGCCTGTAATGGCTTCGAGTAGACAGCGTAAATCATCTGTTATGAAGATACAGGATCTTATTAAAAACCTCAGGAGCTAAAATGAATAAACTAGCATTTTATCAGGGATATATAGATAAGAATGCTACGGATGCATTAAAAAGTGCAATCAGTGGCAATCCTACAGAAGGTCAGACAGGGGCTGTTAATTACGGAGGAGCTATAGGATCTCCTTCCTCTACAGAAAATATACCCCGGCAGATTGCTGACACTCAGAAACAGAAGGTGGAAGCTACATCTCCTTTAACGGTAGCTAAAAATACGCTTTCTCCTACAAAAAGCAAAATGTCTACCAGTATTCCGATACCTAAAAGAAAGGGACCCTCCATGTTCCAACAGTTTAATTATGCCGGAGGTAAACCGTCAAATAAGATACAGCCCATTCCACCTAATCCGTATCCACAGCAAAATCAATACGCTTCTAATAGGTAAATAATGTCGAATGAATAAATTAGCATTTCATATAGGATATCTTGAAAAGAAAGCTATAGATATAAAAGGAGTCCGTAAAGCCTCTAAACTCCTTAGACGGTCAGGGGATTGGATTAGACGAGCTCCTTTTATAAATGAGAATACCAACCTCACAGGATTTACTAAAAAAATATTGTCTAGTAATAAAGAGCCATTGATTAGTATAGGGGCTATAACATCTCAAAATATTCCATCTGTTTTAAGAAAGAAAATGCCTAAAATGCCTAATGTTCCTCCAGGTAAGATAATATCCAGAGGAGATATCTTAAATATCCCAGCGGTGAATTTTTTTAACCCCGATGCAAAAATACCTATAAATAGAGAAATGATTAATCGCCTTTCAGTTATGCATGAGGGATTAGAACGTAAACAGGTCTTATCTAAACCCTTTCAATTATGGCATGGGCATAGAGGGCCTGAAGTAGTTATTCAGGAAAGTAATATGATAGCTTCTTTACCTAAAAAATATAAAGCTGTTAAAGATTTTTTTACTCATATGAGGAATATAGATAGCAGTCGTCCAATGTTGGAAAAGGTTCTTCCCGGATTTAAATATGGAAAAACTAGAGTCTCTAATAAGGCTGCGCTAAAAATGGGAGGGATAGTTTCTAAGAAGCTACCCGAAGAAGTAATGACAGAGAAAAGTTTAAAAAAACTACTTGGAGTATAATGCCCGATACTACAACAATAGGTAAAGTGCTTTTTAACAGAGCGCTTCCTGAGAAATACAGAGATGAAGGCAGAGAACTCGATAAGAAGTCTCTGTCTGCTCTGTTATCAAGTGTAGCTGAAGACGACCCCGATGGATATATAGATACCTTACAGAAGGTAAGCGATGTATCCCGAATGGCTGTCAATGACTATGGCAGGACCGCAAGTTTATCTCTTAACGATCTTAAACTGCCCCCTGCCATTAAACAGCTCAGAAATAAATACAGAGACGATGTTGCCAGGATAGCTAACAGCCCGACTCTAACTTCCGATCAGAAGGGCGAAAAAATAGTTAAACTGCTTGTTCCCGAAATGAAGAAAGTTCAGAATCTCCTTCTAAGATCGGGCGGAGGCAAAAACAGTTTCACAGAGCAGGTTCGTGTAGGGGCTAGAGGTAACACAGCCCAGCTCATGCAGCTAATGTTCGGAGACATGCTCGTTCTCGACCATAAAAATAAACCTGTCCCTATTCCGGGACTCCACGGGTATGGAGAGGGTGTGTCTCCGATTGAATACTGGGCCGCTTCGTATGGCTCTAGAAAAGGGTATAGCGATGTACAGTTCGCTACAGCAGACAGTGGGTATTTTGGTAAGCAGTTAACACAAGCCGCACATAGAGTAGTAGTTACAGAGAATGATTGCGGAGCACAAGAGGTCGGGCTGGAAGTAGACGGGGATGATTCGGACAATGTCGGATCTATTCTCGCTAAACCTGTTAACGGATTACCTGCAGGAACAGAAATAAATAAGGAACATCTTCCTTTACTGGAAGACCAACCTGTTTATGTGCGTTCCGCAGCTACCTGTCAGGCCGCTACAGGAATATGTTCTAAATGTTCCGGACGCAGAGAAGGGGGAGAATTCCCTGATATAGGGGATGCTGTAGGAGTTACAGCTGCCAGAGCTATCGCGGAACCTACTACACAGGCAGGACTATGTTTAGAAGAAAACACTCTTGTAAGAATGGCAGACGGATCTGTCAGGAAGATCAAGGATATACAGGTTGGAGAATCTGTTATGGGGTCTGATGTACAATGTAATACATCCCCTGTAAAAGTTCTTAACGTTTTTAACAACGGTATCAAAGAATGCTACCATACTATATTCGCAAGTCTGGATGTTAAATTCAGTGAATATCTAATAGCTACCAAGGAACATAAAGTACTAGGCTTCCCTATGGGGGACTGCGAACTTAATAAACATAAAATAATTCCTCTGCTGTCTCTGGGCACAGCTATATTTAAAAGGTCCGGAGAGAATGTACTGGGCTGGATGAGTTATTGCGAAGGACTCAGAGAAGTACAGACATACGATCTCGAAGTAGATAGCAGAGATCATCTCTTTGTATTGGCTAACGGAATGATAGTATCCAACAGCAGTAAACATAGTGGTGGGGTTGTCGGAGAAGACGATAAGAAGGTAACAGGGTTTAAAGAGATAGACCAGTTCGTACAGGTTCCTAAGAATTTTATAGGCTCCGCTACATTAGCTTCTACAGACGGTTCCATAGGAAAGATAGAAGATGCTCCACAAGGGGGCTGGTATGTACATATCAACTCCGAGGAACATTATGTACCCGGAGATAGAAAGTTAGAAGTAAAGACAGGACAGCGTATGGAAGCGGGAGATGCTTTATCTTCCGGAGTTCCTAATCCAGGAGAGGTTGTCAAATACAAAGGCATCGGAGAGGGCAGACGCTACTTCACAGAGAGGTACAATAAGATTTTAAAGGATAACGGGGCTGGTAACCATAGACGTAATATAGAAGCTATCTCCCGTGGATTTATAAACAGAGTTCGGGTAACGGATCCTAACGGATACGAAGGACATTTTATTAACGATGTTATACCCTACGACGATGTTGTCAGAGATTATAGACCCAGACCTACTTCGACGTTACAGAATCCTAAACAGTCGGTAGGAATGTATCTGGAGAAACCGGTACTGCATTATTCTATAGGCACTAAAATCACAGCTAATGTCGCAAAAAAGTTGTCTTCTGCTAAAACAGGTAATATAGTAGTACACAGGGATGTCCCTCCATTTGAACCGTTTGTATCCCGTGTCCGGGACATTGTATCAACAGATCCGGACTGGGTAACACGCCTCGGAGGATTCGATCTTAAGAAGTCTTTTTTAGATGCAGCTCAAAAAGGAGCCACATCAGAAGGGGGAGGCACATCATATATCCCGAGTGTTGTCAGTGGACAAGAACTATATAAAAATATTAAGGACAAAAGAAAATGAACAAACTAGCATACTATAAAGGGTATATGGAGAAGGAAGCTTTAGGGATTATGCCTACACGACAGGAAGAACTTGATAGGCATATGCGTAATAGGGAACTGAAGCAGAGGTCTGCATCATGGTTACGAGATTTTGTAACTGGAGGAGTAGCAGGAGGTATAGCAAAGGAAGTTCCAGAAAATGTAGATAAAAGCATACATGATTTTAAAGTGGATATAGGTAATATTTCTAAAGGAAACTTAGGATGGAGTAATTCATTGAAAAGGAGTATTCCATTAGTATTTGGAAAACATACACCTCGACCTGTTATGGAGAAAGAGGCATTTAATCCAATAACTGTCGGAGCAACAATAGGAGCTCAAACAGCTAAAGATCCTATTGGGGGAGCTAAGCAAGGTGCAAAATCAGGACAAGAAACTAGGTATGGTTCAGCTGGAGTACATCCAGATTTAGCAGCCAATCCTGAATGGCAGAAGAAGAATAGGGAAATGAAGAAGTATTTTAATAATATCATGTCAGGACCATTCGGCATAAGAAATGAGAAGGCAACTTCTGAGCAGAAAATGAGATCTTATAGACTGAAAAAACTACTTGAATTAAGTAGGTCTAATCCTCAATTGAAGATGAAGTACAAGGTAAATTTAACATAATTATATAAAAATATTAAGAAGGACAAGAAGAAATGAACAAACTAGCATACTATAAAGGGTATATGGAGAAGGAAGCAGCTCGTGGAGAACCCCTTATTAGATGGCTTAAAAGATTAGCGGAACGTGGAGCCAAAAGTGGAAGGTCCCCTAATTTATTACCTGGAAATATGGCTACAAGAGCATTAACAAATCTTGAAGCAAAAATACTTAATCGGAAGTCGGGTTTTTTAAAAGCTCTAACTCCAGAGCTTAAACACACAGCTTCACCCGGTATAGTAAAGGATTTAACAGGTATGGCTAAAGGTGTTCGTCATGAATTAAAAGCAGCACCGGCAAAAGCTCAGAAGCTTATGAATATTAAAGGTCTTAATTTACTTAATTCAATAAATAAATAAATCTAACACAACAAACAAGGATTTAAAAGATGGCTTTCGACTCTAATTTCGAACTGAAGTTCGCGCAGCTTGTGGACACACGTCTACAGGAGAAGGTCCCCTCCCTGTATCCAAACAGAGTCGGTTTTCAATTGATCGATGTCAATGACACACAGGATAAAGGTGTAGGGGTAATGGCATTCATCGTTGACGGGCAGTGGTTATATGCTCCCGCCTTTTTCATTAAAGGAGCTCTAAAAGGGCTGGAGATGCTGTATGTCAAAAATAAAGATATGTTCGTCCCTCTAAAGGACAGCTGGATTTCCTTCATACAGAAGGGGGAAATGAAACTGCTGGGTAATGGAGTGGACAAGAAAGACCTTAAACTGCAGAGACCTGACATGATAGACTTGGTAATGTCTCCGCACGAGAAGATATCCAACGAACAGAACTCTCTTATAGACAACGATACAGTTAAAAAGATGTTCACAAAGTTCGCTGAATTACAGAGCGACCTTAAGACTGAACTGCCTAAGCTGGGTAAGACAGCCTTTGTATCCTTTGTTAAATCCATGGAAAATAACGGCGAGTTCGCTAATGCCGTATTTAATTTTTATACTCCTGCTGATCTTCGTAAGATGGCCGAACAGATCGATCTGAATGCTAAGAGCATCGATAAGAAGGAAGATAAGAAAATAGATCCTGAACAGCCCGAAACAGAACTTACAGACAAGGCTGACGATGCAGAGAATCTCCTGGCTAAAGCTATTATAGAGTCTATGGAGACTACAGACACCAAGACAGAGACAACGATAGTTCTTCCTACTCCGGACGAAGAAATACCTTCCGACAACGAAGCTATTAAAGGAGTTAAAGAAAAGACTACGGATGTCCCCGAAGATGCTAAGGTAGACGGTTCTAAAAAGTCTATGAAGACAGACGAGCTTACCGTTATCACCAGCCCTTCAAGTGCCGAGGCGTCAACATTGACGGATAAGGAAAAAGAAATTTTAATGCGGGACGGTATCTTTGTAAAGGATAAACGTTCTGATACTTCAACTGTATTTAATACGGAAGTAAACACAGGCACATACAGTAATCCTACTTCAACAGGACTTTTCGAAGTTCTTCTGGCTGACGGGACAGGCATTCCAATGCTTATCATATTCCCGAACAAACAGGTTAAAAGTAGAACTTACTCGGACGACAAAAGTCCTAGTTACTGTCGGAGAAGTTCCACCGGGCTGGATTCTAAGATATGTCTGGTCGATCTTGCTCACCCCGATAAATACTACAGTGCTAAAACAAGAGATGTACTGTGTAAACCTTCAGCTAGACTTCCGGACGATCTGTACAACAAGATGAAGAATCTGCAGAAGTTCACACGTCAGAAATATATTGATGCTAAATTCAGTACATGCTTAGTCATCGATAAGAAGCACAACGCTATTATCATCGACTATCCATACAGCACCACTACCAAACACACCGGAGATACTTTAAAGATCGGAGATAGCGATGCACATATCCGATTTACAGGTAAAGACGGACGTTTGATTGTCGATAAGAATATGGTGTATGTTCCGGAAGGCGCAGCTTTCTTCGAAGGAGATACCTGTCCTTATACATTAGGGGACGTCAATACATTCATGTATCACATGCGTAAGAGTGCTAACCTTATGGATCTTAAGATCTATTCAGACCGTAACGGATACTCTATTACCTCTACTAAAGAGCAGACTTATAATCTTAATAAGAATGCTGCTCTGCTTAATCTGATATCCAATCAGGGTATTCAGGCATCTCTCGCTAAGAAGATGATTAAAGAGGCTACAGACAGAGGCGGTATTCCTGTCTCTAAACGATACTTTGTAAAACAGGCAGATCTAAACGACCTCAATGCCGGAGACCCACGGGATAATCCTTCTGCATCAAGCGAAGCTCCGAGGGAAATAGAATACGACGACATGCCAGCACAAGCTCTGGAAACAGCTGTAGGCGCTTCCAACAAGGGAGTAAAGGAAGTTATGGATACATCTATTCTGGCTTCTCTTGCAGGTACTTCGCATTCTCTGGAGTTGATGGGGACATATGTGACCGATCTTATTAAAGCGATGGACAGACTCGGTAGAATGTTATTTATGTTCTACTGGCATGAAGAAGAGTTCAGAGACCAATACGGAAATCAGGAACTGGTTGAGTTGGAAGAATCATTGAGAGAAGTTTTTGAATCCACAGGCGACTTAGTTCTTTTCCTTAAAGAAAAATCAGTAGATTTCGAATCTCTATTCAGTGGAGAACGAGGAGATCTGTCAGAAGATTTAGGAAACGTAGAATAACAGAGGGTATTTAACATGAACCCAAATAGACGTCCAGAGTGGCGTCATAATTTGGCGGGTGATTACAGGAAGCAATCAGGGGCTTTCGATTTCGATAAGGTCGAGTTCGAAGAGAACGAAGATAAGTTTATCGTAAAATATACCGAATACTTATTTTACGATGCTGCTCATAAAACGGGAGCCCGTAAGAAATACCCGTTTATACATGACGCAAGAATGATATTTTACAGGGAAGACCAGTTCAGCCCCAGATGGGTTATAGAAGCACTGGCCCTGACAGACTTATCTGATAAGGAGATAGCGGATTACGCGTACATAGAAAAACCGGAAATAGTAAACACATTCTGTAAATTATTTTTCGATGTACGTGACAAAGACACAAAAAAGGTATATATTAGAAATATATCCGGATTATGTGAATCCATTAAGAATGTAGAGCGATATGATATGGGCTGGAAGTATATAGCAGGTATCATGGGATTTGAATTTTTTGATTCAACTGTGTTTAACAGGTCTAAGATGACCCGTTCGGATAAACAGGATTATGATACAGATCGAGTCAATATGCAGGCACAGACAGCTTGGTGGACGACGTTTAAAAGATATACATTGATAGACGAGACTCCTGATAATGATTTGAAAGTTCTGCTTGAAAAACAGAATCTGGATCTTGGTTCAACAGCATCACCGTCAGCAGGACAGGTAGACGGAGGTCCTTCGGAAGATGATGCAGCTATCATAAAGGCTGTTAAAGAGGTGGAAGGGTTAGTCGTACTGGCTGATCCGGATAAAATTAAAAGTACAGAGAAAGAAGCAAGATTAACTAAAAAGAAGCGGTAGGCTCAAAATGGAAAAAATGTCTAAAAGCAATGAAAAAAGATTACTGAAATCCTTAGACAAAGCGGCTAACCTTTCAAGAGCCGGTATGGATCCGAATCTTGTATTAACAAAGGTAGCTAAAGAATTTCAGCTCACTCCTCAGGAAATATGCAGAGTGTCCGAGACATATAATAAGGCCAAGTCTGTCGCATTCCTGAAAAAAGCTTCGTCTGAAAATAGGGCTGGGGATTTTCCTCTGGCAGATTCAAAAACTATTATTCAGGGTATTTACGGAACTGTAGAGAAACAGGCATCCGACGGATCTTTCTCGATGAGAAACTATTCGACGACACGCTCGTATACAGTACTGGAGAAGACAGCTACGGAAGAAAAGAAAACTGTTCCGAGAGTAAGCTCCTGTGAAAGAGATCCCGGAAGTGTCTTTAAAGAAGCTACAGAATTTACGTATCTAAGCAGACAGATTCAGTCCGATATGTTTAATAAATACGCTTCGGAGAGGGACAACCTGGAGACGGCTATACGTAAAGTAGCCGAATACTGTCAGGTAGCTCCGGAAAAAGACCTTAAGAAAACAGCCCGACTCATCGTCAATGCACACGGAGAGCAAGGGGTTAAATTTATAAACGATGTTAACAAGCGGATGTTTAAAGAGTGTTTACCCGTCGTGGAAAAAACAGCACACGCTGCTGTCTTCCCCGCGTGCGAACCTTTTATATCTGTAGCTAACGCTTTCGAACACGGAAAGAATCTTGTAAAGACTTCCAGAGATATCGATAGCTTCGATAAGCAGGCTGACGCTGACCTCCTAAGTCTTATAGGTGCAGGTGTTCCGCAGGGAAAAGCTAAAACTAAAGCCCCCGAACAGGAAGGCTTTGTAGATCCGCAGACAGGTATGAGTCCTGTATGGGATAACTACCTTAAAGACCTACAAGCTAAGAAAACTTTATATACACTGTACAGATTCGATCCGATTATAAAATCGTATCCTTTCGAGGATGTTATCGATATGTACAACGAGGTAGCAGATACCACGCCTTCTCTGGCTAACAACAAAGCATGGATGCGTGCTTCTATGCGCAGAATGCTTACACAGGGTAAAGCAGCAGACCCGTTCGAGCTTAAAGATATGATGCAGGCAGAAACAGCCCGCACAGGCTCCCAGAAGCAGCATGTCGATATGATGTCTTCTATATATGGGGATAAGAAGTCTAAACCTGCGGAACCTCGCACAGAAGAGAATAAAACAACTAATGTGAGTATACCAGTCAGTCAACTAGCGGGCAAAAATGATAACTAAACTTATACAGCCACACAGTTTCAATATGGACGAACCCACAGCGAAGCTTATAGAGATCCATTCTAAAGGTATAGACAGTAACTGGATGTCTAAAAGGGCTGCTATGTTTGACGATATCAAAGATCAGATAAAACCTGAAAAGGGTAAGACCTGTATCCATCTAATTACTACTGGGGCTGGGGAAACATATGGAAGTAATAATAACTCTGACTTTTTTAATAAAGAAGCTAGAGAAGTTACTTTCCCGCATCCTAAAAAAGGAGCCTCTTCTAAAAGGATGCTGGCAGGAGGTCTTAAAGAGTATCATAAGACCTTTATGAAGACCGGGGCTGTATACAAACATCACAAGGATAATAAGGATAAGAATAAATCCAGCGGTTCAATTAAATTTGAAACATATAACCCTAAGATGGAACGGGGAGAACTTATTGTTGAACTGGATAATAATAAGTGGGAAAGTGAACTTAATAAACTCGCTAACGATGAATCGATTTATTTCAGTATTGGGGCTGGGGTTCCATACGATATCTGTTCGATATGTAACAACGTATCAACTACAAGAGACCAGTACTGTCATCACATGAAAAATGAAATGCTTCAAATGGACAAGAATGCCAATCAGGTATTTGTCTATAATGATAAACCCGGATTCCACGATATTAGTGGAGTGTTCCGGCCTGCGGATAAGATTGCCTTCGGACTGCGTAAAGTAGCTAACGGAGTTGTATCTTCCGCGGAACTCGCCGAAATGTCTCGCTATTCGATTCCTGTCGAATTCACGGACATCTACCTTACCGGTAAAAAATATGACAGAAGGCAGGTTCTTAAGAAACTTGCCGCTATGGAAGAAGTAATTGACGGGGTGTCCGATGACAGCCCTCTAGGAATAGCTAAGTACGCTTTTTGCGGTGGCTCCGGATTTGATGAAATATCGCCTAATGTATTATCTAAATTAGGGGCTGACACAGATCAGTCCTTGTCCGAGATGGGTAGAGCGAAGGTAGTTTTACCTTTAGAGTTATTTTTTAAGCTCGCTCTCGGAAACAAAGCAGACGAGATTGAACCTCATATTAAAGAGGCGAAGTCTAAGATGCCGAGTCTTTTTAGGGATATAGAATCAAACGACGGGCTGGACGAGTTCCTGGGGGACGGTACGTATGACGGAGCACCATGTCTTCTCCGAAACATAAAAGACGAAGTTGGCGGTTTGACCGAGTCCCATTCTCTGGCAGACGAGCCCCTTAGGAAACGCATCACAGTATCGATGATTCGTAAGGAGCCCGGGTCGGGACCGTCGGTTGAGACTATTAAGAAAGCTTCTTCGGAAGCTGTTAGTGGTCCCGCCAATTTCCTCGCTAGAGAGTACGGTAAGTACTTGCTGTCCTTTTGTAGGGATAAGGAAGAAGATGTTCAGAAATTGGCTGTTGTGCAGAAAGTTGTATAAAAAGTATCAATTTTCTACCATGGTAGACAATTTAGTTGCAATTAGGCTTTTTTTAGCTTATTGTAAAGAAAAGGTTAAATTAATTAACAGGAGTTTTTTGCCATGCAAAAAATTAGTGATGAACAGACTTTGTCCTTTATCGACAGTTTCCTCACCGAAGTAAAAGAAGAAAAGACAGCGGAAGAATCTCCGATAACTGTCACGACTTCTGATACCGGAGGTGAAGCTGCCGGAACCGTTCCAGCATCTGTCGAGGGTAGTGTAGTTAACGATCCTGACAAGACTAAGGAAGAGGAAAAGGCAAGTGAAGGTGCATTCGGAAAAGAAAAATCAGGGGATTTAGCGGGAGCTATCGCAGCTACTGATGTAGAAGAGCCGAAAGCAGAGAATAACGAAAAGGTGGATAACGAACGAGCCGCTGGGGATATTAATCAAGGCCCTGTTGAAAGTGCCAAGATCGATACACCGAGTGCTGTTGAAGCCGAGAAAATGAAAGTAGCTGAGGAAAAAGACATGACTAACGAATTAAAGAAAGCTCAGGATCTTGGCAATCTCATTTTGTCCAAATACGCTGAGAGTAAACAGGAAGCAGCTCCAGTAGCAGCTCCAGTAGCAGCTCCGGCAGTTGAAAAGACAGCCGAAGAAAAAGAAATGGACACATTGATCAAAACAGCTGCAGATCAGGCTTATCATGATTTCGTGACAAGTTACGAAGCAGGTCTTTTGAAAAGAGCTCAGGATGAACAGGATATTCAAGCCGCTCTGGGAGTTTCTCCAGAACAAGCATCAGGAATGCTTGATGAAGTAGCTGCTGAAAATCCAGAATCTGTAATGCCAGCGGAAGCTCCAGCCGAAGAAGCAATGGCAGAAGCCCCGATGGACGAAGCTCCTGTAGAAGAAGCAATGGGAGAAGCTCCAATGGAAGAAATGATTCCTGCAGAGGAAATTCCAGCTGGAATACCCGGCGAAGAAGGAATACCTGGCGAAGAAGGACTTCCTGGCGAAGAAGGAATGCCCGGCGAAGAAGGCGTAGCAGATGAAGAAGCTATTCTTGCAGCCCTAGTAGAAGCAGGAGTAACTCCTGAAGAGCTAGAAGCCGCAGCTATGGAAGTACAGGCGGATGAAAGGCATTCAGCTATTAAGGATGCTGTACGCTCCTTAAAGTAGGGGAATACAATGAGTAATGTAAATAAAGAAGTTGTAGAGTATATCGAAGCTTCTAATAACATAATCGAAGTTCAGAAACAAACAATCGAAACTCTTCAGAAAGAAGCTTCCGAGAAAAACCGGAAGCTGGAAGAGTACGAAAAAGTTATTTCTGAAAACGAAAAACAGGTTGCTCAGTCCAAAGAAGTGAAAGCTTCTGAGGACGAGCAAGGTCCCGCCATCTCCTCTTTGGGAGAAGGCAAGAAAAAGGAAATTACTACAGACGGAATGCGGAAATCTGAACAAGTACTCTGCGACCGCTTTAGTATTCCATATTAATAATAAGGAGATTGAAAAATGGCTGGAACAATCACTCCAGGTCAGATGTTTGATCATTCTTTAGCTGAACTCAGCGGTCGTTCTACGATGCATGCGTTGGATTTTTCTGCGGCTCCGGCCTCAGGAGAACTAACCTACGAAGGTAGCGTGATGACTCTGAATTCGAACGGCGAGTTTGTTGCTGGTATGGGCACGGGTGTAGCTAATACCCAATTGTACCAACATAACGCTCCTATGGCAATCTTTATGATCCAGGGAACAAACGAATTCGACGCAAACTCAGACGTAGGTAATATGTCAGGCGGAGTACAATCAGGTATTGTAGCTTCCGGTGGATACGAAATCCAATCAACTGAATTTGTTGCTGGTACTTATAACCCTAATGATTTGTTAACTTTTGCTACTGGCGATGACCGTGGCGATGTTACTATTTCTTCGGATAATTATAGCGACTGTCATGTAGTCGGTGTAGTAAGTAAGGGCACAGAAACTAATGCTGATAACAAGAGCGTACTATCTTTCTGGACTGTTTTCTGTCCGGCAATAAATAGTTCTCAAACTCCTCTTGATTACAGTTCTAGTTCTAACTCAAGTTCAAGTCAAAGTACTAAATCTAGTTCTAGTACTTCATAATAAGGAGATTGAAAAATGGCTGGAAACCTAACTCCTGGTCAGATGTTTGATCATTCTTTAATCGAGCTTAGCGGTCGTTCTACGATGCACGCTCTAGACTACTCAGCTGCTCCGGCATCTGGGGAATTGGTCTATGAAGGCAGTGTAATGACCCTGAATTCGAACGGTGAATTCGTTGCAGGTATGGGCTCAGGTGTGGCTAACACGCAGGTTTTCCAGCATAAAGCACCTCTGGCACTCTTTATGATCCAGGGGACGAACGAGTTCGATGCTAATTCAGATGTCGGGAACATGTCCGGTGGAGCACAGTCAGGTATTGTAGCTTCCGGCGGATATGAAATTCAAACAACTGAGTTCGTCGCAGGTACTTACAATCCTAACGATCTGATGACATTCGCTACCGGTGCAGACCGCGGTGATGTCACACTCGCTAAGGATAATTATACTGACTGTCATATCGTCGGTGTAGTAAGTAAAGGTACAGAAACTAATGTTGATAACAAGAGTGTAATATCTTTCTGGACTGTATTTTGTCCAGCAGTGAATAGTTCTAAAAGCCCTCTTGATAATAGTTCTAGCTCTACTTCAAGTAATAGTTCTAGCTCTAGCTCGACGATTGGTAAGAGTACAAGTTCTCAATCCAGTGATTCTAGTTCAACGATTGGTAAGAGTACAAGTTCTCAATCTAGTTCAACTGAATCTAGTTCAACAGTTAATAAAAGTACAAGTACTTCTTAAAATAGTTAAAGGAGATTAATAATGCAAGATCCAACAACAAGAATGGTTAATGAACAAATCATTAACGGTTTCTTGTCTGACGATACCGTCATTCGTAAGGAAGCACAGGAAGGCGTAGAAGATTATCTGCGCATCCGTCTTTATGAAGATGGCTTCGCCCGTAGAATTCAGCCTCCGACGAAAGTCGAACCGGCTGACCTCGACCGTCAGGTAGACACTGAGAAACCAGTAATCATCCTTGATAAAGAACCTAATGCTCCTGCAGCGTATAGCGTACCTTTCGGTACTCTGCCTGTTGGTCATTATATCAAGGGACCGCGCTTCCGCGTAATGTTCGATAGAATCATGTCCCGTAGATTCCGTGCAGACGTAAACACCCTGCTCACCTACGACATGGATATCAAACAGATCCTGGAAGATATTATCCTCAAACAAATAATGTCCGAAGAAGACCGGAAGTATTTATATGTTGTCGACTACATTGTCACGCAGGGATCACCTGCTAATGTAGATGTGGCTGCTGGTCAGGATGCTAACTCTCTGAACACCGAGATTAACGCCTGTCAAAATATTACGTACAACGGAATCACAAGAGCTAATCTTGCCGAAATGCGTAAAGGTCTGCCTACGACTAATCGTCATCTTAATCCTGCCATGGCGCTGGTTAATAACATCACTATTTGGGATGTTGTCCAACTCAGTCGCGATAACATTGGTGGAGATTTGGCTGAAGAGATGTTTGTTAACGGATTCTCACAGCAAAAAATCATGGGCTTAAATTGGATCGTCACTATCAAGACTGATCTGGTTCCGACTGGTGTAATCTATCAGTTTGCTGAGCCTAAGTATCTTGGTCGTTTCTTCGTTCTGGACGATGTTACACTGTCCACAAAGAAAGAAGACTTCATGTTGGAATTTTTTGCCTATGAATGTATTGGCGCGGCTGTGGGTAATGCTGCAGCAGTATGTCGGGCTGATTTTTCCGGAACGGCAAATCATAGCTGGGAAAATGGGGCGGTTATTTAATATAACTACTTCAGTATAAACCAAGTATGTAGATATTCAAATCCTCCTTTTGAGTAAATTCAGAAGGAGGATTTTTTTAGCTATTTTTTAAAGTTATACTTGATAAAGTCAATTATATAGGGTATATTAAGTAAAAGGAGGATTTTAAAATGAAACAAGATATGATTGAATCAATCATTAACATGTACGTGCACGAAGGAATTGGCTGCCCTAAGATAGCCAAAATATTGGGGCTTACGAATTTCATAGTCCGTAATCGTTTGTTAAAAGAGGGTATCACAATTAGGTCTAAAAAAACCGCCACGAAGTTTAGAATACCTGAGGAGGTAAAACAGAATATAATAAAAGACTATTTAGAAAATACTCTATCCGAGCCAGAATTGGTAAAGAAATATAATCTATCGAAGTCTACTTTAAATAGACGTTTAAAAGAATGGGAAAAAATAAGAAGCCATTCTGAAGCTCATAGACAGTATGCTGTGGATGAAGAGTATTTTGGTGATGTATTAAATGAAGAGAAGTTATATTTTTTAGGTCTTCTATACGCAGATGGGTGTTGTACGGGAGGAGAGATAGTATTAGGACTTATAGAAAAGGATAAACATATTTTAGATTTCTATAACAACAAACTTCACGAAGGTAAAAAACCCCTTACATATATAGCTCCTTATATTGGTAAAGAAGGATTTACCAGCAGCCCTTACTATAGATTAGTTATACATAATCAAAAACTATATAAGAAGGCTCAGGAACTAGGTGTTGTAGAGAGAAAAACATTTAAGCTTACCTTTCCAGACTGGATACCCCCAGCCCTTCAACATCATTTTATACGGGGATACATAGATGGGGACGGGTGTTTCCTTTTTTCAAAAAGGAAGGATAATCATGGTACTTATAATACGCGCATAGAGTTAATATCAACCCAGCCCTTCTGTGCTTCAGTACAGAATATACTGGAAGACAATAAAATACTTTCAAGTATAAAACCATGTAACAAAATATATAGGCTTAATATCTTCAATCGCATAAACCTAAAGCGCACCATAGAATACCTATACAAGGATGCTACTATCTATCTACCCAGAAAGAAAGAGAAGGCTGATCAGATACTGGAGTACATCGACAGTATCCCTGAGGAGTATCAGTTCGATTGTAATCACATAGAATAACGCCTTTTCAGCATGCCTGAATATGCTTAATTTATCGCGTTTTTTTGTCAGTATATACTAGAGGATTATACCTCACCTGTGAAAGTAGTAAGTTTTCCTAGTGAAAACATTAGACAGATATCACAGGGGACAATAAGTAATCTGTCGCCGTTCCTATGCTGAATTGTCTTGAAAAGCATAGGGGAACTCTTGCCTGGTGGGTTCTATCGGGTTGCCTTTAGTGAGGTATAAAAAGGGAAAGAATCTTTCCTGACACTGAGATGCCCACCTTAAAATGGGACCTCCTGGAATTTACCAATCCAGGATGCACTGTATCCCACTAAGGGAGTGCAGTATGGATGAGCGGGGAGATAGGTGCTCTGTGGTAGAGAGTGGCTCCCACTTAGAAGGATTAATCCCCTTCTTTTAGCTACTTAATAAAGCTCCCTTTCTTGGCATTATATACTAGAAATATATAACCATTAAATAAGTGGGGAATTATGATAAAGACAATAATGAGTTGGTTATTCGGGTCATCTATTGACCCTAATGAATATTATGATACTACAAACTTAAAAGGTTTCTCTAAGTCTGTAGCTACAAAAAAGAGCACAGCCCGCACAGGCAAATCAAGTCCATTAACACAGACAAGTAAACCTAAGCCAAGCACCATCGATTCAAGCAGCGTAAGCAAAACTAAAGCTAATTATTCAGTAGCTAATAGACTGGCTATGATGAATATTGCAATAGGCCAGGTTCCCGGAGAGTTATCATATATAAATGTTAAAAAAGGAACATCTATGCTTGATATCTTGATAATAGCCGAGGTACATCATTTATATACTTCGGGGGCGTTTATTTTAAAGCTTAACGGGGCTGAAGTAGATTTGGATTCTGTAGTACAGGACGGCAGCAATATATTTCTGGTAAAGAAATATGGAGCTTTTTCAAGGTCCAAACCTATAAAAAAATATAATATGAGTACTTTAGAGTGCTGGTACTGTGGCCATAAGTGGGGTAGTAAAACTGTTGTACCGCTGTCTAGATATTCAGGCCCGTGCCCATCTAGTTGTCCTGCTTGTGACACCCAGTGCTGTCCAAATTGTGGGGGTCAGATGGGTAAAGCAGTAGACGACGGTGGTGATATGGATGAGTACACAAATGGAGGATGTCATAACTGTGATTATACATGTTGTGGCGGATGTATTTAAAAAAAGGAGAAGAAGTATGATTAGAAAAGGTTACATGTTTAAGTTCGAAGATATTATTCTAAACCGAATACACAAGGTCTATGTCTACAGAGATGAACAGAGCGATGAGGTAGATAATAGATTAGCTAGTACAGACGAGCTCATAAGCATAGTCCCCATCTCAGTGGAATATGGTACCCCATTAGATGAACAGGGCTGTGAAAGTCTTGTGAAAATCATAGAAAAAAATAGAGAGATTCAGCATACCAAATTAATAGTGGAGAAGATGTCTAGGGAACTAACCACTGTCAAAAGGGAGTTGAAAACCCTTAAAAAGGGAGAGAGGAAGTATGGACAGACATAGCAAAGGAGTAGTCTGGGGAAAGATGTCCAGTGAAGAGCATAAAGAGATAATAAAAGCAGGACACGTTCAGAGATATGAGGACGATGATATAGGATGGATGATATTAATAAATGAGTCCTGGAGGGATAAGGAGAGTGTACCGGTATATCATTGGTCTGAGTACTATTTCCTGGATTATCAGGCATACTGGTCTCACAAACTTAAATTAGTATCTGACAAAGTTAAGTCTAATGCTATTATTCCTTTAGGGCTTATGTCAGACAAGGAACGCAAAGAAATAAAGAAAGAATTTAAGAAGGATTTTACGAATGTAGAAATGTATTGGGGTGGTCCTGAACAATGGTGGAGACCACATAATGCACAAACCGATGGAATCTTTCTTAATTCATATCAACCATACAGATTAAAATAAAAAGGAGAGGAAGCATG